CTAGCGTCCCTGCGGCGGGGTGATGTTGAGGTTGCTGCCCTGCGGCACCGGGACCACGCTGACCTGGCCCTTCTGGATGGCCTGCCAGAGCACGGCCCCCTGCGGGCCCAGGACCTTGACCAGGTCCTTGATCGACTCGATCTCGGTGCGGACCTTGGCGTTGCGCTGGGTCTGCGCGACGTTCTCGGCCTTGGCCGCCTGCTCGGAGGCCAGGGCGTCGACCAGCACGTCCGGCGGCTCGGGCTTCTGGATGGTCAGGGAGATGTCCCCGCACTGCCCGCTGCCCGCGTAGTTCTGGTTGCAGAAGTAGTCGCCACCGGAGGTCTCCTTGATGAACTCCCGGGCGAGTTCGCCCACCCGCGCCTCCCACGACTGCTTCACCTTGGGGTCGTTGAACAGTCCCCGCCACTCGAACTCCTGCGAGGCGGCGTCCATGGCGCGGTCCAGCGGCACCCGCAGGTAGATGTTGAGCATCCGCCGCCAGCCGGCGGACTCCCCGTCCTCGTGGTGGGCGCCGAACTTCAGGCCGATCTTCTCGTGGAAGGTCTGGAGCGTCCTGCAGTCGGTGTTCAGCGTGAACGTCGCCACCCCGGAGACCGTCATCTCGACGTTGTCCTTCGACATTGCTCGTTAGGCATGGTCTCGGATTGACCCGATCACTGCGACATGTTCGCAGGTGGGAGCACTGCCAAGGAACCTGGAGTCCCAATTGCCCCACAGGGTGGTGACAATGCGCATGATGGAAACTACGATCCGATACCAGTGCCACCTGCGGGCCCGGCGAGGGAAAGCAACCGCACCATCACTGCTCCACTCCCACGGAGCGCGATGAAACGGTGGTGCGGTGGGGGGTGGGACCCCGGCCGGCTCACTGCCGGGGCCCCACCTCTGCAGGGGAGTGGCCGAACCTCCACTCCCTCACACCTGGATGATGCACCACTTAGGTGTGCCTTAGCCAACAACCAAGCGATTTGTATCCCCGCGCAACAATTCCGGCCCCTCCCCCGGCCGCTGAATAACGAAAACGGGCACTCCCTCGTCGAGCCCCAGCGTGCGGCGCTCTTCCTCCGTCGGCACCCGAGTGCTGATGACGGTGCCGTGTCCTACTTCGAGCATCGTGACCTCCTGGTTGCCGCGGACATACGTCCCCGACCCCGTCACGGTCCGCACGAGCCCTTCGCTGCGCAGCACGCCAAGAGCTCTTCTCACGGTGGTGCGGCCGAGGCCGGACATCTGCTGCAGCCGCTCCTCGCTGGGGAGACGCTGGCCGGCCCGGTACTCGCCGCCCTCGATCTGGGCGCGGAGCATGCGCGCTAGCTGCCGGTGGCGCGGCTCGAAGCTCCCTAGATCGATCTTCACGACCGCGAATTTAGGGCGACCACAAGACGCCTAAATCTGTAGACCTAGGTCCACAGATTTCTATGCCGATCCGTCCTGATAATGCGCTTAACGCGCCCTATCGATCTAAACTCATGTTCGGGTATGGAACACGAACGGGCCCCGGCGAGCACGGCCGGGGCCCGTCCTACTTCTACGCGAGCTAGTCGAACATGTCGCCCTTCACGCCTCCGACGAAGGCAGCCCATGCAGCCGGCGCGAAGAAGAGCGCGGGCCCGTCAGGGTCCTTGCTGTCACGGACAGCGACCCTTTTGGGCAGGTTGGTGGCGACTTCAACGCAGTCGCCACCGCTGTCACCGCCGGACAGGCTGGACTTGCGCCATACGGCGTCTACAGGCTGGGCGGTGAGTTCTTGGGACTGGGTATGGTCCACGGATCCTCGCCTTATGTGAGTTGTTTGTCGAGTTCTCTGATCATGTCTTGCAGGTAGACGACTGAGGCGTCTGCTGAGATCGCGCTCGCGCGCACGTGATCGTACTTGTGCGTATAGCGGTTCACCTCCTCGGGGGACTCGATGTATAGGTCCCCTCGGGAGCCAACCTCTATGTACACCAGGTCGGGGTCATCAGGTGTCGCATAGGAGAGGATTGTGAATGACCCCGTCATCGACGCGTGAGCTCCCACCGCGTTCGGCAGGACCTGGATGTCGATGTTCGGCCGAGTCGCCATCTCAACCAGGCGCTTCAGCTGATCCCGCATGACAGCAGGTCCGCCGACATGCTTGACGAGCGCGGCTTCGTCGATCACAGCCCACAGGCTCGGCGGCTGGTCGCGCTCCAGTACCCGCTGACGGGCAAGTCGCGCCTGCACGTGCCGGTCGATCGCCGCCTCGTCAAGAACCCTGCCGCCCTTGAACACCGCTCGCGCGTACTCGGCTGTTTGTAGCAGGCCAGGGATGAGCAGTGCTTGGAAGACGAGGATCTTCCAGGCTTCGGTTTCGAACTCGACGAGGCTTCCGCCGAGCTCGACTTTGTGCTCCCCCTCCCACCATCCGCGTTCGCGGGCTTGGCGGGCGAGGGTGGTCAAGACCTTGCGGATGTCCTCGTCGGTGACGCCGTACACGTCGAGCATGTCGGTGACGTCACTGACGGTTGGGCGGCGCCATTCGTTGCGCTCGATCCTCGTGACCTTGGATGCAGGCCAGCCGAGTTGCTTGGCTGCAGCATCTGCGGTCAGGCCGGTTGCTTCACGGGCGCGGAGCAGTGCGGCGGATAGTCGCCGGCGTCTCACGGTTGGGCTGTAGGTCATGAGCGCCTCCTGGAGGAGAGAAGGCCGAGCGTATCGGAAAAACAGACATTTGAGTCTTCTTACTTTGGGTCTTGCAACTTTGCGTCTGGCGCGTAAACATAGAGGCACCCAACTACACGGAGTGTAGGTGCGATGACCGTAACAGCAGAACTGACACCGAACAGCGTGCGTACGCGCCACCCCGACTGGTGGATCTGGCAACTTGGCCAGGGTTGGTGGGCGATGCACAAGTACCGGCTCGTTCTTGCCCCCGGAAGCAAGCCCACCCTGCAGACCCTGAGCAGGGATACCCCCGAAGCATTGGACGAGGCGCTCACTGAAGCTGACGCATGACCGACACCTCGCCCCCTCTGGCGCCGGTTCCCTCCCGAGCGGGCGACCTGCCTCGTTGCTCGAAGTGCAGTTCTGTGATCGGTAAGTGCGCCACCGCCTACGGAATTCTGTGGCTGGATCGCCGCAACTTCAGCCAGTGCGTAGAAGGCGGGATGCACACCCCTTCCCCATGATCTCCCGGCTGCCGCTGCCCGTAGGTGTGCGGCGGTCGGGGCACAGCTCGGCCAGCCTAGGGCCGAGAACCTCACGTGTCGCATAGGGGCACGTGAGAGGTGGTTCCCGTTCTCGCGTCGGAGGGGTGCGAGGGCGGGGCCACCACCCAAGACGTCGGACCAGCGGGAGAGTCCTCCTCTCTGCTGGTTCGGCCCGACCTCCGCCCACCGAACTTGGGCGAAGGTCGGTAAGCCCGGCGGCTGGTCGGGCGGTGGCCTCCGCCGTTTCTCGTCCTGGCGGAGGCCACCCACATTCAGCCCGGAGGGACGGCGCGGCGCTTCCCCCCTGGGCTCGTCTGGCCCCTGCGACCGGATGCGCAGGGGCCAGACACCCACCACAACGATTCAGACGATCCAGGAGGCACGGTGAGTGAGAACACCGCGGAGTCGGCGACCTCGCTCGCTGAAGCACTCGCCGCCCAGCAGGACCTGGAGGCGTTCCTCGCCTCACGGCGCCGGGCCGCGGACGACCTCGTCGACTTCCTCCTTGAGCGCCCATCCCTCCTGACCGTTCAGCTCCCGCCCGTCCCCGAGGAGACCCCGTGACCACACCCCAGCCTGGCGACGTCGTCCTCTCAGAGAGGACCGGACACATGTGGTGGGTACACGGCGACCCGGACATGGGCCTATCGGCCACCAACGTCAGGGGGCGCTGCCTCCCTGTGCCGGAGGTGCTGGCCCTGTACGGGGATCTGAGGGTCGTATGCCATCCGGCCGACCACAGGCCCGTCAGTCCTCTTGCGTCGCCTTACTAGGCGTCTCCGACTCCCGGCCGGGAGGGGCTACCCCACTGCGGCCCTGCCGGGTACACCGGGGCCCCGTCGTCCACCTCACCGGGCGACGGGGCCTTCTCGCGTCCAAAACTTCAGCCTCATCGCAGGACGCGACAACCACAGCTGGCCTGCACGCGTCCAACAGCTGGTCCGAGGATGCACATTCACCCAACCGGCAACAATGAAGTATGAAAAAGTAGGCAAACAGCAGTGCCTCTGACCAGGCAAAACTCAATAGTTAAGCTGGCCTATCGGGGGCGATAGTGGCCATACCGACCCCCTGAAGGTAGCGTGATGAGACGAGCTGAAAAGCAAGGAGGGATCATGGACATGCCGTCCGAGCCCTCCGACCCCTTGGTTGCATCCGTGCTGGCAGTCCTCAAGGCTGCCCGCGAACAGAGATGCGAGATCAACAAAACCAAGCTGGCGAAACTGCTCTACCTGATCGACCTGCAGGCCGTGGAAGACGGCGGCGTACAGTTCAGCGGCGCGACCTGGCGATGGGACAACTACGGTCCCTACGACCGGGCAATCATCAATGCTGAGATGGACCTCGCTACCAGCGACATCATCGATCGCGTCGACAACCGGGCCAACGACGGCCAATGCGCGCTGACCCTCACGATCGAGATCGACGACCCGTTGCCTTCTCCGCTGATGGACATCGTTCGTGAAGTCGTTCGCGAGCATGGCTGCAAGTCCGCAACAGCCCTCAAGCAGCTGTCCTACGACACGCCTCCCATGATTGAGGCGCAGGCCGGCGGCGAGCGTGGCGTGCTGTTGGACCTTAGCCGGGCACGGCGCCGCAAGCAGTTCCAGGCGATGCTGGTGCGAGCCAAGGCCAGGAGAGCTTCCCGCCCGATCCAGCAGCGCGACCCCGACGTGGGTGAGCACTTGCTGGCCGAGCTCGCTCTCAGCGCCGAGTCGATCCGTCGAGCCAACGAGAAGGTGCTAGGCGACCGGTGACGCCCCCCATCCGCAAGGGTGGCGTCTACTGGGTCTCCGATGGTTCCTTGAGACTGCCCCCTGAAGACAAGCGTGAGATCAAGCCCAAGCGCCCCATCATCGTTGTCAGCGGCGATGGCACCAACGGTGACGACAACTGGCCAACTGCGCTGGTCATCCCTATCTCAACCTCAACAACGTCGAAGACGGAGTTCTGTCTGCTGCTCGGCGCCTCGGTAGCCAACCTGCCCAGGAAGGGGTGGGCGCGCGTGGTAGCTGTTCAGCCGCTCGCTAAGACCGACATCCAAGACTTCATGGGAATGCTCCCTGCACAGATGGTGACGCTCCTAGAGGAAAATCTCTTCACCTACATGGGCTCTAGCTAGGAGCCGAAAGCGACAAGGCGCCCCACTCCATCACGGAGCGGGGCGCTTCTCTGTGTCCGGTGGGCCACATGCCGCTACCAGATTTCACAACCAGGTTGTATTGATCTTCAAGAGCTGATAGACAAAGGCAGTGACGGACGATCTGGAGGGAGTCAGCGACCAGATGCTCGCCGATCAACTCCGGGAAGCCGCTGAACGCGTCGAAGCCGGCGAAGCCGCCCGCGTACTGCGAGGCAAGCTGATCGACGAGGCAGGCCGACGAGAGTGGAAACAAGAGGACATCGCGAAGCTCGCCCGAGTGAAACAGCAAGCGGTATCGAAGCGACTCAAGAAGACACAGAGCCGCGAGCAAGACCCAACTGAATAACCCCAACGCGCCCCAGGCCGGTGCTACCAACACCGACCCGGGACGACTTGATCCACCAGACCCCACTGCTAAGGGCAAGTCTGAGAGGACCCAATGCCGCACAATAGTGCTGCTGTGCTGGTCAGCGGTAGCCCCGTTGATCTTTTGTCTGAGGTTCCGCCGTTTGTCTGGCAGATCCTCGGTGGTGCTTTCGCGCTCGGCGCGGGCATCACTGCCGCCATCTACGGTGTCCGCGGGCTGCGTGCTCTTGGCCGGCTGGCCACCGCGAGCGCCACCGACGAACGCAAAGCCGCAGCGAAGAAGACCTTCACCAGCGTGACCCTGTACGGCCTCCTGTACTTCTTCTGGGCCGTTGCCGCTGGCATCTCCATGCAGGGGCTCATTGGCTTCGCTGAGGACAACATGGGGCTTAAGGGCCCGTGGCCGTACCTCATCTTCTTCGCTCTCGACGGCGCCGCCGCGTTCTGTATGGTCCTCGTCACCAAGCGGGCAGGACGGGCCGCGTCAACCCTCACGCCGCGGCTCGCCGTATGGGCCCTGGTCGCGCTGTCGTCGTGGTTCAACATCACCCACGCCCCCGACAACCCCGGGGCGAAAGCCGCATGGGCATGCATCCCGATCATCGCCGGCGTCCTGTTCGAACTCGCCCAGGCTGAGTCCCGCAACCAGGCATCCAACCCTGAGCGTCGACTGACGGCGATCCAGTGGCTTCACCCGATCGAGCGCATCCGTGTCCTGCTGGAGCTCGCCGCCGACACGTTCATCACTGCGGACGAGGCAACGATCCGGGTACGAGATGCGGTCGCCGCGGCATGGCTGTACCGGCTCCGCACCGGCACCCGCGTAACCCGAGGCTTGTCCCGCTGGCGCACCCGGGTTGCTCTTTCCCGCGCGAACTTCACCGATCGCACGCGCGCCGAGGAGATCCTGCGCCGAGTGCAGATCTTCGCTCAGGCTGACCAGCTCGCGGACCTGGACTACACAACAGCGATCCAGGCGCGGGCCGCACTTGCCTCACTGATCGGCTCTGAGGTTGATCCTGCGCTTGCCGCGGTCTCTGCTCCCAGCCTGCCCGTGAAGAGCATCGTCAAAGGCAGCGTAGAGATCACACGGCCCACCCTGGGCGAGATCTCAGGGCCAGCCCCTACCTCTGCCTCTCGACTTGCCCCCCTGGCTTACAGCTCCACCGGGCGCAAGAGCAGCCGACTCGCTGTGACCGAAGGCATCAACGGCCACAGCTTCGCCTTCGCCTCCCCTGCTTCGCCCCCTGCCTCTCAGAACGAAGGCGAAAGGCAACGCGAAGAGCAAAACGAAGAGCAGCCCAAGACCCGCAAAAGGCCTAGTCGCGCCACATATCGCGCCGCAGAGAAGCGTGCGATTGATCTCGTCGTCGAGCACAACATCACGCGTTGGCAGGACCTGCAGCAGCACTGCCGCGGACGTAGCCGTACGTGGTGCGAGGACAAGGTCACCAAGGGGCAGGCCAAACTCGCCGAGATCGCTGCCTCCCAGGGCGACGACTCCGCGCCCAGCCCCGCCTCCTAGCTCTCCCCTACCTCATCTCTGGAGACCGTCATGTCTCGATCCCGCTATGCCGCCATGCTCCTGCTCGCTGCTCTGGCCCTGCCCGGATGCGGGACGCCCGCAGACCGGCCGGCGACACCGAACTCGGCTGTCGTCGAGGAGCAGGCGCCGCCGAAGCCGCAGACCTCTCAGGCCCCGCCGGAGCCGACGTGCGCGCCGGCCGACACCACCTCGACCACCCCGCCCGAGCCAGACCTGAGTCGCGACCGCAACGGAGACGACATCAACGACGGCCGCCCCAACACCGACTGCTGACTGGAGACCGTCATGTTCACCGACAAGGGCGACACCTACCACGACAACGGACAAGTGACCTGCGCTGCCTGCAGCAGGACCTCCACGATCGCCAACCCGCTGATGGATTACATCTGCCCGTGCGGCCGATCCCTCAACGGCGGCAACCGCCGCAACGAACCCGACCTGACCTGACCCGCCCCTCTCTACTGATCGGAGATCCGTAATGCTGCTGCTGTTCACCGCCCTCGCTGGAGCCGTGGTCGTCCTCCTGTGGACCAAGGTCACCCGCTGGTACGAGCTCGTCATTCTCGGTGGGTTCGGTTTCCTTCTCGGCGGGGTATGCGCCGGCGCCCGCACGTTCGACAACATGAGCCTCGCCTCGGTGTGGTCGGCGGTGTTCGGCTGATGCTCCGCGATCACCTCGCCCGCTGGTGGGACTGGCGCCCCACTTGGAAGACCACGCTTCTTCTCACTGCTGCAACGCTCGTCATCACGGCAGTGAGTGGCCGGCCCGCTTGGCTCGTCAGCCTGGCCGTAGTCGTCACCGCTGCAGCCGTGTCAGCGGCGTTCGCCTACCTGGAACTCCACAACTCCAGGACTGCCCCTGAGGGCGACGACTCCGAGGAGCCCCAGGACGCGCCCGCGGGAGGAGCGTTCGCCGTCGATGCCGCCCCTGATCCGGCTCGGCACGTTAACCTCCGCGGGGAGCAGTCGTGACGCCTGTCGAGGTGCTTGCGATCGTCGCAGTGGGTGGCGTGGCCACGGCCGCGGTGAAGCGATCCCGCCCCGATAGAGCGGGGCGTAAGAAGTCCGGCGCACCGCGGTCGTGGCTGGTCACCATGTACAACAACACTGGCGCTCCCCCAGTGAAGAGCGGCGACGTGAAGGGCGCCACCGCTGAACTTGCCGGCCGGGCTGCCGCTTCGGTGATTCGAGGCAAGCCCGAGCGCGGAAGGGCCAGCGCGGAACTCGGCATCGCGGTAAGCCGCAGCCTGGACCGGCTCGCTGACCGTGCTGCTCCTCGCTGGGAGCAGCGGGTGGCGGCCCGCCCGCCCGAGACGATCGTCGATCGGTGGAAGCAGCGCCGAGCCTCCGCAGAACCGCGGAAGGGCTGGGCAATGCGGTTCCGTCGGCCGAATCTGTCGTCGTTCACTGACCGGCTCAAGCCCAAACCAGAACCTCCCCCGGCACCCCCGGCAGAGGATACGAGCCCTCGCCTCGAACCCGCCCCCGTCAACGTTCCACCCCAAGCCTCACCAGGAGTTCCGATGACCGCCACCGACCATGAGACCGCTGCACCGGCGGTTACCTCGTCGATCGCCATTCCCGGGGACTGGGCTGCGCTGATCGGCCGCGTCGCGGAGTTTCAACCTGCTGACGATGTCGAGCTCATCGACTGGATGAAAGGCGAAACGGCCGGTGTCCTCGGCTATGCCGACGCAGCTGACACCGTCCGGGAGACCTGCGTCACCGTCGTCGGCCTTGACCCGACGTCCGTCACAGGGATTACCGCCTACAGCGAGCACGCTGCGGAGGGTGCCGCCCGCATGAGCGAGGCGCTGAGGACCTTCCTGACGGTGTACGCCGAGGTTCAGGAGCTTGTCGCCTCCGGAGTGGTGCTCCCTTACAACGGCCGCTTCATGACCGGCGGCGGAGCCGACTCCTAACCCCCGCTCAACCTCCCCGCGAAAGGACTGCTGCCCCATGGTCACCGACACCGACTACGAGACCGCTGACGCCCCGGCCGCACCGCGCGGGCGGCTGCTGGGCCGCGCGATCGGCTGGGTGCAGGCTGACCATCTCCGCCGCGGCCCTCACCTACTCGCCCCCACCACCGCAGGTCTCGCCGCAGCCGCTCACGCCCTAGATCTACCCGCCGCCTACGGCATCCCCATCACCGTGCTGGCCAGCATCGGCATGTACACCAGGGCAATGAACCGGCCTGGCGACCCGGGCGAACCCATCCGCAGCGCCGCCGCGACGGCCGCCGCCGGCAGCTGGGTGACCGCCGCCGTCGAGTGGGGCATCACCGCAGGCCCGCACGGACTCATGGGGTGGCTCGGCGCAGCCGCCTACGGTCTCGCCTACTGGGCCTACCGCAAAGACCCCGAGGTCCTTGACGCTCTCGCGTGGGAGAACGCCCGCGATGAGTGGTACCGCAAAGCACCCGGCTACGGCCTGTCCGGATCCCACCTGCTGAGCTGGGAAGAGACCCGCCTCGGCGAGCAGTACTTCCTCGACACCCGCGGCACTGGCAAACGCGCCTCCGCCCTGGCCACCCGAGACCTCGAAGAGCGCATCGCTGAGCAGGAGAACCTTCGCCCGAGCAGAGTGAAGGTTCGTGTAGGTGAGATCGCTGGCCGGTTGAGCGTCAGCATCCGCTACAAGAACCCCTGGGCCGACCCTCTGCCTCACCCATTGCTCGACCCCGCTCCGGAAATCCCGCTCCCCAACATCGCGGACGCCCGCGAGCCCAGCATCATCGGCATGGACCCTGAGACCGCTCGCCCTTTGCGGGTCCCCTTGTGGGACGAGGACGGCGCCAAGCGAGTCCTGGTGGTGGCCATCACCCGCGGCGGCAAAACCGTCGTGGTCTCCAACCTGATGGAGCGCGCCACCGCCGCCGACAACGTGTTCAGCATCGGCATCAACGTGTCCAAGGCTAAGGAGATGCGCCGCTGGGCCCCGGCTTTGGGGCTGTCTGCCTGTGGCCCCAACGAGCGGGTCAAGGCGTTGCGGATCCTGGAGCTCGTTCACCTGATCATCGACTGGCGGGCGGCACAAGACGGCGATGATGCCACATTGACTCCTCGCCAAGGCCAACCGCTCATCCCGGTATTCGTCGACGAGGTTGATGAACTCCTGGCCCAGTCTGACAATCTCGGCATGGCCATCCGCCGCGAGTTTGGCTACCTCATGTCCAAGGGTGGAAGCGAAGGCATCGCGGCCGTCGTCGCTGGTCAACGGGGAACGGTCGGGCACCTCGGCAACGGCAACATCAAGCGCATGTTCGACCAGGCGGTGCTTCTCAAAGCTTCCGGCGAGGGAGAGATCCGTCATGTGCTTGGCGACATCGGCTTGACGATGCCGAACATGATGACGTACGGCGAAGGCAATCCTGGCGTGGCTCTGGCCACCGACCTCGCCGGTCACTGGTCCGCGGGACGGTCTTGGTTCCTGAAGGAGCTGCCTGACATTGACCGCCTCGTGAAGGACCGGGAGCCCTCTCCGTTGGAGCCTGGCCTGGTGGAGTTCCTCGGCGACAAGCTCACCGCGCTCACCGGCGCCTCCTTCTCGTACACCCTGCAGCGCCCCGTCTCTCCTCCCCCCTCCGCGGAGACCTCCATGCCTGTGCCTGTTGAGCACGCCCCATCCGATCGCGCTGCTGAGCAACGCGCCGCAGCCAGAGCCACCCTCAACGCCCTACCGACCATCACGGCCAACCCCTCCCTGTCCGCCGGCGAGATGCGGGCCGCGGCGATCGAGCGCCGCCGCCAAGCCGCCGAGCAAACGCAGATGAGCCCAGAGGTCCGCAGGACGCTGCTGCGGCTTCTCGCACAGCCAGACGGGACAACGGTCCGCCAGGCCGAAGCCGCGTTGGAGACCGAACTCGGCCAAGAACGCGGGGTGTCGAAGAGCGGTGCCTGGCGGTGCTTGGACGCGCTCCGCTTCGAAGGCATCGCGGAGCTACGCGGGAAGGGCCGCGGCGCCCGCTGGCACCTCGCCCCTGCCCCCCAGGAGCCCCCGCATGAGGAGACCAGCGAGGGCGTCCCCGCGGTGCTCGTCGATGTCGAAGACGACCATGAGCGGGCGATCGAGCTCATCGAAGAGGAAGCCGTCGACGCCCTGGAGGAAGACCCCGATGACCACAAAGAGTGACATTAATTGTCCCAGGCAACCCCTTCCGGGAATTGTCCCCAGCCCCTCCCCCGCCCCTCGTATAGGGGACTCTCCTGGGACAATAAACAATTCGATGCCCGACGTCGGTTCAGTCACCGATCGTGACAGCGACGGGGCCAGCCGTGGGTGACTGGACTGCCCGAGCCGAGGTCCTTGCCGACACCTCAGGGCTCGGCGTTGAAGCAGCTGCGATCGTCGGCCGCTGCCGAGCGACGGGCCTTGACTCGCAATCCTTCCGCCGGGTGATCTCCGCGACCTTGATCCTCGGAGCGCACCCCATGGCGGCCGGCGGGGATCCTTGGGGCAACGATCGTGAACTCGTCTGCGCGATCCTCGATCTCCTCGATGACGTAGCTGCCCGTTGGGATGCCTACATCAAGCTCCGCACCGTCGCGGCGAATAGGCGAGCCGTAGCCCGAACCCGGGCTGTCAACGCTGACGCCGACGACGTCAAAGCGCGCTGGCGGCGAATCGCCGTGGACTGCACCACAGCCCTCGACATCCTCGGAGAACTCCGCCCGCGCCTCAGCGCCGCCGCGCTCCGCCTGAGCGCAGCACCCCATCAGCTCGGCGACACCTACGCCGCGGTGTACGCCCTCATCGCCCAGGGACGCACGATGCCGCACAACGGCCGGTGGATCACCGGAGAGGAGATCACCTCATGACCCCGCGAATCTGGCCGCCCCGCCAGTACGACGACGAGCCCAACCTGAACTGGCAGGACTTCGCCCTATGCGCGGAGACCGACCCTGAGGCGTTCTTCCCCGAGACGGGAGGCTCGACCGAGGAGCCCAAGCGAGTGTGCCGCGCGTGCGAGGTCCGGACGCAGTGCTTGGAGTACGCGTTGGAGCATGGGGAGCGGTTCGGCATCTGGGGCGGGCTGTCGGAGCGGGAACGCCGGCGGCTCGCGGGGCAGGACGAGAACTACGAGGTCGCGGCGTGACGGTCCTTGTTGGTCACATCGTCGACTCCGCTCTCGCCTCGTCGGGTCAAGCCAAGGAGCCGCTGTGGAAGGAGCATCTCCGCGCCGAGATGGCGCTCCTTCAGCCGTCGATCCAAGAACTGGTGTGGGCGTGGCTGAGTAGGCAGCGGTCACCGCACACGGGCGCCGCGTATGGCCGAGACCTGAGAGAGTGGCTCGCCTTCTGTAACCAGTTCGACCTGGACCCGCTGACGGTCGACGTCGGCCATGGGGACGTGTACGCCCGTTCGCTCCAGGTGCGCGGGCTGTCTGCTCGGTCGGCGGCTCGAAAACTCGCCGCGGTGTCGTCCTGGTACACCTACCTCGTTCGCCGGCGGGCCATCAAGGCGAACGAGTTCGGCGGGGCGAATCGGCCGGAGACGAACCGTAAGGAGTCGAAGACGGTTGGGTTGACGGGGTCGGAGGCGGCGGCGATGGTGCGGGCCGCGATCCGGGATCCGCATCGGCAGCGTTTGAGGACGGCGGCGATCATCGGGCTGATGATCTCGGTTGGTCCTCGGGTGGCTGAGGTCGTCGCGCTGGAGTTGGGCTCGCTTGGTTATGAGCGGGGCATGCGGACGGTTCGGATCGTCGGTAAGGGCGAGAAGATCCGGACGCGGCGTCTGCCGGCGGAAGCGGGTCAGCTTCTGGACGCGTATCTCGCCGAGCGGGGTGATGCTCCGGGTCCGCTGTTTTTGACGGCTGGCGGTAGGCCGATGCGTACCGGTGGCATTGTGGATCTTGTTTCCCGGATCGCGCGGCAAGCTGGGCTGTTCATGCCGGAAAGAGTCACTCCACACACTCTTCGCCATACTTTCGCCACGGTGGCCGAAGAGAGCGGTGCGTCCGTTCGTGAGATCCAAGATGCTCTTGGTCACGCTTCTGCCGCAACGACCGAGATTTATCTTCACGCGCCGAAGCGAATCGAAAATGACCCTTCAGTACGAGTTGCGAAGGTCCTGACGTGGACCGGGTCATAACGAGGATTATGTAGGGGTCGTAACGATCTTGAAGCTGAACGCCTACCGAACCCCATTCAGCTCGCCTTGTCCTGCAAATTGCACGGCAATCCCCGTTAATTCAACTCACAGAGGCACCGCTACACCTAGAGCCCCAACAGAACAACGTTCGAAGCCGCAATCCAAGATTCACCTTTAGCCGTCCCATAGGACACCCCGCTCTCACACCGAAGGATCACTCAGTGCGCCTCCCCCTTGCCGCCACTGCCGCGCTACTCCTCACCCTCGCCGCGTGCAGCAGCCCCACCACTGACCTCGACGCCGCCGGCGTCATCAAGGCACTCACACAGCAAGGGCTCCCCGTCACCCTCAGCGTGACGTACACCGACAGCACCGACCCCAACAAGCAGCTCGGCCGGCCGAACGGCTACACCTCCAAGGCGTCGTTCGTCGACCAGCGCATCGACGCCGCCAAGGTGCCGGGAGGCAAGAAAGGCGACGTGGGGCTCGGCGGCAGCGTCGAGGTCTTCGAAGAAGCCGACCAGGCGGAGCAGCGGGCCGCCTACATTCAGGGCATCGGCGAGAAGATGCCCATGCTTGGCGAGTACGACTACGTAGCAGGGTCGGTGCTGTTGCGGGTGTCGAAGGAGTTGACGCCATCGCAGGCCGGGGCGTTCGAAGCGGCTCTCGGCGAGGTCATGAAGTAGCGGAGTTGGTGGACGCCCCTGCCCCTTCGGGGTGGGGGCGTTGTCATGTCCGAGACCGATTCGCGTTCAGGCAACCAGCCAACCCCCGCGAGCGTCTTACTGGGCGAGGTCCTGCCGGCGTGCGGCTGGCCGGACCGGCGTCTCCTCCCCAGGGTGGCCGCCTCAGCGGGGGCGGCCACCCCGAACCGGCTGCGGACGATCAGCCAGCCGGGTGAGCATGAGCCATGGATCCTGAGCTGAGCGCCCTCACCGCCGCCTTGACTCGCCTCGACCGGGACGCGGCCCTCGCCCGGCTGGAAGTTGCGGCGGGTGGGAGCGAGGAGGATGCGGCGGCGATCGCGCGGGGCGGCCCGGAGTAGCTCTGACGGCGAGATCAGGCTGGGACCCCAACCAATCAAATAAACGGTATTGCTTATCCCCTCGATGCCCCCTAGATTAACGGTATCGGAAATTGCGGCATGAGGGAGTGGGCATGAGCGACATCACCGTCACCACGGAGGACGGCAAGACCAGCGTCTGCTCCCCCTACGACACCACCTTCGTCTCCAAGGCCAAGACCATCGGCGGCCGGTGGAACGGCCCGGCCAAGGCGTGGCAGTTCGACGCACGCGACGAGAACCGCGTCCGTGACCTGCTCCGCGAGGTCTACGGCACCGACGGCTCCCCGACCGACGACAGCGACCTCGTCACCGTCCGAGTCCGCCTCGCCGACCACGAGGTCAGCTACCGCGACGGGGCCGACGCCAAGTTCGCGGGCCGCCGCATCGCAACCCGGCCCGGCCGTGACAGCGACGTCCGCCTCGCCGCGAACGTCGTCCTCATCGCGGGCAAGCTCCCCAGCACCGGCGGGTCGATGCGCTACCCGCAGATCAACGCCGGTGACGACGTCATCGTGGAAGTCCGCGACATCCCCCGCGCCACGCTCAGCCTGGAGCGGGAGGGCAGCTACGAGATCGTCGGCGAGACGCGCGGCGAGGTCGACGTGGACGCGCTGCTGACCGAGCGGGAGCAGCTGCTGGCCCGCCTCGCGGAGATCGACGCGCTGCTGCCGGAGCCGGAAGGCACCGAAACCACCACCCAGGAAGCGGCCAAGGCGCTGGGAGTGTCCGTGCGAACCGTGCAGCGATGGGCCGCCACCGGCAAGGTCGAGGCCCGCAAGAACGACCAGGGCCGCTGGATCATCACCATCACCATCTGAAAGGACAGATCACCATGGCGAGAGTCAACGTCTACAGCCGCGACCCCTACGAGGACAAGACGCTTCTGGGCTGGTTCGACCCCGCGACCTGCGTCGAGAACATCGACGAAGACACCCGCTGGAATGGCAACAATCACATCGGCATCATGAGCGGCGGACAGGTCGGCTACGAGCGCCTCTACCGCACCAAGGGCGGCCGATGGGTCCGCTACTACAACTTCACCAACGAGTTCAACGGACCCGAATACTACGAATTCCTCACCGACGAGGCGGCCCGCGACTGGCTGATCAAGAACGGCAACGACGAGATCGTTGAGAAGTACTGGGGTGAGCTGGAAGAGGAGCGCGGCCCTGGGCGCCCCGAGGTTGGGTCAGCCACCAACCTTCGTCTCGGTGATGAGCTGACCAAGCGGGTCGACGCGGAGCGGCAGGCTGGCGAGTCTCGTGCGGCGGCGGTCCGGCGTCTGCTGGAAAAGGCGCTCGACTCTGCCTGAACCGCTTGCGGCGCCCCGCTGGGGCGGGCATGCTGAACGCCTCCCCACTCCGGTGGGGTTGACCCTCCAAGGTCAGCTTTGGGTATTTGCTCCCCGCACCTGCGGGGATGGCCCCGGTGAGGTCGGGTACTGCTGAGTTGGCCCCGCCTACGCGGGGATGCTCCATGGCCTTGTCTTGAACGTAAATCGGCCCCGCGCTCGCGGGGATACGGAAGAAGCCCTCGCCCATCCCGGGTGGGGGCTTCGTCATACCGGACGGGTATAGCCGGTAACTCCTGATGCGGCTGGGGCGATGGGTGATCGTTGGTCCCGGCTCCGGCGAGGGGAGCCGGGACCCCGCCGTTAGGTTCAAGCAAGCGCGGTCGCGAGCTCCCGGACGCCCGTCACACGCGGGTGCTTCGCCGTGAGAGCATCAGCGATCTCCCGGATCTTGGGCCGGTCACGCACCTCGCTCGGCGCCACCGCGAGCGCCGCCCGAAGCGCGGACACCGTCTCCTCCGCCCGGCCATCCAGCCACCAAGCCCGCGCCAGGTCAGTGTGCAAGCGCCCTTGCCGCTCCGGCGTCGGGTACATATCCGGCCGTAGCTCCTGGCCCACGCCCAGCGCCGCCTTGGGGTCCCCGAGGGAGTAATGGATGTTCATCCTGTACATCCTTGTGAACGGCCCAGCCTCGGGCTTACCCGTCAGAGCAGCCAGGCGAGCGGCGACACGTTCGGCCTCGGCGAGTCGCGCAAACGCTTCCTCCTCGTCGCCGGCCTGGCTCTTGGTGTAGGCGGAGGTGCACATCAGCCGCAGGTACATGCCCATCTGGGAGGCGGTGCGCAGCCCCATGACGTCCAGGGTGTCGGCGGCCCGCTCGACCACCTTCGTCGCCGCGGCGTGGCGCCCGCTGGTGCGCAGCATCATCCCCATCGCTCGGGCCGACGCCGCCATCGCCACAGGGTCCATGGACCGTTGCGCGTACAGCACTCCCCGGTCGGCGGTGATTCGCGCGGTCTCTTTCCTGCCGACCTTGTTCAGGGTGTCGGTCGCCAGGTTGTAGCAGCCAGCCAGCATCGCCCACCCGGCTGGGGTGTCGGCTCGTTCGGCGGTGTCGAGGGCGGCGGCGAGCATGGCCGGGAAGCCGCCCAGCAGGGGTGTGAGTGCGGAGACGTCGAATTGGCTGCGCGCGGTCCGTAGTCGTTGTTGGATCTCGGCGAGGCTCGCAGTGCGTCCTACTTCGGCGGGGGCCGCGAGGGCGTCTTCGAGGTTCAACAGCAGGTGCAGCGGGACGGACAGTCCCACGGCCTTGATCAGTGTGCGTCGCTGCATGGGGTCTTCCCTTTCGTCGCTACTCTCGTCTTCACCCACGGTAACGACGACAGTCAATGGTGTCGGAGAAGCCGCGCAGCACCGTTGCACATGAGCGTGCAGCCCGAGCTGATCCGGGTGGGCCCCGTAGGCGCGGGCGAACATCACCGTGTACTCCGGGCCCGGCCGGTCCTGCCCGTGCTCATACCGGCACAACATCGCCTCCGACAAGGCGGTCGGTTGCAGCCCGTCAGCGAGGTAGAGCTCGCCAACCTTGGCGACGGTCCGAGCGCGGGACCACCCCAGCGCCAGCCGCCACGCCTCCAGCGGCAGCACCTCTGGGCAGGTGGTGCGAATGGCGGTGACGATCCGCTCCGCCGGCCATCCGTTCCGCTGCCCGCGCATGCGCAGGGCGGTCGCCTCGCGTCGGATCTGTGCACGCCTTGATCTGGTGATCTGCCCCATGAGGCCGCCTCCGCGGTTCACGAACGCCGACAAGTGAACCGTAACTGAATCGCCACTCACCGTGAAGTGATGTGCGGGTCATTGACCCCCACCCGCAATGACCACGCACCCCCCGGCAGCCACTGTGAAAGGAGCAAACCACCCGGCACCACCGACTAGGAGGACCCCCAATGACCGTCATCCTCGACCGGCCCGCCACCACCCCCCGCACCCTCATCAGCCCCGCCCTGTTCGACCGGCTGACCAAGCGGATCCGCGCCGACCACCCCGCCCACGCTCACCAGGCCGACGTCATCATGGAGCAGGCGCTCGCGTTCCTCGCCGCCTGCGCCGCCCGCCCGGGAGCCCGGCTCGCGCCGTCCGAGACCGTCGACATCGGCTGGCACACCTTCATCCTCTACACCCGGGAGTACGCCGAGTTCTGCCAGCAGAACGCCGGCCGGATCATCCACCACGCCCCCACCGACGAGGAAGGCGCCGACAGCGGCGGGTGTACGGCGGCTGACACCGTCGCCGTCATGCGCGAGCTCGGCCTGCCGGTCGTCTCCAGCCTGTGGGGGCACGCCGCGGCGTGTGAGGGCAGCGGCACCGGCAAGTGCAGCCAGTGCCACCAGGGCTGCACCGACAGCAACAAATAGGCCACCTACCTGGTAGAGGCGGCGTAACGTGCAGAACATGACCGAGTACCGATGGGACGACCTCCCCGCCGAGGTGCGTGCAGCGATCACGGCCGAGTGCGGGCCCATCCTGGACGTGACCTCACTGCCGGGCGGCCTCACCGCGGGACTCGCCGCACGGCTGGACACGACGACCGGGCGGGTGTTCGTCAAAGCCCTGCCCGACTCATCGCCGTCTGCGCCGCTCTACCAGCGTGAGCGCCTCGTCGGCGCCGCACTACCCGAGGCTGTGCCCGCTCCGCGACTCCTGTGGAGCGGGCACACCGCCGACTGGATCATCCTCCTGACCGAGCACGTCAACGACGCGCGAGAAGTCGACCTCAGCCCCGGCTCCCCGGACCTCCACAGCGTCCTGGAGCTCGTCCAGGTGCTCGGCGAAACGCTCACCCCGAACCCGGGCGCCCAAGTGCCGTCCGTCATCGACAACGTGCAGTTCCTGACCCGTCGCGCTGACGCACTACTCGCCGACCCGCCTTCCGACCTGCTAGCGGCAGACGCCTACCGCCACGCCCACGGACTCCTCGACCTGGACGCGCTCACCGGATCCACGCTGCTGCACGCCGACCTCCACGAGGGCAACATCCTCGCCTGCCCGGCCAGGGTGCGGGTCATCGACTGGGGGCTCGCCTGCCAAGGCGCCGCCTGGGTAGAGACCGCCCTGGCAGTGCCCCGATTCATCCTGGCCGGCCACACACCCGAGCAAGCGGAGCAGTTGGCCGAGCGGGTACCTGCCTGGAAGGGCGCACCCGCCGACGCGGTGACCGCTTTGGCTGCCGTGTGGTCTCTGTTCCGCGAGTTCGTCGCCCGCAATGGCCCTGCCGGGATCCGGGAGTCCCGGGCCCAGGCCGCGGCAGCCGGGCGGGCATGGGTGGAGTACCGCACCAGCTGACCCCGCAGCACGAAGAGCGCCCCGCCGCCCTCCGCGAGGAGGACGAGCGGGGCCGCTCGCGTCAGACCTTGGCGTCTTCCTGACGTGCCTTCTGGAGCTCCCTAGCTGCCGCCTGCAGCGCCCTCCAGGCCGCGTACTGGTCACGCCGCTGGTCTTCCTGCTCCCACCAACCGTGAGCCTTCAGAGCCACGAACGCCTTGTCGCGCTCCGCTCGCGCATCGGTGAGCGCCTTCCGCTGCTTGGGCAGCTTCCTCTGCTCTTCGTCCGTCAGCGTGCCAGCGACCATAGCCACCGACGACGGCAGAGCAGCGGCAGCCTTCTCCGCCGCAGCCTCCGACGCCCAGTAGGCCAACTGCAGTTCGAGCAGGTCATGCGGGAATTCGTAGTCAGGCACAGTGGTCTCCCCCAGGCGACGCGGTACCGGGCGATCCTACGAGAGGCACCACGAAGGGGGCGAAGCACCCCGCCGAGGCCATCCAACGCGAAAGAGCGCCGCCCTCCCGTCGGGGAGGGCGGCGCTCTCGTATGTGCGGACTACTTCGTCAGGGTGGGGTTGGGGGTGGCGGTTACGGTGATGGTCGGCGAGGGAGTGGGGTTTGCCGTCGGGGAAGCGGTCGCCGTCGGAGTCGGGGTGGGGTTCGTCACGGGCGGGGCGCCGTTGAAGCAGCTCCCCCACTCCAGCACGGACGGGTCCTTGGAGACGTTCTTGCAGGTGACCTGACCCTTGATGCCGGGGATGCCGAAGATCTTCTTGTCGAACGTCTGCCACTTGATGCCGGTGGCGTCCTTACCGGGGGCTCCGGTCGGGCCGGTCGCCCCAGGGACGCCGCGCGGCCCCTGCGGGCCGGTGTCGCCCTTGGGCCCCTGCGGGCCCTGAGGACCTCTCGGACCCTGCGCACCGGGCGAACTGACGTTCTCCTGCGTCTGGGTCGTCTGACCCCACCTGACCCGGATCTCGGTCGGCCGGCACTTGGCCGTGGCGTTCACGATCCGGGTGTACCTCGTCTGCTTGTGGACGCAGGCGTTGACCTCGCCGCTGGCCGAGGCCGAGTCTGCGGCGGAGGCGGACGTGATGCCGCCGAGGCCGACGACCAGGACAACGGCGGAGAGTAAGGCAGGGGTTGTGCGACGCATGAGGTCTCCAGGGGAGGTGATGTTGCCGTGGCGCGGCTGCATCAGGGTGGCAGAACGGGCGGCTTTGGACCGGGCCAATGAGCATTTGTCGCCGCTAGTCGTATATGCGGCTTACACGTGCCGTGCCCTGATCGTGGAGTCGTGGAAGCTGAACAGATCGTAGCGTTTCATCCCTCGCTAAGGGCATGTTGTACAGCGGATGCGATGAATCATGGGCAGGTCGTACAGTCTCAGGAGACCCCACCGGAGGAGCCGCCATGGCCAACGAGGATCGCCCGGATATCAGGGCTCAGCAGCTCGCCCAAGCGCGCGGAGCGCACCCGTACGGCAGTGACTACCCGGATGCGGTCCAGGACGCGTGGAACGACCTCCTCGACTGGGAAGAGCTCCCCGCACCCGCACAGGCGGAGATCCGTGGGCTGCTCCCGTGGATCGCTTCGCAGGATTGGCCGGCCGACGTCACGGCCCCGGTGAAGCACCAGTTCAAGCGGCTACCGGATGGGCGGATCGACCACTCCGCCCATGAGGCAGAGGCCGACTTTGGCGGGCACAACGGGCCACGCTGCGAGGTCTGCGGCACCGTGTTCTGTGAACACTGCACGCCGGACCGGTACGAAGAGGAATGCCCAGGGGTGTGGGTCGAATGAGCGAGAACATCAAGGGATACGACACCGAAACACTCGGACTTCGACTCAGCCTCCTGGTCGGCTCCCTCCGAGCCAGCGGCATCCTCGACGAGGGAGGATGTATCCACCTCAACGCTGTTCCCGTCACGTCGGTTGTGGATGGGGAACTCCTCGCGAAGCTCTGCCCCAACTGCGACAAGCAGCTACCCGTACACAGCTAAAGAGCGCCCGCCGTCTCCGAGGGACAGCGGGCGCTCGCGCACGTCGGAGACGTTTGTCCCTTACGGGAGTCAGGCCAGCGCAACGGCCCTTGGCGGAATCCCGACCGTACGGCCGCACGCCCGGTACTCCAAGACCCCAGTATGCCTCGACATGAAGTTTGATTCGTTCAATTCGCTGGCGCGAGGGGTTATCAAACTCGCGTCGTCAGCGGGTTGTCTTGTACGCCAGGTCGAGGCGGACACACACCCACTCCAGCCATGCCCCCGGGATGAGATGCACGTCATGGGCCCGGGTGTAGCGGGCGACCCTTCGACCGAGCATGGCCGGGCAGTACAAAAAGTGCGCGACGGCATCGACCGCACGCCAGAAACGGACCATCACGCCTCCCAGCATGCCAAGTTAAGAGGGGCCGAGCGGCCATGCCTGGCGACTCGACCCCGTAAGCGCTCTCGACCGGATTCGAACCGGCGTCTGCGGCTCCCCGAAGGGATGCCGCGATCCTTGGCCGCTGGACGACGAAAGCGCTGAGGTGAGGCTACCGGGCTCCCCGACAACCTCACCTCAGTTTCGCGTGATGCTTACCGCTGGGGCTCGACCGGGTTCTCGGGGTTCTCCGGGTTCGTCGGCTCCTGCGGTGCGCCCGGGTACTCGGAGTCCAGACCCTCCAGAGTGCCCACCTTCGCCTCCAGGGCGGAGAAGTCCACCTCGGGGTTGGCCGCCTTGATGTCAGCGATGTCCTGTCGGATGCCAGCCACAGCGTTGTCGATACGGACAACGATGGCGTCGAGATCAGCCTGCTTACCCATGATGATTTCTGCCTTTCGGTTGAGTTGAGACTGCGCCCGCTCGATACGGGACAGCCGGTCGAGAATGGTTTTGAGGTTGCGAAAGAGGTCCCAGAAACGCACTGGTCATCACCCCTTCGAGGCGAAGACGGAGAGACTCAAGCGGCGACGTCGTTCTGCGCCCGCACGAAGCCCGGCGCCGGGTCCGCAGCCGGGGTGACGGAGTTCGCGAGGACCAGCATCAGGACCATGTTCAGCGCGGCCACGATCGCGCCAGACGTCTCCTCGGTCAGGGGGAGGCCGAAGAACACGAAGCCGGTGATGACGGTTCGCACAGCGCCAGTGAGCGCGGTGACGACGAACGGGCGGGTCATGATCGCCTCAGCCGCGGCGAACACGCCGGAGACGATCGTCATGATCCAGCCGGCCGCCTCAGCGGTGAGACCGACGTCGGGGATCGTGACGATGACAGCCAGGACGGCGGCGATCGCTCCCAGCCAGACGACCGGTTCTCTGCCAAATATCTTCATGTGCCCCTCCTGGGGGTCGCCCGCCGGCGCGGCGGGAAGTCGGGTGCCCAAGGTGCGGGCAGCAAAAAAGCCCTGGCCGGATCGACTCAGGGCTTGGTCTGTGGAGGCTCAGGGGCCTCAGGGGGTGGGGCGGGCTCCGGCGCGGGCCACGAGGCGGCGGCACGGGTCAGGTACGGCAGCAGCAGGGAATGCAGGACGTCCACGGCTCACAGGCCGAGCAGCGCCGGCCAGGTCTTCGGCCCGACCTCGCCGTCCGGCTTCAGGTCCTCGGCCTTCTGTAGGCGCTTGACCTCAGCGACGACCTTCGGCGAGTACACGGTCGGGTCGATGGTCTTCTCGTCTAGCGTCTTCGCGTACCCGCGAGCCTTCAGCAGGAAGAACGCCGTCTTGGCGTGCTTGCCCTTCGCGCCGGGCTTGAGCAGCGGAAGCTTCTCCACCATGACCTCCGTGTCGCGCTTCTCGGTGTAGGGCGGGTTCCAGAACCCTGCGATGACGTTCGACGCTCGGACCCGGCGCTTGCACGTGTCGCCGGTGTTGCCCTCGATCGTCTGCACGCGGCCGTCTCCGAGGTTGACCTCGACGATGCCGACATGGTCGACGTAGGGGATCCCGTCGGAGCCCGCCCAGTCGAAGAACACGATCGCGCCCGGCTTCGCATACCGGCGGATGTTGGCCTCGGTGCCGGCGTACCAGAGCCCCAGCCGCTTCCCGTCTTCGGCGTGCCACACGGTGTAGGCCCTGTCGCCAGCGGGCAGCACGGCGCTGGCGTTGCCGGAGCTGTTCGCCCACTCGGTGATCGCCTGGTTGCACCAGGGCGCCATGAGGAACATCACGCCGTGGCGGGACGCGTAGGCCCGCGTGATCGCGTTCGGACGCCCGCTCATACCGAGAGCGCGGCGGGCAGCAACGAGCATCTCAGCGGCGCTCACAGGGCCTCGTTCCCGTCGCCCTCGTAGATGCCCGTCGCCGGGTTGAGCACGTAGCCCAGGCCACGTAGGACGGCCTCCTCGTCAGGCTCGGTTGCCCCCCACTCGCGGGTGTCCACGCGCTCGACGACGAGCTCAGCTTCGGACCGCTCTCCCGGGGGGAACGGGTAGGGATTTTCAGCCATGGGGATCCTCCTTGGAGAAGGCCGCCGTCGCAGATCGCCATGCCGTCCGGTAACGCAGGAAGCTCACGAGCAGACCGATGACCATGGCGTCGACCACCATCAGCGGCACGATGCTCGCGGTCGCGTCGACCCAGGAATCCATTCGCGGTATCCATCCGCGTATGGCCAGCACAACACCGACGCGGACGTAAGCGATCCAGATGGCCAGCATCAGCCCAGAGATCAGATAAGCCGGGGAACGGATAGGCCACGACGGGCGGAACTGCGCCAAAAACCACGTCATGGGGATAAGCCCCGCAACGAGGGAAGTCCACAGCAACACTGTGGTGATCACATTCAAGTTGCACCCCCAGACCCATCACGAAATAACCAGCGCGCGAAATGATTGGCCTCATTCAGCGCACGAATCCGGTCGGCCAACCCGGCGCCACGCTCACGAAACGTCTGCGCGGACTCAGCGTCCCGAGCAGCACGAGCCGCCGACTCCTCCGCAGCAGCTTCCGCTGCTGCCATCTCCTCCTGTGTGCGTGGCCTATCAGTCATCGCCGCTCCCAGGTGCCTGCAACTCTGTGAGGATCTTCTCCGCGGTCTCAGCGACGGCAATGCTGGGCAATGCGACACCGAGTGCTTGATCCACCAGAGCCCGGCGGGTCATCGAATGGCTGGCTTGCTCTTTCTCGTACAGTTTCCAGCCGCGCTCAGCGTCTTTCTCGGCCTCGGCGATCCGCTCATCCCGATCCTTCTCGGCCTGAGCGATGCGCTCGTCGCGGTCTTTACGGGCATCTTCTAGGACTGAGCGAGGGACAAGGCGTCCTGTGCCGATCAGCCACACGAAAGCGGCGAGCAGGACAGCGGCGCCGCCCTGGACAATCGGAAGCTGCGCCCACTCCAAGGTGGTCCGCCTTTCATATGTGCAGGTCGGCGGAGGGGGCCGAGGAATTAGATGGGAGTGACGCCCTCAGTGCGAAGCGCGCTGAGGAGCGCGTTTAGTTGCGCATGAACCTCCGCAACGTCCCGGCGAAGCTCCTCGTAAGGGTCGTCGGGGAACGTCAGAGCGGTACGCACAGGCACCTCCTGGGTTAGGTGAGGAGAATGCCCGCTGCGCGCAGGCTGTTGATCAGCGCGTTCAGCTGAGCCCGCACTTCGAGCACGTCAGCGCGCAGGGCGTTGTACTGCGCCATCGTCGGCGCTCCCGCGATGTTGCCCGACGTCATGTTCGCCGCAATATCTACGGGTTGCGCTTGTAGCGGCGGGATGGGCACCAAGTCGTACTCGTCGCCATCCGCAGTGAGTGCGGTGGGGCGGTTGTTCTTACTGAAGTAGTGGACACCGCTGGCCGGCGGGGTGGGCGAAGTGCGGTCAGACATGATCAGCCCATCTGAGGCTCTCCTGATCGGTGCACGCTGCTGCCCGGAGGAGAACAACTGCCCCTGCTGGCGCCGCATGGCAGCGATGTCAGCAAGAATGTCGTCGGGGTAGTCGGGCATCTACGCCTCCTCCACCGTCTCTTCGAACACGAGAGTGCATTCCTCCTGGCCCGCCCCCTTCGAGGGTGGCTTGAACGCCATACCGACGACCCGCCACGACTTTGCGAAGCTCGCGACGCCATTGACGATGGGCCACCAGGGGTTGACCAGCATGACCGTCACCCAGTCGCCGAGATTGCCCGGCCCGAACGTCGTGTTCGCGGGCAGACGCACCGTTGCCTGATGGACCCGCACCGTGCCAGCCCGGTTCGCGGCCCACCAGGTTGCGTAGCCGTTGAGAACGTCGAGGTCGGAGACACCGGAGCGATCCGCGGTGACATCGATACCGGGCCAGCCAGCATCGATGTATGCCTGAGCTAAGACGACGTTGGAGACCAGCGGCTCACTGATCGTGCTCGCGTCATCGTTGATGGATTCGCCGCGGACCTGGAACGTTGTGCCGCCCCGGAGCGCATCGATGTCCTCGCTCCACGACAGGACGTTGCCAGGTTCCATGAACTTGTGGCCCGCAGCTGGGGAGCCGATCTTTGGGTAGCCCCACACCCAGTATTTCGTTCGGGTGCCGTCGCCGTTGTCGACGACCTGGATGACCCATTCGAAGCCGGGGTCGTTGGTGGACAGCTCCGCGAGGCGCTCGCCGTAGGTGCTCGCCTCTGATGCCAGGTATTCGGCGCTGTGGGTGACGCCGGAGGTGCCGCCCTGTAGAACGAGGCCGATGTCGTACCGCGGTGTCGCCTGCATGCTGTTGAGGAGGGTGCGGGCGATGTCGATCTGATCGATGCCCTCATAGGGTCCGAGATCAGAGCGGATCTTCACCTGCGAGAGGTATGACTCCAAGGACGCGCCTTCGATACGAACTTCGATCGGCGAGTTTCGTCCCGACCGCGACACAGAGGCCCGCCAGATGACGTAGGAGCCCCAGATGACGCCATTGCGGTAGACGTGCACAACCGTGCGTCCTGGCCCCGTAGAGAGGTCATCAGGGTGGCGGGGGACGATCCGGGCAACCTTCGCCGCAGTCGCCTCGTCGGTGACGACCAGCGACGCGGAGAACGTGCCGGCCTCGATGATCCGCCGCTCGTAGCTGACGTCGTACAGGTCAAGGTCCTTGCAGATCTGATGATCAGTCAGCAGGTCAGCGAACACGTACGTGTAGTGAACGACCTGCTCACCCGAAGGGATCGCAGGAATCGTCGGAGGCGGAGACGTCGGAGGCGGCGGCTCACCACCAGGGCCACCGCTCCCAGAGGGGGGCGGCACCAGAATCGTGATGCCGTTCCAGACGTTCAACCCGAGCGACGACAGAAACTCGGCCACACCAACGGGCGCGTTGCCCGTCAGGGCACGTTCAGTGAGCACGCCCGTGGCATGCGTTCGTGACTGCAGCTCAACGAGCGAGTCATACCCAGCGGGAGTGAACCACTCGATGGACGTTGACGCGAACCGCACTCCAGCGGCCCACCGAAGTTCCAAACAGCCGATCGTCGAGGGGGTCGCGGCCGGCGTCTGAATGAAAATCGTCTGCGAAGAGCGACTGATCGTCTCAACGACCAAGCCGGTTCCAGCGCCGCTGATGGCCAGCATGACGGCGACACCGTCAGCCGTCCCACCCTGGCTGATCGTGTACGTGGACGGCTCGTTGGAGGCGATCCGCTTCCAGATCTTCGTGCCGGCCCAGTTGCCTGCCGATCCGCCCGCGGTTTCGGCGACCTGCCAGCCGCCGGAGATCTGCATGTCGTCGAGGGATCCGTTGTCCGCTGAGTGGATCAGCAGCAGCAGGTCCCCGTTGGTCGTGAGCAGAGGCCGACTGATGACCGACGATGACCCGTTGAACACGCGCTCGGATACAGATCGGATCTCGGGAGCCACGTCGGCCTCCTTTCAGAGGTCGATGCGGCGATCAGAGGTAGGAACTTCGGAACTGCAGCTCAATGCCGCCAAGGCCGCCGGAGGAGACGCTGTAGCTGATGGTGTTCGTGCCTGCGGCGAGCACCCATTCCTCAATGGGCACTGACAGGGAGGAGAGCGTGTCCATGGCGTCTTCGCCGTCGATCAGGACCGTGCCGGCGTTGGTGTCGATGTCCAGGAGCTGGCCGTCGTTGAGGCTGACGAGGAACCGCAGGATGCGCCCCATGCTGACGTTGGTGATGACGGGGTTTGCGACGGGCCCGAACACCTTGATGCGAGGCGAGGTGGCCACGTCACCGTCGTTGATGCAGGTGTCGGTGCTGCCGGCATCAACGGTGACGGACTCCTGCTGCAGGTCATACCTTCGAGGGTCTGAACACGTCCACCGCACTGATACCGCGGTCCAGCGCTGCCCGTACAGGCCGGCAGGCATGACGCGGGCTTGGGCCTTTGCGCGGGCGAGGAGAGTCTCTCCGAGGGTGCGGATCGTCAGCGTCTGCTCACTGCCGTCCTCGCTGACTCCGAAGGCGCGGCGAAAGTTCCGCATGGCCAGCACCCACGCGGTGGAATCCTGCGGCCCGTCGATCCCGATCGTCGCGGACACTTCACGCTGCTGCGCGTAATCCCGGCCCGTCCACGAGCCGTGCCGAGCCGACCGGGGCGCGTTGCCCGAGTCAAGTTCCGGCAGGTCGTCCCAGCCCTCAACGCCGGGCTCCAGGATCTGGTAGACGTTGCCGGGCCCTCCGAGTAGGAGCCGCCCCCACTCGATCTGGAAGTTTCCAGTGATGAGTTCGCCGGCGAGGATCGGCGTGGTGATGGTGAGCTCAGGAAACTCGGCGGCGGTCTCAAAGACCGGCAGGATGAATCCTGCGTCCTTGTGGACGACCAGGGGCGGGAACTCCGCTGCCGTCTCGAATGCGCTGAGCGGGACGGTGATACCCGGAGTGAAGATGTCCAGCGGCGGGAACTCCGCTGCCGTCTCGAACACTGGCAGCGGAGGGTGTGCGTCGTAGTTGCGGGGCTGCCGGACGATGATCGGCCGGTTCGGTTGACCTCGTCCGATGCGAGCCACAAGTCCCCCTTACCAGCGTGAGGAACGGTTGACCGCTTGAGAGACGATCACAGGGGGTCGCGGCGGCTGGTCAGGCAGGGACGCGACATCAACTGTGAAGCCGTGACGGTTGCCTACACCGACGCTGGCAGTGAAGTTCTGGACACCTGTGGCGGCTGAGGAGGTGAGCTGTTTGGTCGCCAAGCAGGCGGTGGTGTTGTTGCCCTGCAGATCCGCCTGCTTGGTGTAGGTGGCCGGCGCCGTCCAGGTGACCGCTTCGAAGTCTGGGTTGCCGGCGGCCCACCGTAGCTCCAGGTCATCGGATCCTGTAGGAGTGGACGATGGAGTGGCCACCGTGACTTCGAAACCTGCATCGCTACCGGCTTGGGCGACTACGGGGGTGACGGTGGTGTCAGCCCCCATGATCGCGACGATCGCCACACATCCTGTACCTGTGGAATTTTCCGTGAACCCGTAGTTCGCCGGCTCGCTCGCCCCAGCGATTTTCCACCAGAGTTTGGTCTTCATGTCGTAGCCGGTACCGGAGTTACGGGTGCCCAACGACAGCCAGGTGGCACCCCCCGTCGGGGTCCCCATCTGAGCGAGCGTCCCCTGGTCCATGGAGTGGAAGGCCAGGAGTAGATCACCTTGTGCCGTTCCGGTGGGTTTGGTGACGTTGAACGACCCGACGCTGTTGGGCTTTGCCGTGGTGATTGCCCGCACGGTGGCTGTCACCGCTAGGTCCTCTCAAACCACAGGCCGCCCCGCACATCCACACCCGCCGGAGCGGTACAACGAAGCGCGAACCCCTCCCCCAGGGCGGAGTCCGGCCCTTCAGCCAGAGCCCAGTCATATAGAACGAGGCCGCCGTTGGGGGTGAGGAAGAACTCCTCCAGGACAGTGAGGACCGTCGGCTCGTTGCTGGCGTTCCACGCCTTCGCCCCGGTGAAGCCCGTACCCGCCAGGCGCCCGTACGCCTGGCGCACGGTCACAGAGGTGGATTGGGTGCCGGGTGCATTGGTGGCGAACGTCGCCGCGCAGAGCTCAATCAGCACCGGTACCGCGCTCGCTGAGGTCCCGTTGAATCCGACGCGGATCTTGCGCAGGTCCACGCCGTGGTTGGCTGTGGTGGCGCCGCTTTTGACACCGAGAATCGTGCGGGGCGTGCCTGCGGTCAGGGTGACGGCGCCCTCAGTAGTGATCGAGTAGCCAGACTTGGCCATGGATGCTCTCCTCGGGGCATGAAAAAAGCCCCACCGGTGGTGAGGCATCAGGGGTGGTCGGGTTAGGAGGTCGCGCCGAGGAGGTTCTGTCGCCAAGCACCATCAGCATGGAACGTAATTTCGAATAGTCCATCCTGAGTTGAGTAGCTTTGCCCGAATCGCCGGAAAAGCACGCATCTGTCCGATAGTCCCGGCGCGTAGATCAAGCCCCCCTCAGCGTCGGTGATGGTCGAGTCGGCCCAGCTCGCCGGGTCGAACTTCCACCCCGTCTTGCCAGTCGACGCAAGCTCAGCGAACGACACGACCGCGAGGGTTGTGCCTCCGGCCGTGTAGCCGGTGCCGTCGACCTCTGCGGTGTCCCAAGGAGCCACCCCGTAGGCGGGGTTCGTCTGGCTGAAGTCCGGCACGACACTGTTGGTGTACATGGCGATCTTGAAGGCGCTGGCAGCTGATAGATCCAGCGCAATCGTGTTCGTCAACGCCTTGACGAACGTGTCGACGAACAGAGCGTCGCGGTCAATGGCCATCAGCGCCTCGCAATCCCAGGTTGATGCGCACGTCGCGGCGCCCGTCGCTGTGCTCGGTGGTGTCGTGGCCTAACTGGTCGCGGGTGCGCTGCCACTTCACGCCGTCGCCCCGTGCGCCTTGCATGCGCTGGTCGCGGGTGGCGTGAGACCACCCCTCAGGGCGGGCCTGGATGTTCTTGTCCCGCAGATACGCCCCATAGGACGGCCATCGGGACGGGTCGTATTCGGGCACGCCGAAGCCGCCTCCTATCGGGTGGGAAAAGCGAGTGGCTCAACCGCGGACGACCACATGACCGTCCGCGGTTGCTCTACCGGCCGCCGCGAGCACGAACTCCTGTGCCGAGGATGAACCGCAGGTCCTTCGCGATCCCATACGGCGACTGCTCCGGGGTGGCGTGGAAGTTCTCCACGTTCAGCAGTGCCCCGTCGCCACCGCGCGCTCCGCCCTGCTGGACCGCCTTCCACTGCTGATCAGTGAGAACAGGTTCGGGCCGGCCGGTGCCGTTGTAGACGAGGCTCTCCCCTGGCGGCAGGTAGCCGCCGGAGTCGTAGACCGGTCGGCCGATCAGCTGAGCTCCTCGCGCCGCGACTTCGCGGACGTTCGCTCCGGTGAACGGCGCCTCAATGATCTTGTTTGCGCTGCTGTACATCCATACATGACCCGGATGCGGGAACCCCAAATCGCCAGGTGATGGCTTCGCAACAGGCTTGACCCACTGCATCTGGTCCTGACTGACCCGCGGCACGCCCTTCGCCCCAGCAGCTTGCAAGGCGCGCATGACCAGGCCAGAGCAGTCGAAGGAATCCGGCCCCGTCGCACCCCACTGGTAGGGCTTGCCGAGCTGCGCCCGAGCGAACGCGATTGCCTTGCCTGCCCCCGGCCCGCCGGCCGCATCTTCCTTCGCACCAAGGAAGTTGACGACGCCACCGATGAGCGCCTTGGGAATCCCGACGAGCATCTGAGCCCATGGGCTGTCCCCCATCGCCGACGAAGCCTTGGCAAGCAGCGGGTTAAGGAGAGTCTCCGCCCCGACCCTGATACCGCCGGCCAAAATGTCAGCGATGTCACCGACGATGCCTCCACCGGCGAACGCGCCGGCGAATCCTGCTCCGGGGTCTCCAGCGACGCCGAGGAACCTCGCAACTCCACCAACACCACCCTTACGAGCGGCCTTGTTGGCGCTGTGCACGTAGTCCTCGCCGACGGCTTTCGTCCACTCGGGCCGCATGATGGCCTCGCCACCGGACACGGCCGCCATGCCGACGTCACGACCTGGCGTATACCCGGGGTAGATGCCACCCTTCGCAAACGCGATCGGCGCCAGCTCAGGCAGTTTGAGGGCCTTCGCGACGGCGTTCCAAACCTTGACGATGCCGCCGTTGTAGACCGTATCGACGATGAACTGGACCGGCTTGCGAGCGATCTCCTTCAATCCGTTCCAGAAGCCTTCAATGAGGCCGACACCCTTTTTGAAGCCATTCGGAATGTCTTCAGTGACGAATTTCCACAGCGCGGTAAGCGCGGGCTTGATGACGTTTTCCCACGCGGCCTTGATGACCTCGCCGAACTTCGCAAAGACCGGCTTGACGATGTTTTCATACAGCCAGCTAATTTTAGGTGCGAGAGTCTCGGTGATGAAAGACCACAGCGCTTTAAGAGCAGGCTGAATGACGACTGTCCATGCCGTCTTGATCGCAGTGCCGACCTTCTCAAAGACTGGCTTGATGACGTTCTCGAACAACCACAGCACCTTCGGTGCGAGCACGGTGGTGATGAAGTTCCACAGTGCTTGCAGAGCTGGCTTGATGACCGTGTTCCAGGCTGTCGTGACGACCGTTGCGATGCCCGTCCACGCGGGGACGATCACGTTGCGCCACAGCCAGGTGATCGCTGGAGCCAGCACGTTGACGGCGAAAGCTCGTAGTGCCTCCAGCGCCGGCTTGATGACGGTTTCCCAAGCCCACGTCACTGCAGCGCTGATGCCTTGGAAGGCAGCATCAACGACAGCTTTGAACTCAGGGAACGCGTGATAGGCCGCGATAACGGCGCCGACGACGAGTCCGATCGCGGCGACGATCAACCCGATCGGGTTGGCCGCCAGCACGATATTCAGGACTCGCTGAGCAATGGCCCACAACTTCAGGGCGACGACGACCGCGCCGATAGCGACGGCGATACCTCGGATCGTTGCCGGGTCCAGGGTGGAGATAATCTGGAAAATCCCGGAGATCGTAGCCAGGACAGCAGAGCCCAGCGGAGCCAGCGAAGAAACAACGTTCTTCACTGCGGCAACCAGATTCGCGAAGATCGTCTGAATGGTGGGCCAGTTCGCTCGGACATAGCCGATGAACGCCTTGAACCCCTCCGACTTGCCGAGGTTGGCCCCCCAGCGTGCGAACGCCGCTGTGACCTTCTCAAGCCCGCCAACGATCGTCCCCGTGAAGGGGAGGAACGCCTGAACGATGCCAGCGATGCCCTTGATGATGTTGCCGAACGACTTACCCAACCCGCCGATCGCAGTAGGCGCTTGCTTCGTCAGATCCTTGAAGAAGGTCGTCCAGAACTTCCCGCCAAGAGCCTTCGACGCGGCCTTCTCCAGCTCGACCAGAGCACCTGCACTGCCCTTGATCAGCGGAGTCAGTGGCGTGAACAGCTTTTGGATCACGTCAAGACCACCGGTGATCACCGGTAGAACTGCGGGGCCCAGTTCCTTTTGGAAAGCCTCGTAGGCGGCTTTGAACGCCTTGATCTGCTTGGCTGCGATCGCTTCGGCTGGCGACAGCTTCGCAGTCTTCGCGCCGGCCTTCGCTGCCGCCGCAGAGGCAGCTGCCGCGGCTCGCTTAGCAGCCTCCGCCTGCCGTTTCGCCTGGTCTTTAGCCTGCTCGCGACGAATCTTGTCTTGTAGCTCGGCGATCTTCTGCTGGCGCTTCTGCTGCTCCAGGGCCCGCTTGGCGTCGTCGACGCGCTCTTCGGCGTCCTTGACCCCTTTCCGCGCCTCAGCAACCCGCTTGGCTGCTTCTTCGCCAGCCTTGCCTGCTTCGGCATACGCCTGGGCAAGCTGCCGCTCCTGTTCAATGACCCGCTCGTTCGCCGCGGCAATGGCTTCTTTGGCGGCGACGACCTGGTCATTGCCTTCGATGCCCTTGGCCTGCTCCTCGGCGAGGTTCGCCTGCTCGGCCGCGAGCTCTTCGATGCGGAGCTTGACGCGCTCGTAGGCGATCTCAGCGCGCTCGATGTCTTCCGGGTCGCCCTTCTTTCGGGCAGCGACGAGCTCAGCCTCGGCGTCCTTGACATCAAGTGCGGCTTCCCGCTGGTCAAGAGCATTGCCCTTGGCGCGCTGCGCCATGGACTGCAGGTCCTTGATCGCCTGCTTCCGCGCCTTGTTCAGGTTCTCTTGCGCCTTGAGGGCTCCGCGCTGAGCATCAGCGAGAGACCTCTCCGCCTGAGCCGAACGCTGAGCAGCGGACACCTGCGCCTGAGCCGCCGCAGCGACCGCCGAGCTCAGCCGCTTCTTCGCGTCCGCTACACCTTCGACGGCGTCCTTGACCCTGTCCTGCGCGGACCGCATCTGATCAGCGGCATTCGCTGCCTGTAGCTGCTTGATCTGCGCCTGAGCAGCCTCGACGGCGAGGTTCCGGGTCGCGCCCGCAGCGGCGGTGAGGCCGGACGCGGCCCCTGTCGCTGCTTTTTCCTGCTCCTTCAGTGCATCGTTGATCCTGCTCAAGCTCGGCCCGGCCACCGCCGCAACCCCAACCAGCCCAGCACCAGCTGCAGCGAACACTCCGCCGAGCGCACCAGCCCCCAGAGCAGCTGTAGCTGCCAGGGGGACAGCGGCCAGCGCCGCAGTCACCAGACCAATCGCCGCCAGGGCACCAGCGACGTCCACGTCCACGCGTGCGTTCGCGGTACGCCCGTCCAAACGAGCGATCTCCGCATCAACTGTTACGAGCTGCCCGAGCGCACCGCCGGTGTCGGCGTCGACCTGCACGTTGGCCGTACGTCCATCGACTCGCTGAGCCTCAGCCGCAACAGCCGCCAAGCCGGCGGACGCCGCAGACGTGTCGGCGTCCACCCGCACCCGCGCGGACTGCCCGCCGAGCGCTGCCAATTGGCTACGTAGACGGGCGACCTCACCGGTTGCCGCCGACGTGTCCAACCCGGCCTGAAGGCGAATGTCCTTCAGCTGCGACTGGATGCCCTGCTGAAGCTGCTGGCCGATCTCATGGCCGAGCTTGGGAATCCCCGGCATGATCTGCCGCTTCAGGTCCGCACTGAAGGTCTTCGCGCTCGGAACGACCGGGACGACGACTTCGCCAGCCTGGAACTCCGCCACACCCCACCACCAATCGCACGTTGTGGGTTAGGCAGGAGGTAGGCGCGCGGCCTTCACGGGTTCACTGGCACGCCAGGAGCCGGAGAGAGATCCACCGTTGATGCGCCGCCATACGGCTTCCTGTTGCTCCGGGGTGAGCTGGCGCCGGGCTGTTTTGCCCTTGGGTTTCACGCCTGGGCGAGGAACGGGGTCAGGCGCCTTCGACTTCTTGCTGCCATTAGCGGCGGCGGTGATATGAACCAGCCAGCGGACAGAGTCGATGAGTGAGGCGGTCAGCATCTCCAGTTGTGACCACTGCCCTTGCGACGGGTCGCCGCCTTTAGTCGCCTGCTTGATCTCCGCGTCGCTCATCTTGTTCCGCATGGCTGTCTTGGTCGCGGACTCGGGCGGCAGGTGGCGAATCAGGTTCGCCACCAGCCGCCACGTCAGCTTTGCCTCGCCGCCGCCCGGCCTCCACAGGTCGCGCAAGTCGGTGCGGTGGCAGTGCATCCACAGGTCGGCCTCGATCGCGTCGTAATGCTCTGCGACGAGCACGACGAGGCCGGCTATTCCCCCCGGGTGAGACCCTGGTAATGCTTCGTGGATGCCTCGATGAGGGCGCTCAGGTCCTCCGTGGAGACGTTCGGAATCTTGCAGAAGCGCTCGTAGTCGTCGCCAAGGAGTTCGGCGACGAACTTGCGGAAATCACCGCTGTCGCTACCCAGGTCCGTCGCGACCTGCCAGTCAGCGTCTCCGGGGGGCTTCATGGTGAAGAACTCGCCGTCGATATCGAACACGAACGGCTGAGCAGCTGCTTCGCGTTTCCGGTCTCGTAGGGAAAACAGAGAGACCGGGGCGCCGTCCTGCGTGATGACCTTCGACGCCGAAGGGGTTCGCTTCGCGGGAGGCATCAGGACAGGTGCTCCTCAACCTCAGGCGCCATGTACGAGTGGTAGACGAGGACTCCGTTGGAGTCCGGGTAGGTCGAGATGGTCCACTCGTAGCCGGCGATCTCACCCTGGGCGTAGGTCACGTCGCTGCGTTCGGTGATCTCGGCCTCGGGGACGTAAAACCTCTCCCAGACGGTGCCGTCGTAGACGTCGAACAGCCACGCGCGCCGGTCGGGGGTGGGGGTGGCCGTCTCGGAGAACGTGACGATGCCGTCCACGTCCGGGACCAGGTCAGCCACAGGGATCCGGTTGTGCAAGCTACGGACGATGGGACGGTTGGTCTCCCACGCCGTCAGGCTGAAGGTCCGCACGCTGGACGTCGTCACCGTCCGGAACGGCGACACCTGACCCCACGGAGTGAACGACTCGCTGTCCTCCTCGACACCGTTGGTGAGACCGTCGTCAGAGATGGCGCCGATCGCGAGCCACGCACCAGTCGGCGCGGCCTCCTTGTTGACAGGCTGAGCAGTACCGAGCGGCGCGCACCACGCGCCGCCGTTGCTGCCGACGACCGAAAGATCGGCGGCCCTGATGATGTTGACCATGGTGAGCTCCTTCAAGCCGCTGGTCGTGGGCATGCAAAACCCCCGGCCATGGCGGCTCGGGGGCTGGATAGAGGAAAGGTCAGGCGGGATGGACGACGAACCTGTAGCTGGCCTCGTAGCGGCGCATGCCGGGGTTGTCGTACGGCACCCGATGAGGGCCGGTGGAGGTCTCTACGCGGGAGATCACGGCGCCGACCGGTGCGTGGCTCGCGAACTCCTCATGCAGCCGGTACTGGATCTGTGAGGCAAGGGCGAATGCTGCCGGGCCGGACGCGGCGAACACCGCGACGTCCACGGTTGGCTGATCCCGGCGGAATCCGTCGTAGCCCCCGCCAGTGCGGACAACCTGCACCCAAGGCAACTGGCTATCCAGGTCAGATGGCGTTTCGGTGGATGCAGAGACGTCCACGCTGGCCTCTAACCAGGCGATGAGGACCGCTTCAATGTCGATCACTCGTCACCCGCAGCCTTACCCATCACCCGGTAACGCGGAGTACGGGAGGTCCCCCACTCCACGTACGGGGCGTTTGGCGCGTAGTTGATGACCTTGGATACGGCTCGCGATTTCGCCCCTTCGCGGGCACCAGTTTCGACGCGGAAGGAATCCGCATAGCGGCCACTGTCTTGCGGAGCGAGGGACTTAGCTTTGTCCTTGACCTGCTCAGCCCGCGTCTCCATTTCCCGCTGCATCTGAGCGGAGCGAAGCATCTCGCCGATCCCCTTGTAGTTGCTGCGGAAGCGTGCACGAGGAGGCACCAGACACCTCCTCAGCCAGTCACACGAGTCAGTCGGGCCTCGACGCCAGCGCGGGTAGGGGTGAAGGGCGAGTTCCACACGGAGGGGATGCCGTTGATCTCGTAGACCAGGCCACGCACCTTGACGCGCTCGTACGCGGTGAGGTTGGTGTCAGGCGGGAAGAGGATCGTGAGTTGCTCGCTCGTCTGGTCTTGGCCCTGGATGTTCTCGGTGCTGCCGGTCGGCCAGACCACACACCCCGAGATGCTGGCCTCGCCCCAGGTCCATGTCTTGTTGCCGTGAGAGTCCCGCGGCCCAGCGGTGCGGCGCAGGACAGTGACGACCTCGCCCCTCACCCGAGGGCCTCGATCGCCTTGCACCACCGCGCCAGATCCGCCGCCGGGTCGAGCTGTGCGGACCGCTGTAGCGCCGCTGCGGACGCCGTCTCGTACGCGGCTGGATCGTCGAGGCGCTCAACTGCCGCCTGCCAGCCGTCCAAGTCGTCCTTGCGGACGAACGTGCCGGCCTTGCCAAGCGACTCCCGGAGCCCTGGTGTTGGGGTAGCGATCACCGGGATGCCGGAGGCCATAGCCTCCGCTCCGACCCGGCCCCACGACTCGTACTCGGACGGCATAAGCAGGATCCGCGTCCGGCCGTAGACGAGCTTGGCCATCTCAGGACCGGGGACGTTATCGACGACCTCGACGTTGGGGAGGTCTCTGACGTCCTGCTCGCCGTAAGATCCGCGGACCGCGAGGAACTTCCGGCCAGGCATGCGCTCGGCGAGCTGCCAGAACACGTCGCTGCCCTTGTTGACGAACAAGTTGATCAACGTGATGCAGTTGCCGGGGCTCGCGGCGTAGTCAGCAGCAACAACCGGCGGCCGGACGATGACCTCCCGCTCAGGACGGGCCAGCTTCGGATGCTCCGCGAAGTACTCCCCCGCGGCTGCCGCCATCCATTGCGAGTTGTAGACCGCGAGCGCCGTCGTCCCGGATCCGATCTGCTTGAACGTCGCCGGGAACGTGTTGTGGCACAGCACGACAAGCGGCCGACCCCAGCCGCGAGCCGCAGCCGCAGCCGACGGCACGTTCTCCAAGTGGGAGATGACCACGCCAGCTGTGCGCGTCTCCTTGCCGAAGTCCCGGCGGAGGGCCGGCGGGATGACCTGCACCCCGTCCAGGTCGAAAGCTTCCCGCGGCCCGGGAGCCTCGGAAAGGTGGACCTCGACCTGATGCCCGCGAGCAGCGAGGGCTCGTAGGAGGTTGTGTGCGGCCCACTCGGCGCCGGCGTTGTGATGCGGCGGATAAGCGTGCAGTTTCGCCAAGATCCTCATCATCACCCCACCCGCACAGAGATCATGCCTACGGTCCGCCGATAACGGCTGAGCGCCTTGCGCTCCGCCTCGGTCATGACGATCGACAACCCCAGGCCCGGCGTGTCGATGCGGTAGCTGTACGGGCCGATCGTTTCCGACGTGATACCGCCAGCGATGGCCGGCGAGGTGAGGGTCCGCAGCGCCATGCCGCACACCACCATGACGACGTCCGCTGGGACTTCGGCGTAGCCGTGGGAGTAGGTGACCCGGAAAGTGCCGGGGTAGCCCTCGTCTTCGTCCCACCAGATCTCCGGCAGGTTGATGACGAAGTTGCCCTCGCCGATCCGGATCTTGTCGAGGCCGTCCCACCAGTAGTCGACGACTCCGATGTCCGGGGTGCCGTTGATGCCGATCGCGGTCACGGACGTGATGCCGATGACGGGTCTTTGCGGTAGGACGATCATTCCGGCCTGCGCTCGCAACGTCACGGTGGACGTCGAGGTACCGAAGTCCTGGCCGGTGTAGGAACGGACCATCGTGGACGCGTCGGAGAGCAGCGCCTCCAGTCGAGCGCCTTCGTCGCACGTTAGGTCTCGGCCGAGGCGTGCTGCGAGGTCAGCTTTGGTCGCTAGGGGAGCCATATCGCCTCCTCAGAGCCTTGCGAGAGCGCGGAGACGGCCCCGCTGGGCAGCGAGAGCCTCGATGGCGTCACACCAGCGGGTGAGGTCTTCGGCAGGGTCGAGTTCTGCTGCTCGCGCGATAGCCCGCTTGGAGGCGGCGCCGTAGGCGCGAGGAGCGAGGAGACGCCGGATTTCCTTCTCCCACCCGTCGAGGTCATTGCGATCAACGAACACGCCTGCGTCGCCGAGGGACTCCTGAAGGCCCGGCGTGGGGTGCGCGATGACCGGGATACCGGACACCATGCCCTCCACCCCCACCCGACCCCACGACTCGTAATCGGATGGCATGAGCAGGAGTTTCGTGCGGGCATACACCTCGTCCCGCATCCGATCGCCGGGCAAGTTCGACAGCACTTCGACGTTCGGTAGGTCGCGAATGTCCTGGTCGCCGTAACCGCCGGTCACCGCGAGGAATTCCACGTCGGGCATGCGTTCCGCGAGCCGCCAGAACGTCTCCGAGCCCTTCGGCTTGAACAAGTTGATCAATGTGACGCGGTCGCCATGCTTGGTCCGGTACTCGTCGGCCAGCACCGGCGGATGAATCACGACCGAGTTCGGGCGTGGAGTGTTTACCGAGTTCAGCCACGTCTCGAAATCGGTGCGCATCCACTGCGAGTTGTAGACCGCGAGCGAGCACGGCCCCTTTCGGAGCCAGTTCTTCGTCTGCGGGAACGTGTTGTGCAGCACATGCACCACCGGGATGCCGCGCATCTGGCCGATCATCGACGCACGCTGGGTGTTCTCCAGGTGTGTGATGATCGCGTCCGCCCGGTCGGTGTAATCGAACGGATCGTGCTTGCTACGGAACGGGTGAACCCGCACCCCGTCCAGCTCATACGAGCCGCCGGCCACCGGGTTGGACAGGACCACGTCCACCTCGTGGTCGCGCTCTACCAGAGCGCGCAGCATCGTGTGGACCATCCACTCCGCCCCAGCATTGTGCGCTGGCGGGTAGGCATGAAGCATCGCCATCAGGCGCACAACGTCTCCCTGGGGGTTGATGCCATGCGGGAGCCCGGGAGTAGTCGGACTCCCGCACAGCAGAGAGGTTAGGAACCGGCGGTCGCGGCCTGCAGCGTGCCGAACGGGTACCGGCTCGCACTGGTGGCGTTGAGCGTGGTGATCGGGTTGCTGGTCGCGTAAGCCAGCCGCATGGTGACTCGAAGCGCCACCGAGTCCTGCTGCATCAGGTTCAGGACGACCGCGCCGTTCGCGTCGCTGATGACGCCCTGGTCGAACATCTTCCAGGTGATGTCCTGTCGCAGCCCGATCACAGCCTTCGACCAGTCGCCGGCGATCATCTCCGCTTCGCTGGCGTCCCAGGCGCCGTTGATGACCTCCGACAGCGGGTAGCCGTACAGGTTGCCCGCGCTGACAGCGTCATGCATGTTCGACTGGTAGATCGGGACGCCGTTGTCGTCCCTCATCCCAGCCAGCCGCCACTTCAGGCCGGGCCTCGACGCGAAGCCGTTGATCGCGAAGCCGTCCATGGCGACCTTCTCGCCGAGCAGCGTGACGTCCTCGGCGAGGTCACGGCCCGTGCCGGCGACCACGGTGTTGCCGGCCGCGACGGTGGACGGGTAGATGGCCGCGGGCCACGACGCGGGCTTGTCGGTCCCGAACAGAGCGGCAGCGTCGATCTTGGCTCCGAATGCTTCCACGATTCTCGGCCTGATTTCGTCCCAGATCGGCACCTGGGCGTCGTCGAGATACGCCTCGGGGATCGGGATGATGACCGCGAGCTCCTCGGCGACCAGCGAAACGTTCTTCCAGTCGACGCTCGACGTCTGCTTCATCCCGGTATCGCCCGAAACCCAGTAGGCCATCGGCAGCACATCGAGGACGGGCTGCCTCTGAGTTTTGGTGCTCATCCTCACCTGGCCAGCCCGCTGGAGCATGAACGACTTGGTCGGCATCTCCTGGAGGATCTGCGAGGAAACCGGAGTCGGGATCAGCGGGTCGTCGGAGCCGTCGCGGGTGGTCATGGAGTTATAGGTAGGCACGGGGATCTCGCTTTCAGACATGCAGCGGCGCCGGGCCCCGTGCGAGGAATCCGGTAGCTGCGGGATAAGTGGTTAGCGGCCGAGGAAGCGGCGGAACGCCTCGTTGACGTCCTCGGGCGCGTAGTCAGCAGGAAGAGCGCCAGGTGTCAGCGACTCAACAGGCCGGGTCCGGACGGGGTAGGAGTGCTCCTCCTCGTCCTTCTCAGAGGCAGCCGGAGGGGGCATCGCCGCGAGGCGCCGCTCCAACTCAGCTTCCAGTTCGCGACTGAGCTCCTGAGCTGCCTCGTTGATCTCGTCCTCGTTGCTGCCGCCGAGTCGATCCAGCAGAGACGTCGGGATGTTGTACGCCGCGGCGGCCATCAACTTGGCCCGCCCGATCTCGGCAGCAACGGCCCGCTGCTCGGCAGCGGCCAGACGATCTGCGATCCTCTGCTGCTCCGACTTCTGTGACTCTTCGAACTCGGCGTACTTCCGAGCTGCCTCGGCGTTCGCCTTGGCTGTCTGCTCGTGCTTCCTCGCCATAGCGCGCCACTTCGAGACTTCCGCTTCCCAGTCCTTCGCCTTGTCAGGCTCGTCCCGAGACTCAGAGTCCGCAGGTGGCTCCATGGACTCCGAAGGGTCCGGCTCGATGCCGGTGGGCTCTTCGGTGACCTCTGGCTCAGTCGCGGTTTCGGACATGGATGGGTCTCCCGTGTCGGGTAAGCGCTCGCCGTGTCGGCGGGCGAAAGGGGACATGCGAAAGCGCCGGGCCTGCCATGTCGGCTGGTCCGGTCAGGGAAAAAGATCAGGAGGAGGGTTGATCGCGGGGCTCTACACCTGGCGGGAGAGACGCGGCACGGCCTTCCCACCACTGCCGCCACACCTTGCGCGCCTCGTCGCCGCCGGTACCGGCGGTAACGCGCTTCCAGGTGTCGAACAACTCGTCCGCTTTGTGAAGCAGCGGGGAATCGGCATCGAAGATCGGGACGGCTTGGCAACCATCGTGATCGTGGTACTTCGCTCCGCCGTACCGGCTATCACCAGCGGTTTCGGCGGACTCATACACGGCGCCGCGGGAAATCAGCATCGCGCACCATGAGCACGGGTCGCCGTCCCCGATGCGAGCCCAGCCGAGCGCGTCCTCGTCATCGTGAGAGGTGGCTTCCATGACATCCCGGCCGCCCTCAAGCGCAAGCCTGGTCGCGGTACCAGAGATCGTGACCGCCATCCGGTCCCGCGCCTGCGCTGGCGTCGCACCAAGTCTCAAGGACTTCCGCATCACCGCCATGCCGGCGCTGTCCAGAGCCTCGGTCAACTGCTCCTGGGTGAGGGTCCGCGGCTCGGCCATCACGACCTCACCGGAGACACCCGCTGCGGTACGGAGTTGTCGGTAGTACGGGCCTGCGAGGCTCGCAGAGCGCTCCCGGCTGGTCATGACCATGGCAGCGAGCGCCATCTGTACACCCGGCCACGACTCCTCGGGCTGCTCCAGGTTGAACAGCAACCGGAGGAGCTTCACAACGTCGCGGACGAGGCTGGACGACACCACCCGCTGCTGTGCCTGGTAACGGGCAGCGGCGCGCTGCTGCTCAAGGTCTGACATTCCCACCAGCCGAGTCCGGAGGCTGCGGCGGCGCTTCGAGAGCGTCAGCTTCGGCCTTCTGCTTGTCGACGATCGCGTTCAACTGAGCTTCCGCATCAGCCTTCGCCGCAGTGGCCTTCCACCTGGTGACATCCGTCTGCGTCACACCGGGAATGCGCTCCCAGAGCTCTTGCGCGGGCACGTCGAGCATCTGCTTCAGCTTCCCAAGCGCATCTACTGTCGACGCCAGAGCGCGGGCTTCAGTGTCGCGCCATACGACCTGCGCGGCCATGTCGGACCAGCCCCGCTTGTCGCCGGCCGCGCGAGATGCCAGACGCAAGGTCTGCTCATGCGACTCACCGAAGCCAGACTTCCGCTCGGTGATCTTCCGCTGCAGGCCGCTCTCCGCTGCAGCGAGCGCTTCCGCCGACAGGTTGCTCATCTGACCGAGCAGATGGTGGGGCGGCGTCTGGGAGACGGTCGCGATATGCCGGATCGTCTCCTCGGCGCTCTTTAAGTAGCCGCCCAAGTCCGTCTGGCCGAACTCACCGAACTTGGTGTCTGAGTCCTCGGCCATCCACAAGCGGCTCACCGACGCGTTGAACGGCTGCATCGGGTTGCCGTTCTCATCGAAAGGTGGCGCCATGCCCGTGACCCAACGCTGCCTGAAAGCGGCGTACTGCTGGGCCATCATCAGGCCAAACGTCGTCGAATTCAGCTGATCTTGCATCTCGAACAGAGGCTCAATCTCGCCGCGGATGCAGTCGTCGCCGTCCAAGTCATCGCCGTTGACGTACCTCACGACAGGGCACACGCCAAGGTTGTGCGCTTCGGTCTTGACGAGCCGCAACTTCCCGCCCGGCTTGACCTCCGCCTCCAGCACGTACCGGTTGACGTCGTCATACAGACGAATCGACCTGATCTGCTCCTTCACGCCGTTGTGAATCGCCTCTTCGATGGCGTACAGCGGCCACTCATCGTCGATCGGGTCCTCGTAGAACGCCGTCATGCGCCGCGGCGACTTCGGGAGAATCACCGGCACAGGCTTGCCTGGCATGACCACCGTGTAGCCCACCCCGTACTTCAGGGCGGCCCGATGTACCCCGTGCTGGCGGGCATCCATACGGTTGGCCTGCCAAAACTCCCACGCCGCCGCGTTCTCATCCCCGCCGGCGGCCCGATACCCATCGACGTACAGCGCCTGCGCAACCACCGTGACCACAAGGGGCAAGACATTCACCCGGGCACGCTTGATCAGCCACTTGTACTCCTGCCGGGCCCCCTTCGGCACGTACACGCTGGACGCTTCGCCCCGCATGTACGCCGAGATCTTCTTCAGCCTCGGCTGCTCCTGCTCGCGCATCTGCAGCAGCCGCCGCGAGGTGTCGATGACATCCGACTCGGAGAGGGCCACAAGCACCCCCTCGATTGATCGTCAGAATCCGTAAACGCGGCCCGTGCGGGTCCTCTTCTTGCGGTTCTTGTACTTCGGGGAAGCGAGCACCAGGCGGCGGACCATGCGAGCGCCGATCACACACACAGCGGCGTCGATCTTCTTCGGTGAGTCCGGAGACTCCTTACCGATCGACACACCCCATCGGTTGGGCCGGCGCCGAACATTCCCAACGTGCCGAGCAACCCGGGCGTCACCGTCGTGCCGGAATGCGCGCTCGTTGATCTCGGTCTCAGTGAGCTCGCAGGCGAGCGTGAAGTCGTAGGTGCGTGACCTCATGTCCCACGCGATCGGCTGCGGATCCTTACCGTCCGGCACGGAATGCACGAGCAGCTTCTCGGCGTACCGGCCTGGCCACGTGACCTTCGCGAACCCTTCCCACTCCTTGACGTCAGCGAAGAACGCCAACACGTCCCACCGGTCGAACATCTGCTCAACCGCGGCGTCCACCTCAGCAACCGGCACGACCGATTCCGTGCTGTGCGAGGTGTCCGGCTCCCACACGCCGATCGTGAAGACGTACCCGTCCGACATGCGGCACCCAAGCAGCGCAGTGGCGTCCCGCGACTTGGAGCCGTCGAAAAACGCGACGATCTCCTCGCCGTCGGCAACCAGCTCGCTCGGATCCGCGATCAACGACCACGCTTGAGGCGTCATCCACGCATCCTGGGCTGCGGTAGGCCAGTTCAAGTACTTCCGCTTGGAGTCGTCGGGCTTGCTCCGCGGATCCCAGATGCGTTCCATGATCGGACGTGTCTTCTGCCAGAAGCAGTCCTCGTACACGAACTCCAAGGCCCGGCGGAGTGAGTCCTCGTCCGTCATGTCCGTGTCCGGTGGAGCAACCCGTGCGTCGTACAGAATCCGTGACTCGCCGCGGGTCTTGCCTTCCTCCTGCGCCACCCACGCATCCCATGACGCCTCAGCTACCGATCCGATGCCGGGAATCCAGGAGTTGCAGGTCTCCAGCATCCGGCTACCGGACTTCGTGAGGTTGTCCTCCAAGGTCGCGGCTAGATCCGGGCCGCCGTTGGAGGGCTTCCAGTGCTCGGTCTCGTCAGCTATGACGCAACTCGACTCCGCGCCTTCAGCCGCAGTCGACGAAGCCGTGATCACCTCAAGGGTGCCCTCAGGAGCCTTGTAGTAGCGGGTCTTCGCCGGGTCGAGAGCGAACTCTGTGACGATCCGAGAGCCTTTCGGCGCGAACGCCCGCACCATCCGCATGGTGTTCGCCGTCTGTGACTCCGCAGTAGCGGCGATCTGCACCAACGGCATGTCCACAGGCTTGCCACGAACCCCGCCAGGAGACTTCGAATCGAAGTCCAGCACCCGGACCGGAGCGCAAAGCTCAGCCAGGGCCATCAGAGCGGCGAACGGTGACTTACCCGACCCCTTCGCTAGCCGACGAACCCCGTGGTGGTAGAGCCAGTTGCCGTCCTCATCCACCGCGTACCAGTGAAGGAGGAACCGCACCTGCGACTCAACGAACTTCCACGGCAACCCCGCGCGCGGCCCGTTCGGATGCCGCAGGTATTTGCTTGACCACCGGAGCACTTCCCAGCCGAGGGTGAACTGCGGAATCTCCTCAGGCAGGGTGATAAGCCGGTCAGCCGGAGAGACGACGACGCCACTCATCGAGAGCCTCCACAGCCGCCTCCTCATCGGCATCCGTCTGCACCGCGCGCTCCAACTCCACCCGCACCCGGCGCCGATCCCCTTCAGTCGTCAGCAGGCTCGACATGCCGGACATCACGGCAGCGAACATCTGGGCAGAGAACCGGCTCGCTTCCAAATTTCGGGACATGGCCTCCGCCACATACCGGGCCGTGGCCCAGTCGGACGCCTCGTAGAAAACCCGCTGCCCTGACAGCCCCAACGATCGGAACCAGTTCTGCGCAATCGGATGCCATGCCTCATCTGGCTCCTCAACAGGAAGCGGACCACCATCAACCTGAACCTTCGTGACCGCTTCCTGCTCCGCCTTCGTCCGATGCCCATGGCGCTGCCCTGAGCGCTTCCCTACGGGGCCACGAGAACCCATGACACCTCCAACGAAGGTCACGCCGCCAAACGGCTCACAGAGGCTCACGGGCTCTAAAACTTGGGAGGGATCTCCGGCGCAATACGTAGCCGATCTGGGGCCGGGAGGGAGGAGGGGACCCCGCCCACCCCCTCCTGCTAGGTCCATTTCACCTGGGGTTCAGAGGGTCGCCAGGAGGCGCTTCATGGCTTCTCGGTCACTCTTGATGGAGTTGCACATGAAGTGCGCACACTGCGTGTTAGCGGGTTCGTGTGTGCCTCCCTTGGCGAGAGGCACAATGTGATCGATGACTGGAGCTTTGGGGTGAGGCACTACCTGGTCTCTGTCTGTCTTGGTGTGGCAGAGCTGGCAGGTCCAGTCGTCTCGTTCAAAGATCCGCGACCTGTAGACGTGAGCTACATACGCGTTCTTCTGTACTGCTCGGCGCCTTGCTCTCTGGTCTGCCTTGGCGCACTTCGCTGAGCAGTAGGAGGCGGGGCCTGTGGCTTGAACGCAGAAGGATGTGCCGCAGCGGATGCAGTCTCCTTGGACGAAGACGCGTGGCTTGGGGATGTGCTGCCTCGCGGGGTGCCTGTCGGGAAGTCTGGTCCATGCCCTGCCGTGTGGCCAGTCCAGTGGGGCCGGCAGCCATGCGGTTCTGCGTCGCTCCTGCTCCTTGGCTTCTCTCCACTGTGCTGTGCAGGCCGTAGAGCACCAGCGAGTACGCGTAGAGCTGGACGTGAATGCGGCTTGACAGTGATCGCAGGAGAGGCTGTATGCGCGGGTCTTGTTCGCGCATGGCCTGGAGCAGTATTTAGCTAGGCGTTGACGGGTTCTCCAAGCGGATCCGCATCCCTCGCAGGTGCGTTCGTAGATGACGTCGTGGCTTGGCCAGCGGCCTGTTTCTTCTTTCCGCTGTCGCTGGTACGCCATCCCGCGTTCGACGTTGAATCGCTTCTCGCAGGAGGGTTTGCCGCACTGGACCCGGCGGGGATGCGTCATCTGATCGCCACAGTACGGACAAGGTCTGGTCTCGATGACCTTCTCTGCCTGACGCTTGATCTTGGCGTCCTCGGCCCATTGCTGTGCGCGGCCGTCGGCCTTGGCCCTGCGTGCACTTGCCTTGGCCCGACATCTGCCTGAGCAGTACGTAGGTAAAGGGCCGATCTTCTTCGGCGTCAGCGGGGTGGCGCACTCTTTGCAGGTGAGCGCGCTGGGGGTAGGGTCTGTCACGTCGTCCTGGTCCAATCAGGTCGGCCGTGCCCGAGGAGTGTTAGCGCACTCGCTCGGGCTTCTTATTGGGTTGTGTCTCGATCATCCCAGATGTGCCTGACATTCCGTGGGAATCAGCCCGTCAGGTGCCAAGAATCTGCAGGTCGCATGTAGGTGACCTAGGGTTATCTGGCGAGGATTCCGCTGTCGGCCAGTGCGAGGAAGCAGAGGCCGGCGGCGAGGAGCGCGATGGGCCAGGCGCGTTGTATGGCGGCCCAGATGGCGGATGCGAGGAAGGCCACGATGGCGAGCAGGAGGATGACGTTCATGGGTGTCTCCTAGATGAGACCTGGGTGTTTTTCCTGTGGACGCTGCCTGGGGATGCGTTTGGCTTGTGCTGCTTGTCCACCTTCGCGGGAGGACTTGGTGCGGTGGCAGTAGGGAGCGACGTTGTGATGGATGGCGGCCAGGTTCTCAAGCGAGTGGTCGTCGCCAACCACGATGTGGTCGACGCCGTCTGCTCCGGGGCCGCAGCAGACGTGGCAGATGCGCTGGTCTCGTTTGAGTACCTGGTTGCGGCGTTTGGGCCAGTCTGCGGGGAGGCGGTCTCGGCGATCAGATCCCTTCCATCCGCCGGCCATTAGCTCTTGATGCCCTTCTCGGCTGGCCATTCGCCAGTGGCCTGCTTGTGGAGGCGAGCGCAGAGTCCTTTGACGACGCCTGGCCCTACGTGCTTGGAGAGCTCTTCTACGCAGCGGTCGTAGGAGCCGTCGGTTCCCCAGCGCAGGCGCAGAGCTCCTGGACCGGTAGTCCAGTACCGCATGAGCTTCTCGGTTCCGTTGTCTCCGGGCTTGGCGTCTGCCATGAGGGCCTCCGATCTCGGCCTGTTAGGAACCCTGTTGTGGGGTCTTCTTGCGCTTCTTCGGCGAGGTCAGGAAGTTGCGTATGGCTCGGTTGGCCATAGCTGCCTGGCCTGCTTTGTCTGTGGGGATCAGGTCGGTGGAGCCCCAGGAGAATCGGTCAGCCATCAGAGCATCAGCTCCATGTGGACGTGCGGGACGCCTTTTCTGGTGGTCACGGAGACGACGCGGAACTTACTCCCTGGGGGGAGGACCATTTCGCGGTTGGATCCTGCAGCGGCTTTGGTTCCCTTGGGGAGGGTGATTTCGGCGGTGGCTTGCCTGGTGGCTCGGCCTACGGATCCAACGTCGTTGGTGAGGCTGGTGGAGACGAAGCCCTTGTCGGAGAGTTCCTGACCTGGCTTGAGCTCGCCGAACTGGTCAGCGGAGAAGCCCCGGTAGACGGTCATGGGTTCCGTCAGCGGTGGGGCTTTCTTGATCGCCGAGTTGAGGTCTTTGCTGGCTTTGCGTGCCCGGTCGAGGTCGGCGTCGTTGAAGCTGACGTCGGCCTTGATGTCCTTGGAATTCAGTCCTCTGAGCTGGCCGTTCATCAGAGCGAACCCTGGTGACTGGTAGAACCGCATGGCCTTGTCCTGGGCAGGGCTGAGGCTGTTGCGCCAGGATCCGTAGTGGTCGTCGAGGAACTTCTTGTCCCGGGGGGCAGCCTTGGTGGTTCCTGCTGAGGGAGGGGTTTTCGCGGCGGGCTTCGCGGCGGGGGCCTTGGCGGCGCTCGGTTTGGGTGAGGCGACCGCTTGGGCGGTGCGCTTCACCGGCGGGGAGGCGGCGCCACGTCCGCTGTTCGCCTTCTTGGTGGAGGGCGTCTCAGCGGTCTTGGTTGTGGCTGGCTTGCGGCCGTGGTTCTTCTCAACGGTCGCCGCTGGTGTGAGAGGAACCCACCCATGCTTCCACTGCTGACCCGGGTAAGGGTGAGGCATAGCGTCCCTCGCTTTCATGCACGAGTGGGCGCCATGCGAGGCGTCCGGCTGATTCGGGTTAAGGGAGGAGGTTCACTTTCGGCCAGCGGCTGCGCAGATCGCGTCGTCAGCCTTGCGGGAGTCGACTCCGCCCTTCGCGCCCTTAGCGGTTGAGCCGGATCTGGTGGTTCGGCTTAGGGCCGACCATGATGGCGGCAGCACGGTCTTCCGGCTTCAGGTCGCGCTCAATCGCGGCGGGCTCGGTGTCCACCTGGCCAGCCAGCATGAGATCCAGAATGACTCGGTCCTGTTGGTCGCGAGGTAGATCGCCGAGCTGCCGGCGGACGGCAGCCATCGTGGTCCACTTGCCCGGCCTGGGGCTGGCGGCAGCCACCGCGTCCAAGACGATCTTTTTTGCCTGGGTGTCGGGGACGTTGCCCCCGGCGCTGTTGGCGCGCTGTCTCTGCTCCTCGCGCTTCGGAGCCGCCGCGGGTTTCGGCTGAACCTGCGGCTTACGGGCGGCCTCTTGGCCTGACAGGCGGATCTGGTGGGTCGGCGTGTTGCCGACCATGAGTTCGGCCTTGCGGTCCTCGGGCTTCAGATCCCCGTAGATCGCGACGGGCTCGATATCCAGTCGACCAGCGAGCATAAGGTCCAACATGGCCCGGTCCTGCTGATCACGAGGTAGATCAGCGAGCTGACGGCGGACGGCGGTTATGGTGGTCCACTTACCCGACCTAGAGTTAGCGGCCACCGCGTCCAGGACGAGCTTTTCCGCTTGAGCGTCGGAGACTTTTCCTCCGCTCGGGGCGGGCTTGGGAGGTGCGGTCTTCGCAGGAGCGGAAGCCCTGGGTGCCGCCTTGGCCGGAGGCTTGGCGTCGGCTGCGCTTTTCTGGTTGACGTCGCCCGCGTTAACGGTGACGACCTTCCCGCCGAGGTCGACCTTGACTTCGCCGTCGCCGCCCTTGCCGACGACCCGGCCGGTTTTGCCGTCGTGGTCGCCTGCCGTCACCTCGACGACGTCTCCGGTGCGGAGCATCTTGTAGTTGCCCGACAAGCCATGGACTCCGGCGGGGAAGCTGGAATCGTCGTCGGTCGCCTTACGTCCGCCTGCCTTGCTGGGCCGGCCTGCCATGGTGCGGAGCGCGTCGTCGACCTTTGATGACTTCGATGGCGCCTTCCCGGCGTTGAGGCCGGTCCACTTCGGAGGCGGCGTCCCGTCCGGGCCAGCACCCTCCTGGGCGTTCTTGCGGAGTGTCTTCGCTGCCTCAGCGGCTTCTGCTACGACGCGAGAGAGCATCGAGTTCTTGCCGGGCTTCTTGCCGTGGTTCTTCTTCACCGCAGCAGCGGGGGTGATGGGGATCCAGCCGTGACGCCATTGCTGACCAGGCTTGGTGTCTGCCACGGCGACCTCCTAATGAGTGTGAGTGGTGGGCGCCGCTACAGGTAGCTATTCAGGGGCGGCTACAGCGATCGCGGAGACGCCAGACAGGAAGGTGAAGTCCACGCCAGGGAAGGACTTGCGGAGACTCGTCACCACGGCGTGAGTGTCCTCGGGGGTCGGGTCGTCGGAGAGGGTTACGAGGACCTTGTCGCCAGGGCGGAGAACGATCATGGCGGGGGTGGTCACGGTGCCGCCTTGTCCCCATAGGGCGACCAGGCGCATTCCTCACAAACTGCGTAGCCGCCAATGGTGTGGATACCTTCAGCGGTAATGGCGGTGATGGTCGCGGTCTGGAGCGTGCTCTTCAGGCAGTGGGGACACCACTCATGGCGAAGATCACTAATGATGGGGATTGCCTGTTCGGACTCCGTCATCCTGTGGCGCCCTTGATGCTGGCCTGGAGCATCTGGCCAAGCAGGAACAGCGCCTGCGGCTCGGTGAATCCCGCGTTCAGGTAAGCGAGGAACAGCTCGTGGAGCTGGGCGGCGCCTTCAGCGAGGAGAGTGATCGGATCCTCGGGATCAGGCATCGGTGGGCGCTCCGTCCTCGCTGATCAGACCGCTCCGAACCCACCCTGTCTGCTCGTTGTACAGATCCGAAGGAGGCGGCCAGGTACGGTAGATACTCCAGTTGGTGCCACCGTCTTCGGTGAACTCAACCTCTATCCGCTGACTGTCTGCTCGCATCTCCACACTGCTGTCCGCGTACTCATCTTCGACGCGGAGGAGACCGCCGACGACGCTGATAGTGCGCTTGGTGAGGCGAGCGGCCCGCTGAGCGTTGGCCAGGGTGACCGCTTCTCTAATGCCGGAGCCGCCGGATGGCTCGAAGACCACCAGTTGGGGTTGCGCCACTATGACGTCTTCGGTCAGCGACGGTGCAGCCTGCTCAACGAGTTGCCGCACCTCTTGATGGGTGAACCCTGCGGCGCGGAGTTCTTCCCGGTAGGTGGCGAGACGCTGGGCGGTTGTCAGTTCGGTCACGTGCTCTCCTCATGGGTGGGCGAGAGCCCCGACCCATGAGGAGGTCGGGGCTCTCTACCTCCGGTAGCTAGCCGGAGGGTTCTTGATGGGCTGAAAAGCGAAATACCAGCCGTCACTAATCGTGTCTGGGGTGAATCGCGGTGTAGTTCCCATAACGACCGCCTCGCTGGCCCCACCTGTTTCCTACGGTGTGCGTCATGGCCAACAACACCGCCACAGGATGTGGAACGCTCCTCGTTGTCGCTCTCCTCGTAGGCGGCTGCATGAGCCTGTTCAACGGCGACGACGAACCCGTAGCGGCGCAACCCGCACAGCCCGTGGCAGTTCCCGACTGGGCGAACAAACCGCTCGTTGAGGCAGAGAACGAAGCGAAGGCTCTCGGGCTGGACCTGTCGTCTTCCGGACTGACCGGTAGCTTCTGCAGCGACGAAACCGACTGCTTCATCTACAAGACGGTTCCGAAAGCCGGGACCGCGGTTACGGCGGGCGCGAAGGTCGCGGTGAAGTGGTGGGACAAGGAAGAACGCACGTTCCACCGGAAGTACCGGAAGATGCCAAACGTCGTTGGCTGGTCCGAGGAGAAGGCCAACAAGCTGCTGGAACCGATCTACTGGTCCGTCGAAGAACGCCGCAAGGAGACGACAAGAATCCCGGTGGGCGCTCACCGTGTCCTGGCGCAGTCCCCCAGAGCGGGCCGGCCGTTGAGGGTGGGACAGAAGGTGAAGCTGGTGATCGGCTTCAACTTCGGCTCAACCTCAGGTGATGGCGGTGGGGGTGGGAGCTTCAGCAGCGGTGATGGCAACGATGGCGAGGGCCGGTTCTGTGGTCGCCGCTGGTGGTGCTGACGGGATTACGGGTGGGCGCTGGAGGCGAGCACGCTTGGGTTGTGCTCCGCGACGAGAGGGCGGACCGCTTCGGGGTCGCCTTCGGCTTCAACGTAGCGGCCCATGAGCGCCATGTTCGCCTGGTAGAGCAGGCTGGATGGGTCGATTTCGCTGGGGTGCCAGAGGTGGAAGATCGTGCCCTCATGCTTGGCAGTCGGGCCGAGAAGCGCATCACAGGCAACCCTCGCGGCCGTGTCCTCGGCGCCCCAACCTTGGAACCGCTCGTCCATTCCGCCAGCCTGCCACCATGCGGAAGGTTGGATTACCAGAATGCCGCCGGTGGACCAGTCGGTTTCGAGCTCGGTCGCGCACAGGTAGGCGGGAGTCCCTGCGAGGTAGGCGTCCGTTCCCTGTGGGGAGAGTCCGCGGAAGTGCGTGTAGGGCAGGTGAAGGAGTCCGTCGTGGGCGCTCTCGACCGCCGCGAGGAGCGGTTCCCGCTCGGGCAGCGTGTCTGCGTCGCACAGGACGACCACGTCAGCGCCAACGTCCTGGGCGAGGCGAACACCGTGGTTGCGTGACCCCGCGCGGGAAAACGGTGTGTGGCCTGAGTCTGCGTCGATGTGCCACGCATCCGGCAGCAGGGTTCGCAGGTGGGCGCGCACCGTTTCGTGGTGGCGCTCCCGATCCGGCTGGCCGCCACGCCAGGGGATTACGACTGCGACGCGCACATGACCTCCCTCAGGTCTTGCGGAACACAGCCCATGGGCGCTCCGGCTCGATGCGCTTCAGGCCGCGCTTCTCCGCTTCGGCCTTCTGCGCGTCGGGGTGCCAGGTGGTGACGTCGATCCAGATCTGAGCCTCTTCGGGGTTGTCCGAGGTGGGCCAGTCCACGACGATGAGTCCGCCCTTGCGGACGGCCTTGACGAGCCCGTCGAGGATGGCCAAGGCCGAAGATCGCGGGTGGTGGATCAGCACCGCCAGGCACACCACGGCGTCTACCTTGTGGCCGATCTGCTCGTACAGGTCACTGCCGTCGGAGAGGACCTGCGGCATGTCGGGGTCGTTCTCGGCGAGGTGGGCGAGCATCTTCGGCGAGGCATCCGCGCCGGTCACGTCGAACCCGAGACGCTTCAGCGGGATCGCTACCCGGCCATCGCCACAGCCGAAGTCCACAACGCGTGAACCTGGCTTGAGGACCTCGGCGAGCTGCAGGGCGGCCTGTTCACCAGATGCCCAGTACGCCTCTTCGGAGACGCCGCGCGACGGGTGAATATGAGCGGGGCCTGCCTGGTCCCAGGCGTCGATGACCTCTTGGCCTGTCATGACTTCCGTCCGATCCGAATCACCGTCACGCCCGTCTGGTCAGGCATGTAGCCATGCGGGTCCAGCACCACCGAACCAGCAGGGAACGCGTAGTCCACGAACTGCGGGTGCTTGGTGCCGATCACGTACACGTGGGGCTTGTCGAGTGGGCGATGACGCTTCGGCTCCACGAACGGGTCGTAGAGCCCCACCTGGCGTTGCCGGTCACGCAGCTGGTGGGCGAGGAGACGCGCTGGCGAGCCCGCGGTGAGCGCGCTGCTGGGCTTGTATGCCTCACCGAGAATGTAGATGTCGAGGCCGGTCTGATCTGCCCACCGCTCTGCGAGGTCAGCCAGCCACCCTGACTGTGCTTCTCGGGCGTAGGCCATCTGGCCGAGCAGGTCGTAGGACAGTTCCAGGCGTTGAGCGAGCCATGACATGGCGATCAGGTCGCGGGGGTGGCAGGCGCCGCCGTCTCCCATGCCGCCCCGCAGGTACTTCGGGGAGATCACCCGCTCGGTCGCGAGGGACAGGGCGTCGATGACCTGGTCGCAGTCAGCGCCGGTCTTCTCGCAGATCTCCATGAGGGTGTTGCCGATGACGACCTTCGCGGAGATGACTGTGTTGTACGCGACCTTGATCAGTTCAGCGGACTCGATGGACGTCTTGAACACCGGCCGGTCATGAAGTTGCCCGTACACCTCGACCACAGGGGTCAGGTGTTCGGGCCGGTCGGCGCCCATGAGGACGAACTCCGGCTCCAAGAAGTCCGCGATCGTCGTCCCCATCGCGATGAACAGCGGGCTGTACACGAGGGTGACGTGGGCGTTCAGCAAGCCCCGCAGGTGCTTGTTGCACGTACCCGGCAGCGCCGTGGACACCACAACGAGCGTGATCGCCTTGGCCTGCTGGGCAGCGGCCCGGCACACATCCCGAACCGCCTGGGTGAGGAACCCGTACTCGAAGTCTCGGCGATCGTAGGGGGCAGGCGCCTCGCCGCCGTAGGCAGGAGCGTGCGGCGTCTGCACCGCGACAAACACCACATCGGCGTGGGCAACGACCTCGGCCACCGTGTGAGCGAGCTTCAACGGGCCAGAGTCGATCAGGTCCGCGAATCCCTGCTCGCCCTGGTCCCCACCTTCGGAGAACATGCGCTCGACTCGGGCTCGGTCGATGTCGTAGCCGATGACGTCGTGGCCAGCGAGGTGGTGCAGCGCCATGGCGCAGGGGGCGCCCAACTTGCCGAGGCCAATCCAGCCGACGTTCATGGGGTCCTTCCGGGGGTCCAAGCTGCCCGGAGCGCCTCAACATCGCGAGCTCTGGCGGCCTTCATGGGGGGTGAGTGGTAGTCCGCGGTCCGGTACCCGGCCTGGGCATCACGCCAGGTCTCGTCGTCGTGTCCGCCGGTCAGGTCGTGACGGTCGTGGAGGACGTTCACCACGATGCGGTGGTGGGCGCCTACCGCGGCCGCGACATCCTGGGCCCAAGAGTCACAGTGCGGGGACAGGCTGAAGTGACCGAGGACGTCCACCATGCTGCGGTGGACGATCGGGAAGATGTTCAGGGCTGGCGAGTCGTTGTGTGCCGGCCACAGCACGCCGCAAGGCGCCTCAGCGACCCGGGAGTCCCAGCCGGGAGTGAGCATCCTCGCGTCGTCGTTCCACAGCAGCAGCCACTCCCCCGACGCCATGGCGGCGAGGTGGTTCACGTACTCGTGGAGCTGATGGTAGCCGTACCTGGTGGGCGCCACCCAGCAGGTGGCCCGGGACCGCTCAGCCGCTTCAACGGTGTCAGGGTCGTCGGGGTCCGCAGCAACCAGGATCTCCAGACGGTCCGGGTTGTCGGCCATGACGCGTAGGGAGCCGATCGAGTCCGCCAGCGAGGATGGGCGTCCACGGGAGGGCAGCAACACAGAGATCATGTGATGCGGATCAATCCGCTGCGGAGAAGCGGCTCCTCAGGAGGAGCGACCGGTTTCACCCAGACGACGTAGCGGCCCTCGTCGAGCTCGCTGACGCCTTCGTCGCCGCCGTAGAAGACCATCGCCCGGCCGGTTCCGGTCTCCCACTGGGCGGCGTACCAATCATCGTCTCCGGGCTCGACGTCGTACGGCATGATCGCCATGAAGACTGGCGTCAAAGCGGTGTAGTCGCCTCCAACTACCCCTGAGCGGATGAACTCTTTCGTTCCGGACGGGTAGCAAGGGATGTCGCTCACGAGCTACCCGCCCTTCAACGTTGAGGTGAGCCGATAGACCAGGCCCTCGATGGAGCACCGACCGCCCATGCCCTTGAGGCTGGGGACCCTGCGGACCAGAGCCTTTCGGGAGGCCCGATCGTCCACGGGATTCCACCGCCAGGAACGCCAGTGGAAACGGTGGGCGTAGGAACGCTCGCCGTGGCCGCGACCCTGGATGGTCTCGCCGTGGCCGTGATGGCTGCGGCGGGGATCGTGGTCGTGGCCTGCACCGTCGCCGGGTTTACGGTGACGATGGTCGTCGCGGTGGTGGTCGGCGTCGGGATCGCCGCCGTGGCTGTGACCACCGTGATGGCGATCGAGGCGCTGGCCGAGGTGGTGGGAGATGGGATCGCTGCAGCCGCGGTGACAGTCGTCGGCGAAGCCGTGGTGTTGCCGTCGGCGGTGACCTCGGGCAGTGGGACCGACGCAGTGACCGACACGACTGAGGGAGCCGCGGTGGCGCCTGCGGTCGTCACTGGGCTCGGGACGAGCGCAGACGCCGCCACAACGCTCGGCGAGGCGGTGCCCTCTGTGGAGACTCCCGGAGCGCCTACCGACGCTGTAGAGGCGACCACAGCCGGGCTGGCGGTGGACCCCGTGGCAGTGGTGGGCGCTCCAACCGAGGCGATCGCAGCCACCGTGTTGGGGCTGGCCGTGATCGACGACCCCGACTGCACCGACGGCGCCGGGATGGACGTCGTCGCGACTACAACCGCCGGCGTGGCGGTCGAGGCCGAGGCGATGGTGGGCGCCGGGATAGACGAGCTCGCGGAGACCGTTGCCGGACTCGCGGTGGAGCCTGCCGAAGCAGTCGCCGTAGGCACCGTCGCCGCGGCCTGGACCGTGGCTGGTGCCGTGGTCTGGCCTGCGGATGCGGTGGGCGCTGGGACGGTCGCTGAAGCGGACACGACCGCTGGGTTGGCGGTGGTGTTGCCTGCGGCCGATACCGATGGAGTCGGAACGGACGCTGCCGCGGAGACGACGCTCGCCGTGACCGTCGAACTGGTGGTCACCGTCGGGGAGCTGATGCTCGCCGACGCCTGCACGACTGCGGGAGCCACGGAGGCGCCCGTGGTTGTCGACGGGGCCGGGACGATCGCGTTGGCGCCCACCGTGGCCGGGGCCGCAGTGGAGCCTGCCGCAGTCGACGGCGCCGGCACGGAAGCTGCCGCACTGACAACCGCCGGGGAAGCGACCTTCTGCGCGACAACCGACGGAGCCGGGACCGCCGAGACTGCGGAGACCGTTGCTGGTGAGGCTGTAGAGCCCCCAGACGCGACAGGAGCGGGGATGGAGGCGGATGCCTGCACCGTGGCGGGTGCGGCGGTCTTGACCGCTGTGACCGCCGGGACGGGCACCGTAGCCGAAGCTGCCACCACTGCAGGGCTGGCTGAGGCTCCAGCCGACACCGTAGGTGCTGGGACGGAGCTGGTGGCCTGAACCCTGGCCGGAGAAGCCGAGGAACCCGTCCTCGTGGAAGGAGCGGGAACCGACGCTGTAGCCGAGACGACCGCAGGCGATGCTGACGAGCCCGTCCTCGTGGATGGGGTCGGGATGGTCGCCGTGGCAGAGACCGTGGTGGGTACGGACGTCGCGTCGGCCGAAGCAGTCGGGGACGCTACCGACGACGTTGCCGGCACAACCGCCGGGGTAGCGGTCGCGTCAACCGGAGCTGAACCGCCGCTGCCGGCGACGCCGACGGTGAAGCCGACCTCGAAACCCAAGGCGATGCTGGCGGTGAAGTCCTGAGCGGCCGTCGGTGTTGACGACGTCAGTTCTTTGATCGCAACCGCGGCCGAGGTGTAGCTCTGCGACTGAGTGTCGCCCACCTCGTCATACCCGGCCGGTGGAGTCCAGGTGATGAAGTCAGCGCCGTTTTCGGCTATAGCTGCGGCGAAACGGAACTCCAAGCTCAGGGCGCCGCCGGGGGTGATGCCTGGGGAGGTGGAGATGGTGCCGGTGCCCGCGGTGGACTGGTCAACCACCGGGGTGGCATCGTCCGCGCCTTGGACAGCAGCGACGAAAATTACGCCGTCCGCGCTGGCGTTCTGGGTGAACCCGTAACTGGCCGGCTCTGAGGCGCCCGCGACTTTCCACCACAGTTTGACTTGGATTGTGGACTGGCCGGCTGTGTACTCGTCCAGGAGAAGCCAGGTGGCGCCGCCCGTTGGGGTGGGCATGTCGGCCAGGAAGCCAACGTCAGCGGCTTGCAGGGCGAGGAGAACGTCGCCTTCGGTCACGCCGGTTGGTTTGTTGACGTTTCCGCTGGCGCCCACCAGTGTGGCGGCGACGATGTCTCCGCGCAGGGTGGGCGGGGTAGAGCCGTCGTCAACCCCCGGGGTGGGGATGGTGGTGGAGGCTGCGGCCACGGGCGGGGCAGCCCTCGCCGCCGCTGAGACCGTGGGTGCGGGGATGGATGCGGCGCACGCCACCACAGCGGGGTTGGCGATGAGGCCGGTCGTTGCTGACGGCGCTGGGACGGATGCCGTAGCAGACACCACGCTGGGCGAGACGGCACTACCCGCTGAAGTATCCGGGGCGGGAACACTGGCCGTAGCTGCAACCACATCAGGAGTAGCGGTCGCATCCACAGAGGTTGACGCCGTCGGAACACAGACAACGAACCCCAGGCGGGCGTCCATCGACGCGTTAGCCACCACCGCGACCGTGCCCGTAGAGCCGCCGGTGGTGCGGTGCCGGGTAGACGACATGCCGGAGGTGCGGGTACCCGACTGGGCTTCGCCACGCTTGGTGTGCGGAGCCGACACACCCCACGGGGTGAGGGTTGCTCCAGCGGTGGCGTCACCGAAAGCGAACCGGACCTCGCAGTCATCGGTTCCGATCGCGGTGGTGGACGGTGTGGTGACGTTCGACCCGACACCTGAGGTGTTGTTCGCCGATGCGGTGGTGGTAGCGTCCGCGCCCTGCACAGCGATGATGATGACCACGCCGTTGGAGCCACTGGACTTACCGAAGCTATAGCTGCCCGGCTCAGACGGGCCCGCGACCTTCAACCACAAACGGCCAAGAACGGTCGCGGACCGCTCCTGAAGCTGAGTCCACCCCGACGCGGTCAGAGAAGAGATCCCGCCAGCGTTGGAGGCGCTGGCCGCAATCAGCACATCGCCTTCGACAACGCCGGACGGCTTCGCACACGAGATGCTGGTGCCGGTACCAGTCGCTGTGGAGTGAGACCGGTACGTCGCAGCCACTCCCGGCCCCCTTCAGCTCAAGGGCCGGGCAACAAAAAACCGCCCGAAGGCGGCAAGGGCTACAGCGCGTTTATGCAGGTCAGGCGAGCGTTAGGGCGAATATGCCTGCGGCGTTCCAGGTGATCGCCAGGGTCCCTGCGGAGGTGGAGTAGTCGCTTCCCAGGTGGACCATGACGATCGCGTTGTTGCCCGCCAGGGCATCCGCGTAGATGAGTGCTCCTCGGGCACCGGTGATGGTGGAGGTGGTCCACGACACGTCGTTGGCGTCGAAGGTGGCGACTCCGGCCGCGCCAGTGAAGGTCGTGCCGGTGAGCGTCGCGCCACCGTTGGTGTACCCCGTGCCTGAGACCTCGTTGGCGTTGTACGGGGCGACTCCGTACGCAGTATCGGTGGTGTAGTTGGGGGTCAATGACGAGGTGAACAGGGCCACCTTGTGCGTTTCGAGGTCGAGGTCGAGCGCTAACTGAGTGGTGTCGAGGACGTCAACGAACGTGGCGACGTACAGGCCGCTCGCAGTAATTGCCATGGATCAGCCCTCCTGAGGGGTCGGGGAGCCGACATGGACGGTGTTGACGCGGACGGTCGCCGATCCGGGCTCGGACGAGCCGACGATGACGTCATCGCGGGTCTCGGAGCGGGCGCCGGCGAGCGTCTTGGACGCCTCGTGGTGGCGGGCCTTCGCCTCGGCGATGCGGTCGGCGTCACCGGAGTCGAGAGCTTCGCGGTACGCCTCCTTCGCGGTGCGGGACTCGTCTTCGTGGCCTGCGGTGGCATCGAGCTTGTCGGCGAGCGCGCGGAGTTCCGCCGCCCTGTCGGCGCTATTCACGTGCGCTCCTCCGTGGTGGTGATCGCGGCCCGCACGAACGGGGCGCGGATATTGACGGACTGCTGCAGTTGGCCGTGTTCGATGACGTCGTTGCCGAGCTGGTCGGTGCGGACTTTCACCCGGCGGCCGTCTTTGTCGCTGCGGTACTCGCGGGTCTGGTCGTGGGTGGCGTTCGTCCAGCCTTGAGGGCGCGTCTGCGGGCTCTTGTCGCGCAGCCACTCGGCGTAGGTGAGGCCCGTCTCCGGGGTCCAGGCGGTGGGCGTCAAGGCCACGGGAGACCTCCTCGGGCACGCAGAAAAGGCCGCCCAGTGGACGGCCTTTCAGGGGGATCGGGTCAGGTCAGGGTGCGGACGGCGGAGTAGTCCTCGCCGTCAACGCGGGCGATGTCCGCGAACGGAACCCACTGCTCTCGAACCAGCGGCTCACCGCCCACTGTGACGTCCCAGAAGATCAGCGCCAGCCAGGTTCCGGTGTCAGTCTTGCGGCGGGCTCTCAGCCACGCTCTGCGGTCCCTGAACACGACGAGAGGCGGCCTCGGCGGCAAGCTGCTCTCGTCCACGAGCAGAGGCTACGGGCGGGCACCGACAAAAGCCGAGGTCAGATGGTGCCCTCGTAGAACACGTCCACAGAGCCGTCCAGGTGACGGATGACCCGGTAGCGGCGCCCCTCATGGGCGAGGACCTGTACGCGGTCGGCGCTCTCGTCTCGGGTGAACTGGAGGCCATCGTCAACGACGACGCCCAGGAAGGTGCCCGCGGCGAGTTCTTCAACGGTGGGCGCTTCGGGGTCGCTGACCCGAGGCACGAAGTAAGCGCGGACGCTGCCATCGCCCATCAGCCCTCCCCCGCGAGTGCCTGGATCGCGGAAGCGATGAGCTTCTGCCCCGTCGCGTCGTCGACCTCTAGCAGGTAGCCGTTCTCGTCGTACTCGCCACTGATATAGCCCGCCTTGATGAGGGCTCCGTACAGGTTCAATGTCCAGTCGGAGCTACCGAAGGGGCGTTTGCCGCTGAACCCTTCGCGCTGTCGCCACACAGTAGCCAAGAGCGTCACCAGGTACTCCCTGATGGTCGCTGCCTCAACGTCGTTGTCGTCGGGGTCCATCGGAGTGGCGAGGATCTGACGACCCGTAGGTGTCTCGGCGGTCATGTCGTCACCGTACCGACAGCAGCCGCGTAGTCCTCGTGGTCGTTCCAGATCGCAGCGAGGATCGACAGCGTCTCGATGGGCCAGTTCTCGTCATCCCCGGCGCCGTAGTAGCCAACGTGGGCGGCGAGGAGCTTCCGCAGGGACTCGACCTTACGGAGCGTGCGGTGCGGGTCCTGACGGGCGATGTGCGCGCCGTTCGTCACGGGCGCCATTCCGTGGAAGTCGTCGCAGACCGCCACGATCGCGTCGTCGCACATGTTGAGGACACCTGCGTCGTGCTCGCTGCACCGATCAGGCTTGTCGAGTCCGCCTGTCTGCCACACGACTGCGACTCCGTGATCAGAGTCGCTGGTTCCTTGCGCCCACCGGGTGCCTTCCTCGAAGGCAGCACGGGCCGTCGCCTCATCCTCATCGAGGCGCGCGGTAATGAACTCCACGATCGAACTGCTCTGATGGGTCATGGTCGGACTCCCCGGGGGTTGGGAAAGGGGTCAGAGGTCCTTCTCGAAGAAGACTTGCGCCTGGCGGAGCAGGCCGAGCGCCACGTAGTGGGGTCCACGGCCGCCAGGCAGCGCCACGAACATGCGGGTTTCGCCCTCGCGTCCGTCCTGCCCTGACACCGCAACACCGGAGACGACGTACTCGGAGACGAGTTCGTGATCCGGGGCGAGGCGGAACGCGCGGACGAAGCCCTCGATCGCGGCGCGGAGCTTGTCGTCAGCGTCCCACTGCTCAGGAGTCATCAGCGTCGGCCCCTCTCGCAGGGTGGTCCAGGCGGGCGGCCCAGCGAAGGCCGCCGCTCGAATGAGGTTGGCCGAAGCCGCCCGCCCGGGTAGTACTCGGCCCGACCGACTGAAGGCGTGGACCTGCCAGACGGGCCGAAGATCATGAGGTGTTGGAGTCAGCCTCAGCGTGGGCGCGCTCGTAGTGCGCCTCGCCGAGATAGACGATCGGACACCCCTTGCCGTCCTGCCGGAAGCGGACGCCTTCACCGGTCTCGAAGGTGAACGAGAAGCCCGTGAACCTCGGCGCCCCCCGCTCGTCGAGGCGGTCAGCCATCTTGCGTATCCACGCTGCTAGACGGGCCGAAGTGCTCATGAGGTGATCACTTCCAACCGTCTCCGGTGCGCGCCATATGCCACTGCCCGCCGTGGCGGGCAGGCTTGGCGCAGGTGAACGTCTCGCCATACCGGATGCCCTGATCGTTGCACGCTGTCTCGCCAGGTGAGGCGAACTGCATGAACCATTCGAGATGCCCCAGGTCAGTCAGGCAGCCGTCGTGGGTTTCGCAGCAGGCGCACATGTCGCACTCGCGGCAACCCCACCAGTGGCGAAGTATCTGCTCGGCCATCTCGGCCGTTAGACCGCCCATCCTGAACTCGACCAGGAATTCCACGGCTCTCACGAAAGAGAGAAGCCCGTTGGCGTGCGCTTCCTTGAGTGCTGCGGCTTGCTCGACCAGTGATGAGGCGGGCATCACGGGCGGATCACCTCAGGGTCCAGCGTGCCGAACTCGCCGATCGCCTGATGGATCCGCTTCCATGCGTGGTCCACGCCCGGCGGGGTGATCCTCGCCCACGTGGTGAGTACCGTTCCGCGCGTGCGGGTCTTGACGTCCTTGGTGGCGTTCTCGCACCAGCCCGACTTGATTGCCGTGGCGGTGGCCTGCCCGTAGTCGCTTCTCCCCTTGGATCGGATGAGCATCCCGATCTGGCCGAGGAAGTCGAAGACGTGTTCCTGCTTGACCTTGATCTTGCGCGCGGTCGCCCACTGCTGAACCGTTCGGGCGAACATCTGGACCGTCATGGTCCCGTTCGCCGCAGCGTACGTCTCGGCGAGTTCGTGACCGGGCAGCAGTTCCTTGATCTTCTCGTCGCGCGCCGCGATCTGCCGCTTCTGGTCGGCAGCGATCTGCGCAAGCTGGGCGACGTGGTCAAGGTCTGTAGGGTCGAACTGCTTGGGCACCAGCCCGTAGGAGCCCGTCTTGCGGATCGCGGGCAGAACGTCGTGGGTGATCCACCGCTTGAATGCCTTCGCGCCGGGTGCTCGGCTAGCGATGGCGAGGTCGTAGAAGCCCGCCTCAGTCAGGAACCACATCACCGGATTGATGATTTTGTCCATGTTTAGGTTAGGGATGTCCGTTTCGCGGGCGTCGAGCTGGACGCGATCTCCGGCCTCCACGAGCGCGAGGGCGACGGACGGGTTCGAGTGGTCGAGCCCCCGGCATACGTCGGCGTGGCAGAAGAGCGGGTTCTCGGCGGTCCCGATGACTCGGATCTGCTGACCCGTCTCCGGGAAGGTGAAGATCTCCACCTCGGAACGGGCGCCCGACTGTGAGTCTTCCGGGTCGAACAAGCTACCGTTGTGCACTGTCAACTCTCCTACGAAGGGTTGGCCACTCCCCGGGACGGTTACCGCCGTCGCCGGGGTTCTTCATTTTGAAGAACTGTCGTTCTAATTCTCCCATATCGGACTGTCCGCTGCGGGCCAGGAAAGCGCTTGCCGCCACTTTGGGCTAGGCAATCTGTACAGCCGACCAGCCAATCGGTTGTCTGATTGCTCAGCGAAGCCGAATCGCTAAGCCAATCGCGCACCCCTCGCACCCTCGGGGATCTGGGCGAGTTCCCGCATGCGGGTCAGGGTCTCTTCGGTGCGCCCGAACGTCCGGTAGCGCCCGCAGCGGGCACAGGGGCCGTACCCCTCGTGCTCGGTGACAGGGTTCTCGCACAGACACGTCCCGTGGGCGCTGAAGATGTACGAGCAGTCCGCGTGGTAGAGGCCGCGTTCGCCCTGCCACCAGCGGGAACGGAGGCCGTCCCACGAGTGGGAGAAGTTCACGGAGTCGCCCTTGCGGGACTTGCCGCCGCACCATGCGCAGCGGGTCAGCAGGCGGCGACGCAGCTTTTGAAGCGGTGGGATCTGGATCTTCCAGTGGTGGACGTGGAACCGCCACCAGCCGTTGGCCTTGGACGTCCACTCGCCTTGAGCGCTCTGGGTACGGACGTGGTGCTTGCACACCTCGCCGGAGTCCCGGCCGCCCGGCTCGCGATGCCAGACGGTCACCAGGGAAGGCCAGTAGAGGTATCCCTCTATGCGCTTCGGCCACGGTCGGCGGATCTCGAAAGCGACAACGAGAGGATCATGCATGTCGGCACTCCGGGGGGTTCACCAGCCTGCGGGGCGGGGTGCGGAAGGGGCGGCGAGGACCCGCCAAGCGCGACGAAGAATGCCCATCAGGAGGGGTGCCGAGTCTTGAGGACCGCCGTGGCCGGGCACTTCCGGCACCGGTAGTTGGTCTCGGTGATCTCGTACCCCTCGCCGGGCTTGCCCTCCCACGTAGTGCGGGCATTGACGTACGGCATCGGCTCACCGCAGTGAGAGACCGTCGCCTCGAACTCGGGGGCCGTCTCGGTCTCCATCGCTCGGCGCCGCAGGATGAACTCCAGGTTCTCGGCGAACTCGTCCGGGGCCATGTCCGGGGGGAGGATCGTCACGAAGCCCGTCCCCTGCGGGGTCTGGCTCCCCCGGTGACGGCGGAACAACCTCATGTGATCACCCGGCCAGCTTCGGTGCGACTGGTGGAGCACACACGGCGAACCCCTGGGCGTCGGTGAACGTCAGCGTCTCGACCGTGAACCACTGCCCGTGCAGCGTCGCGTCGGGCGCGAGTCCTGCCTGTTCGGTGATGCGCTCGCGAGGCACCGTGAAGTGGTCGGCAGTGGTGTGGACCGGCGTCTTCAGCACAGCCCGGCCGCCAACCTCGTACCAGACCTGCACCTCGATGCGGTCCAACCCGGCGGTGTACTTCGCGGCCAACCCGTCGCGCATCGCCATGTACTGGGCGCGCTCGTCAGCGAACGCGTCACGGGCGGCTTGCAGGTCCCACGCCCCTACGACGATCGCCGTAGGTCGCAGAGCGGGGCCTTCCCAAGTGGATCGGAACGTGCTGGTGTTGCCGTCGAAGTCGCGGCGCTCGGTGCGCTCTTGCGGCTCCTGGTGCTCGCCCAGATGCCACCGGATGGTGTGCCACGTCTGCACCTCGACAGGGCCCTCGGTGAGTTCGAACTCGGCGATGTGAGCAGCGAGTTCGTATGCTTCGGCGTCCTCGCGGCGAGTGAAGATCCGCAGGTTCTCGTAGTTGTACTCGCCAGGCTCATCGCTGGCAGCCAGGTAGACCTTCATCTCAGGCCACCGTCCCGTCAGACGCAGCCCGCCGACGAGCAACCCACATGCCAGCAGCGACAGGCCACAAGAGCCCAGCGAGCAGACACGTGACGAGGCAGTACGCCCACCCCAAGATGGTGTGCAGGCCCCCGTCTCGGTAGCCGAAAACGATGACGTTTTTGGTCCGATATCCGTAAGCGAGGTGGGCGATGACGGCGCCGATGAGTGAGTAGCAGAGCAGAGCGACAGCTAGCCAGGGCCAGGTCATAAGTGTTCTCCACGGGGGGGTTTCGGGGGGATGTTGTGTGGCCCGGCCTCTCCACCCCCCGGAGGAAGACCGGGCCACGTGCGCGGCGATCGTGTGCTGGGGGGCTCACAACCGGCGTCGCGCGGCGCACCCACCCATCAGGGAAGGTGCGCGTTTTGAGGGGGTTGGCCGGCGCCTCGCGCGCAGCCGACCAACCCCGAGGGCTCAACACGGCACGGGAAGCACCGCGGAACCCAGCCCCACCCGCCAGAGGGGGCGATCGGGAAATCTAAGGGAATCTAGGCTGCGGCGAAGCGGAGACCCTTACGAGCCCACCGCCACTCATCGCGCTCTTCCGGGGTCGGCAGAATCCTCAACCCGAGGTTCTTCATCGCGTCGATCGTCGACAGATCCCAGAAGTCGTAGAACACGACCCTGCCGACCTGGCCGAGCTTGCGCGCCTTGTACCGTGCCGGCCAGTCCCGCAGCGTCGACCACTCGCGGCCGAGCTCCTCGGCGGCTTTCTGCAGGGCGATCGGGTCGGGCTGCTCTTCGTCTGCGTGCACGGGATCACCTCCCGGGCAGCAAAAAGCCCTCGACGCGGGGGGCGTTCGAGGGCTGGCAAGGTCAATCTTCGAAACGAAGTGTCGCAAACATTCGTCGTTTAGACAAATAGCGGCGCGCCGAAACCTCAGGCGGTGGGCGCGGTGACGGCGAGCCACTCCGCGACCGTCAATGTCAGAGCCTCTTTCGGCACGTCAATCGGTAGGACGAACGGGACGACGTAGAAGCCGCCGTCAGCGCGCGGCATGACGTCAGCGACATCAGCGAGGCAGGGAGGGGAAGTGACCACGATGGACCATTCTCCCCTCCCCTGCAGGCGGCTCAAGCCCTGCGTGCTTCGGTGTCGTCGAGGCGCCCGGGGACAGCGAGGCTGCGCCGGCGGGCACCAGTGCGGCGGATCATGTCGCCGGTGGCCGTGACGAGGTCCCGGTACTCCTGCGCCGTGTAGGTGGTGCCGCACTGGCGGCATTTGGCGCCGTCGAACTCGCCGTCCCCGTTGAGGACCTCGAACAACTGCTTGTACCCGCACGGGGTCTGACAGGGGGTCGGCAGGTGCCGGGCCGGGACGTCGGTCTCCCCTACCTGGCGTCGGCATCGGTAGTGCAGTTGGAGGACTTCGAGGCCGGCGCGGGCGCCGTCGAGGTCGAGGAGGACGTCGGCGTACTCGGCGGATCGGTGGACCAGGCCCGTGGTGCCAGCCGGTAGGTCGGATGCCTCGCGGAGGGAGATGGAGCGCATCATGGGCTGCGGCTCCAGCGCGAGCAGGGCGTCTACGTGGGCGGCGAGAACCGAGCAGGCGGATCGGACGACGTCGTAGGAGACGGCCCGCTGCGATCCGAACTCCGGGACGTTCAGCCGGGCGACCGCGGCGACACGCTCCCACCACGACACCATGACCGCGACCACGTCCCGCAGCAGCTCATCCGCAGCCAACGACACGGGGATGGGCGCGGACTTCGAGATCGAGACCTTCGGGCCGGCGGATTGGCCTCGCTGCCCCAAAGTGGCGTGGACGCGGAGCCAGTAGGCGGGGAGTTCGCGGATCGCGCGCTCGATGACTCCCCTACAGGAGTCGCAATAGGCCCTTGGAGTGAGCGCTCCGAGGCGGATGGTCTTGCCGTCCACGACTTCGAGGCGGGCGTCGGAGCATCGTTCGGCGCGGGCGCATTCCTCCATGCCCTCGTTGGGGTCGAAGTCATCGGGGGCTGAGTGAACCCAGTAGGTCGGCAAGGCGGGCCTCCTCAAGGTCGTACGCTGAGAGGAGACCACTGGGGATCGGGGGTCTGACGAGGCGGTGCGGGCGGCTCTCCGAGTGGGATCGGGGAGCCGCTTTCGTGTGTCAGCAGCCCGGCCGGGTCATCTATTCCAGGCGCCCGCGGAGCGTCGTCCGCAACCGGACACTTTCCCCTGGGGGTGGCGACAGCGCGATGCTGTGCTGCTTACGGTGTGGGCGTCCAGCTACAGCGAAGGAGGCTCCCATGTCGTACCCCAACCAGTTCGCGGACTACGAGCGGAAAGCCCTTGAAGCGTTGAATAAGGGCAAGGTCGCCGAAGCTCAGGTGTGGGCGACCCTTAAACACGCTGAGGTCCTCTCGGTGATCTCGGACAGGTTGGAAAGCCTCAGCATGAGGCTGACTTAGCTTTCAGTCCCGCACTGCTTGAGCGGGCGGGCAGGTCCTTGCTCAACGGCCCTCCTGAGGATCAACACGCTCGAACACAACGCGTTCCGCAGTGAGGTTGGGTCTCGCGGTGTAGCCGACGTCCAGCCAGACAGCTTGCGTGTGCCCAGGGTCGGTCCCCCACCATGCGGGATGCTCGGAAGCGCTGGCAGGCAGGGGTTCGCCGATCATGCGGGACACTTCGGCGAACGTCATTTCGATGCGGGGGCGTCCGTCGTCGTGGAGGTGGCGGGCGAGACGCTCGTACTGCTCACGCGTGACCATTAGGTCTCCTCGGTGGCGGCGTTGACGGTTACGGGCATGGCGCTGGCGATCTCGATTACGGCTGCTCCCCTGCGTGGAAGCGATCCAGGAAGATCGAGACCAGTTCCCGCAGGCGCTGACGGCTCAACACCTTGTGTACCTCTGAGGGGCACACGTTGGTCTGCAGGTGAAGGATGTCGTCCAGCGCCCGGAGGAGCCCGTCAACGACCTTCGCCATGTCGTGCTCATCCCACGCTTTGGTGGACACCTGGACCAGCCAGTCGAGGATGTGGGCGGAGTCAACACACCGCTCCAGGTCAACTTCGTAGGTGCGGTGGTTGGCGGAGTCGAAGAGTTCCAGCAGAAGGTGGTTCGGGTCGAGGCGCCAGCCATTCCATGCTGTGTCGGCGATGACGTTGTTGTCGTAGAAGCGTCGGCGGGCGAGGAATTCCGCGTCAACGCCCTCCGTGAATTCCTTGAACCCGTAGATGCGCGTTTCGGGGGTGTCGCTCATCGGTTCTCCTCGGGGGTCGCGATGGTTCCGGGTAGGGCTCCGATGATCTCGAAGCCAAGAAGGCGCCCACCCTCGCTCAGGTCGACGTTGAGGATGGCGAGCACTTCGACTGTCTCAGCGACGGCGGTGGGCGGTGTGGAGGTGAGAGCCACGTACGACCTGCCAGCGGCGGGGATGGAGGTGAAGGTCGCGGGGACCTCGGCCGAACTCAACGGCGGTTCCTCCTGCGGCTGTACAGCGCCTCTTGGGCGTCGGTGTTCGGCAGCCTACGAGCGGGGCCGATGGAGCGTCGTGCGCCCTCCGAAAGGCTCACGGCGAGGACGTCATCCGGCGGCGGAAGCACCGGCGCGTACAGGATCGGCGGAGCAGGCGGGTCACCGGGAGCGACGCCATCCGGCTCGGGTAGCCCAGCAACAGAAACCGTCTTCGCCAGCAGTTTCGGGTAGTCGAGGAGGTACGCCTGCTCGATCCTCGCCCGCATCTCGGTCTGAAAGTCCGGCTCCGAAGGTGCGGGGAGGCGTGACCCGGAATCCACGAGGAGGGCTTCCATGCTCGCCGCCCAACCAAGCTGCAAGCTGCCGAGAGTTCGACTGAAGGCCCGACTGAGTTGCTCGAAGCACTCGATGAGCGGCGTCATGTCGAGCCTGAACTCGATCCGCAGTTCGGGCTCGGGTTCGTCTGGCGCCCACCTCATGGCGTCGTCGCTGACGTAGTAGTCGTCGAGGCAGGCGTCGATCGCGGCGAGGACGCCGTCGGGGTTGCTCACATCGCCTCCAGGGCGGCTTCTACGGTCGGGCAAGCACTGAGGTAGGAGCACTTGCCGCACAGCTCTACACAGCGGCACAGCTCCGTTTTAGCGTGGTTCGCGGCGTGCTGGAGGATCCCCCGAGCCGCACACCACAGATCATCCGCCATCATCGGTTGCCCGCAGAGGGTGACGCCGATGTAGGAGCCCGGCCCCGCCTCCCGAACGGCTCCGGACGTGTACCGTCCTCGGCGGGTCGTGGGCGGCTCCAGGTGCGGCGGCACAGCGGGGTCGCGGACGTGCAGCGTCCCGAACGCTGGCCCGTCGTCGGGGGCGAGGTGGTTCGTCGGCCCCATCCACAAGGTGCCCGCCGGCGGGTGCGCGGACCGTCGCAGCCAGTTGGTCATGGTCTGGGCTCGGGCCGCCGACACCTGCTCGTCGGCCTCCCGGCGGAGACGGTCCACCTCCACGCGCAGGAACAGCGCCTCGCGGCGAAGCGTCTCCTCGGACGCCTTGTCGAGCTGGGCGACGGTCAGCATCGAATCTCCTCGGCGCTAACGCGGTTCAGGCTCGGCAGAGGCGGGATGATCTCGGCCAGCCATCCGTCAGGGGCCGCGGTGAAGTGCGGCGCCGCCTCCGAGACCCACCGGGAGCGGACAGCCCTGGTGGTTGTCTCCTCCTGGGTGCGCTTGTCCACGTACGTGATGTCCTCCTCCGCCGTGTGGCGGACACACACCCTGCCGCGCTTCACACCGGCCGGGTAGTCGTTCCAGTTGATGCCGTGCTCGGTCCACAGCATGTCCTGCATCTTCCCGGCGGAGACGCCGTTGAGCTGCTTGTGGGAGAACTTCGCCTGCGCCGCCATCGTGACGCTGTTGCGGACGCAGTCGCGTTGCCGCCACAGGAAGTAGTTCGCGACTTCGACGGGGTCGGGGATGGTGAAGACGCGGGCGTCGAACGTGGCGTGGGCGTCGTCGTAGCTGATGCCGTAGACGCGATTGAACGCAACGGTGGCGGTGGACGCGGCGATCGAGGCGATCTTCTGCACGACCCCGCCGAACCACGGCTGCGTGCCGTGGGCGTCGAAGTCCGTCAGCAGGATCGAGCACTCATCCGACTGGGTGAACGCAAACACGCTGCCGGACATCTCCGCGCACAGGGCTTCGGCGACGGCGTCCATGGCGGCGACCACGGCGAAGTCGTACGGCTTGTCCGCGTGCCTCAGGAGGCTGTGAAAGGCCCTGCCATCGACCCGGGCGACGGTGAACGTGCGGCGCGGCAGAACCATGCGGGTCGGCTGCTCATACGCCTTGATGCGGTCTCCGAGAGCCGTCTTGTCGGTCATGTGATCTCTTCCAGGGGTGGGGGAGATGGGTTCAGTTTGCCTGTGCCGGCCCGTAGGAGGCGGGCCGACAACGGCAGAGTTAGGGCGCCTCGTGGTTGCACGTGACGACGGGAACGTTCCCTGTGGCATCCAAGACGGCCCACGCCTCGTTGAGGGTGTCGAACTGGCCGAGCGGTTCGATGTCCAGGCCGAGACGGCGGTGCGCGGAGACGTCCTTGGTGTTCGGGTGCGTTTCGCGGTGCTCCGCCATCCACTCGTGCAGGTGGTGCTCGACGATAGCCGGGCGGGGGCTCTCGCCGTCGGGGTGAGTTGCAACGCGGTACACGTGGGCGTGGTAGCCGTCTGACTCGCAGACACAGCGGGCAGAGGGGTCGTCCATCGGCTCAGCCCTTCTCGGTGTTGGTGGGGAACACGGCCCCCAGCTCGGCGACGAACGTGGCGAGGACCTCATCTGCCTGAACGTGAAGCCTCTCCGAACTGGTGGCCCTCCAGGAGCGGACCCCGGCGACGGGCAGGTTCGTGCGGAGACGGTAGGACGGCTTCCCCGTCGTTGAGTTGTCCTCGATGGTGAACAGCGTGTGGGAGCCAACCTGCCCGTTCTCACTGCCGTAGTTGGTTGTGTTCCAGACGATGCGGGACATACTCAGCTCTCCTCGGGGTCAGGGGCGGGTGCGGAGGGCGGCGACGAGCGCCAAGACGATGACGCCGGCGCAGAACGCGCGGGCGAACTGGCGAGGCGAGCAGGGGATCAGGTACACGGCGGGCTCCGATCGGGTCAGGTGGGGTTGAGCGTCACTTGATGAACGGCCTAGCCCATGCGCTCACCTGGTCACGGAATACCAGCACAAGCACCAGCACCACGAACGGGACCGCCAGGATCCGGGCCACGCCGCCCCAGGTGCGGGCTTGCGCGTTGAACCACTTCTCAAAGGCGGGAAACAGGCGGACGGTGGGCGCCTCGTCGATCCGCTCCGCCCAGTCCGGGGTGTCGGCGTACCAGCGGGCGCGTGCCGCCCATCGGCGGGCACCGAGCCGGGCGACGGCAGCACCGGCCAGCGCTGCCGTTGCCGCTGCAAGTAGGCGCGGTTCGTGTGTCGTGAACCACGTGATCAGTAATGTGATCGCCGCGCTGATCTGGATGTACACCGCGCCCTTCCGGAAGCGCGACATGCGGTCGGCTTCTCGCTCCAACCTGTGCATCAGGAGGTGCTCCTTTCCGGGGAGGGCTGGGGCTAGTTGTTGCGGCGGAGGAACGCCTGCCGCCGCTCGTAGCGCAGGTACTCATGAGCGGTCTCGACGAAGTCCGTGATCTCCTCGTCGGAGAGGTCCGGGTCGTCCAGGCTGGCCATCAGCTCGGGGTCGTTGCTGCCGCAGGTGAGGCACTGACGGATGTGGGCGATCGTCTTCGCGCGCTGCTCGGCGGTGGTGAGGGGGGTGGGCTCCTCGTCGATCTCGGCGGGGACGGGGCGGGCGGTGGTGGCGTTCAAGGCGGGTCTCCGATCGGTCAGACGGGCGGGCTGGTCTGTCAGTTGTCCGGGGTCACGACCTCGTACAGGCCCCAGCCGCCGCTGTCCCACTGGTGGACGATGACCTTCGCCGTTCCGGCCGCGATCTGCTCACGCACGTACACGTAAGCCTTGTTCTCGCTGCGGAAGCTCTTGTGCTCTCCCTCGGTCACCTGGTCGAGGTACACGCGCCACTTGCTGCTCGGCGGGTTCGTCATCACGTTTCTCCGGTTCGTTCGCGGGGGTGGGGTGGTCGGTCTGGTCGGGTGGTCTGTCCGCTGCTCCGGGCCCTGGAGCAGCAGGCGGGCCAACCGATCAGGCGGCGGAGTTCGGCAGGGCGGCGAGGGTGGCGAAGAAGCCGGACGGGCGAGTCTCGGCGTAGATCGTTGCGAAGCGGGAGGTCTGCGCGGTCTCGATGGCGGCGGCGATGGAGTTCTGCACCGTCTGAGCTGCGGTCTGCGCGTTGGCCAGGTTGCGGGCGGTGATGCTGAGCAGGGCGGCGGAGCGGTCAGTTTCGTAGACGACGGTGCCCCAGTCGTCGTCTTCCATCTCCATGTCGGAGATGACGTTGAGGGCGGCGCCCTGGTTGCGCTGCGCGGTGGCGAAGTGGCCGAGGAGAGCAGCGATGTCGCCGTCCCAGGTGGCGTCCTCGTTGCCTTTGGTGATGGCGTCGGACAGGAGGGCGGAGAGGCGGGCGATCTCGGCGACGATCTCCGTGGGGGTAAAGGTGGCTGTCACGTCGTTCTCCCTGTTCGTGCGGGGGCGGGTCGGCCAGGCGGAGTGGAGGGGACTCCTCGTGGAAGCCCCCTCCGCCCCGTCAGAGCGAGGCGTGGTTAGCGATCAGCCATCCGTCGCAGATGCCGCCGATCGTGGTCTCCTCACACTCCTTGGCGATGCGGGCGACCAGGCGGCACAACTGGTACGGGGTGTAGGCGGCGATCCGGTTTTCGGATGCGGCGTTCATGCGGCCGGAGACCATGCACTTGCGCAGGGCGTAGGCAACGGTGTGGATCCGGGCGGTGAGGTTGGACTTGTCGCTGCGGGCCAGGGCTGCGAGGACGTGGTCGTAGCGGCGGCCTTCGCTGATGGCGATGCCGTACTCGTCGGTGAGGGAGAACTTACGGGTGCGAGTGCCAACCTTGATGGCCTTGGCGATCTCGCGGGCGGTCATGTTCTCGCTGGTCTTGATCGCGGCGGTCATGTCGCTGAGGAGCGCGAGAGCCTGGTCGAAGGTTAAGGTGCGGGATTCTTCGTAGGCCAGCCCCTTCTCTGCCTCGACGAGCATCCGCAGGATCTGCGTTGGGATGTTCGCCTTCGCGATGTCCCGCCGGCGGTTGTAGGCGCCCTCGCCGCGGAGCCTGACGTCCCAGCAGTCGCCGCTCTGCTTCTTGATTTCGATCTCGTAGCCGTACTTCTCGGCGATGTCGCTGGCCTGGGGCTGAAGGTCTGCGGTGGCGGTCATGTCGTTCTCCTCGGCTCGTTGCTGTTGACACAACTGTACCGACTCTCGGTACGGCTGTCCATAGTGTCGGGACACTCACTGTCGGGACGTACCGTCTTCGCCTACACTCATCCCATGGACCACCCCACCGAGCGCCGCCCTGTCGCCGTCAGCGACGTCGCCACCCTCCTCGGCGTCAGCGTCCACACCGTCAACCAGTGGCGAAAACGAGCCGCTTCCGCCACGAGGGTCGAGCCCTTCCCTCCCCCCGTCGGCAAGGTCGCCGGAGTCGACTACTGGTGGAACGACCAGATCAGCGAGTGGGCCCGACGGACCGGACGAATCAAGGACGAGCCCGCCAGCGAGTAGGTCTCCCTGCCCCTCGACGGACCCGCCGGCCCGCGCGGGAATCCACAGGCGAGCCGGCGTGATGATGCCGAGGATCTCCGCGCAGTCGTCGCCGAAGCCGAGCTCACGCGACTCGCGGCGGGTCAACGGTTGGTGGCACCTGCCGCACAGAACCTCACGCCGTGCGACAGGAGACTCCTCGGCGGGGAACAGGCTCACCGGGGCTCCGGTAGGGCAGAGCGGAGACGAGCCGGGAGATGGCACTCCTCCCGCCAGCAGGCAGCGTCCGTACAGATGTCATCCGCTGCGGCCAGAGTGGTGATGGCTGCGACGAGATCCGACACGTCCACGATGGCCTTGCCGTGCTCGGTGAGCTCGGTCAGCACCGCCTCCGTGATGGCGCTCCGGCCGCTGAGCGGAATCCAGTGGCCGGACGCTGACAGGGCCCGGGAGGCGGCGTTGTGGACGATCGCGCGGGTGCGCTGCTCAGGCGTCACGGCCGGCCTCCTGCTGGGCGATCTGCTCGGTCATCGCGGCGAGCGCCGCTTCGGCTTTCTCTGCGCGCTCCCGCCAGTGCTTCGCGTACTCCCTCCAAGCGTCCACAGTCTTCTCCGCGTAGCCGCGCCGGAGTTCGTTCGCCCCTCCCGGAGCGAAAACGCACGAGGCGGGATCGGCGCCGTGGCAGTGGTCGCAAGAGTGCGGGCGGAGGTCGTCGGGGAGGGTGGGCTCAGGCATCGGGCGCCTCCAGCCCAGCAACCCGCTCGGCGATCGCCTGCAGCTTCGCCTCGAACACCGTCCGCGGGTCGTCCGTCACGGAGGCGAGGGCGACCATCGCGGTCACGATGACGTCCACCAGCTCGTCCGTGAGGTCAGCGCTGGCGTGGGTGGCGCCTTTGCGGGGGTTCTGGCCGAGCATGCCGATGCGCGCCTGAGTGGCTTCACCGACCTCTTCGGCGATCTTCAGGATGCGTAGCGTCACCTCGTGGTCGTCACGGCCGTTGCTGCGGTCCAGCCACGACACCAGGCCGGCGATCGTCGACCACATCGAGTCGGCGGGGAGCTCAGGCATCGGCCATCTCCTCGTTGGCGACGGCCAGGAGTACGTCTGCGTGGCACGGGTCTTCGGGCTTGCACCAGCAGCACAGGTCTCGGCCCGCCAACTCGGCGCGGATCATGTCGCGCAGGTCCGGGCGGGCGGCGAGGTAGCGGCGGAAGAGGTCCACGGCCTGCTCGTGGTTGCGGACGACGCCCATGATGAGTTCGTCGTTCTCGGCAAAGCGGAACACCTCGCCGATCTTGAACGGGTTGCCCCACCGGGACGGGCGGGACACGACGACCGCCCCCTCAGGTTTCCGCCAGTCCTTCGTTCGGCGGAGTTGGACACGCTTCGGCTCAGCGGGCATCGGGCTTCTCCTCTTCGGGTGGTGCGGAGGCGGCTGCCAGGACGTCAGGCGGCGGGTCTACGGGTTCGAAGCGGGGCGTGGTGTCCGGGGCCCGCCAGCGGGTCAGGCGCTCCCAGAGGCGCCTCACAGCGCCTCCCCGTCCTGCTTGGAGGCGAGGGCGAACAGGTCAATCTCGTCTGAGCGGACCATGTCGAGGACGGCGTCGACGGCGATGGATGCGGCGCGGGTCACGTCTACTTCGGTGTCGCCCTGCGTGTGTGCCTTGAGGCGGGAGGCGATGCGCTCGTACATCAGGTCCTCCGGGCCGAGGTCCTCGCCTGTGCGGCGTAGCCACTCCGGGGACATGCGGGGCGCAGGCGCGGACATGGGCTTCTCCGGGAGCTCGCCTGGTTTGCCGTGGGTGATGAGGATCAACGCCCAGTGCTTGAAGCCGACGACGGGCCACCAGTAGGAGCGGCGTTCCATCTCGGGTTGGGCGAGGAGCGCGGCGAACTTGGCCAGCTCGCCGATCGGGCTACGGCTCATGCGGGTTCTTGTCCTTTCGGTGCCCCGCCCAGACACGAAGGGGCGGGAGGTGGGTCAGAGTGCGCGGTGAGGTCGAGCAGCGCGAGCAGCAGCCGTGATCGACTCCGCATCGTCAGCGGACAGGTACACCTCGACGACCGAGGCGTCTCGGATGCTGGCCAGCGCCACGAGGGTGGTGTCATCGGCGTGACTGTTGGCGTTCTCAGCTGCGGTGATGAAGCGGCGGGAGTCTTGCCACCGGATGGTGACGGTGGTGACGGCGCCGGTTCGGAAGTCGATGATCGTGAGCTTGTCGAGGTCGTTCAGATCGAGTGCGGCGGTCACGTCGAGCCCCTTTCGATGATCTTGTCGCGGGGGTGGTGCTTGTCCGGCAAGACACCGGACAGGGCGGGGGTCAGCGGGTGGTGGCGCGGATGCGCTCAGGCTCGACACGCTCGGTGTCGTCCACCGCGCCCAGGCCGTTGAGGATGTCCACGAGTTCAGCGAGCGTGGTCGGCTTCACCTCGCCGATCGTCTTGAAGAACCCTGGGAGCTGCTCGAACGCGGCGAACGCGTCGTCGAAAATGTCGAGGCGGATCGAGGGCGTCCGCTGGCCAAGCTCGATCTCTTTGGCTACGAACTCCCAGGCGCAGCCTCCGCCTCGGGAACTGGCCACGATGCTCAGTTGCGGCACGTCGACCGTTCCGGGGACCTTCGCGTACCAGGCTTCGTGGGCGATGACGTAGGTCAGGTAGCAGTCGTCGGGCAGGTTCATCGGGGTCCTTTCATGGCTGTTGATCAAACTGGAGTGCGATTTACGGCTGAAAGTGGATCTAGGGTTCGGGATCACGAGCCGATTACGGCCCTGTAGGCGATCTAGAGGCGTTGAGTTGTGGAGCCCCAAGTCGGAGTCGCGTGGGCCGTGCGGGCGGCTCTACGGCGTTGCTAGGGGCCCTCTCGGAGCCACTGAGGCAGACGGGGCGGGAGCGTCGTCGGGCTTCTTCTCGGGCTCGCCGGTTCCCGCGCACCGCTCGCCGGAGCTGAACCCCGACGAAGTGATCCCGTCGTGCCGGAACAAGCGGCCCGCCTTGGTGAGCGCGTAAGGCCCCACCCCGCAGACAGGGCAGCGCCCGTATCGGCGGATCACGCGAACCCCAGCCCGCGGAACGTCAACACCCACCGGGCATCTCCCTGCCGCTGATACAGAACCTCGGACATGGCGGACTCGAACCGGATCCGCCAGTCGCCCGGCAGCTCCCGGGCACGCAACTCGAAGTGAGCGAGCCGCTTCTTCTCGCTGTCTCCCGACCAGACCCGCTCACCGTCTCGGGTGACCGTGACCGCTCCGCAGCCGACGGCGCAGACGCGCGTCAGTGGAAGCACCGCAGGTTTGGGCGGGCAGCTCAAGCAGCCGCCCGGCACCGGGGTCGTGGAGAACGGGGGCAGGTCGCTTCCGGGGCCTTCATGTCCGCAGTACATCCACCGGGACCCGCGGGCGAACCTGCTCGCCAGCATCCGGGTGCGCTTCCCCTGCCGGCTGACGGCGTACACGTACGGGTAAGCCAGCTCAGTCACGGCGAGGTAGCGGTGCTCACCCCAGCGGGTGTCGTTGTAGGCCCACGTCTGCCCGACCTCGACAGCGATCCGATCTGGGCGGGTCACGCGATCTTCCTCTCGTCGGCCAGAACGGCAGCCCTGATGGTGGGGTCAGTGCTCATCCAGTTCGCGAGGTTGGCGATCAGCGCTTCGATGTCGCGCTCCTCGACGGCCTGGAGGTAGCCGTGCCTCAGGGCGCGGGCGGCGCGGACAGCGCCGGCGAAGTTGGTCATGAGGGGTCCTCTCGGGTCAGACGGCGCGGAGATGTCCGCCGGGGGCGGGCGGGTTCTGGCCTGGCGTGTTGGGTGCCATGTCGACGAAGCGGCTGTAGTGGAGCTGGCTTGCGACGGTGATCGTGGCGCGGGGCCCGTTGCGGTTCTTGGCGACGATCAGGTCGGCCTCGCCGGCCCGCGCACAGGTGGGTTCGTAGTAGTCGTCGCGGTGAAGGAGGATCACGATGTCGCTGTCCTGCTCAATGGCGCCGCTTTCGCGCAGGTCAGAGGCGACGGGTCTCTTGTCGGCGCGCTTCTCGGACTCGCGGCTGAGCTGAGACAGCAGCATGATCGGCACCCGGAACTCCATCGCGAGGAGCTTCATCCCGCGGGTGAGAGCGGCGATCTCCTGCTCTCGGCTGGCGGCCTTCGGTGCTGTCAACAGCTGCAGGTAGTCGACGACGACCATGCCGATCGGGCCGGTTCGCAGGAGCGTTCGCAGGACCGAGCGGATTCGCTCCAGGGAGCATCCCGGCTGGTCGTCGATCGAAAGCGGGGCGCCGGACACGCGGGCCGCGGTTTGTGAGAGCCGCGCAAGCTGTTCGCCGGTGACGTCGTAGTCACGGATCGCCTTCAGCGACACCTTCGCCTCGGCCGAGGAGATCCGCTGCAGCACCTCGCGGCGAGACATCTCCAGGGTGAACATCACGACGCGCTGGTTGTCCCGCAGAGCCGCAGAGCGGACCACGTCAACGGCGAACGTTGACTTACCCACCGAAGGGCGAGCGCCCACCACGATGAGCTGACCCGCCTGAAATGACGTGACGAGCGACGCCAAGTCAACGTACGGCGGGACGATCCCCTCTGCCTTCGGCGGCGGGTTCTCCAGGTCGTTCAGCAGGTCGATCATGTCTTGGGAGACGTCCTGCGGCTGATCGCCGAGTCGGTGGGCGGCGGCGTCGTCGACTAGCTTGCGGATCATGTCGACGTCGGCTTCCGGATCCCAGCCCGCGTTCTCCGTCATCTGGAGACTGCGGCGAAGCGCCGTGTTGATCCGGCGGCGGAGTCCATCGTTGGCGACCCGCCGGGCGTGGTACGACAGCGAGCCGGCCGCGGCGGCGTGCTCCATCAGCGTCGCCAGGTACGGGCCTCCGCCGACGCGATCGGTATCGCCGCGGGCATGCAGTTCGCCGAACACGGAGGCGGGGTCGATGGGCTTGCCCGCGTGCAGCAGCGACAGTGCCGCGGCGAACACCGCGCCAGCGGCGGAGAAGAAGTCGTCGACGGCCAGCAGGTCAGCGGCTTCGCCCATCGCTTCCTTCGACTGGATCACCGCGCCGGCCACCGCGACCTCTGCGGCGATGACCGCGTCGCTGGGGGCCCAGCCGTCGAAGCTGCTCAGGTCGATTTCTGCGGTCACTTCGACCTCCGCCGGTCCGCGCCGATCATCTTCACTACGTGGGCGCCGTCCTGGATGCGGGAAGAGACCCGCTCGCCGAGGAGGTCGCGCAGTTTCGGGTTGTTGGAGGCGACCAGCGTGGGCCTCTGGAAAGCCCAGCGGGTGTCGAGCAGCCCCATGAGGTGGTCGGCGTCCCAGTCGGAGACGCGAATGGATCCGAGATCATCGAGCGCGAGGATGTCGACCGTCGCCAGGTCGTTGAACGCGACATCGTTCACGGGCGGGGTGAGGAGCTGCTTCAGGTCGTATCCGGTCTTGATCTCCATGCCGCCGCGAAACCCGGCCTTGATGAGGGTTTCTTTGATCTTCCACAGGGACCAGGACTTGCCGACGCCGACGTTGCCGATCAGCAGCATCCCGGCCGCATCGTGGGCGAGGAACCTGCGGACCCACGTCGTGATCTCCGGCAGCAGCTCACCATCGGCGGCGAACACCGCCGGGCGCTCGGCGTAGAAGTGCTTCAGCCGGAACTGAACCTGCTCTTCCAGCCAGGACGCGCTGGCCTCAGCGCGAGCGGCCTCGTAGTCGTAGTCGTCCGGGTCGGACTCGTTGAGGTTCATACCTCGATCTCCATGTCAGCGAGTTCTTCAGCAGTTGGGGTGTGAGAGCGGGCACCGGAGTTCGCGGCGAAGCGGGAGTCTCTAGAGTCCTTGGGCTTCTTGGCCGCGGCGTCGCGCTGAAGCTGCGTGGCGAGGTCCTGCCATCCGCCAGCGCCCATGTTGCGGGCTGCGATGAGGAGCGCTTCGTGATCGGTGTTCTTGTCGCCGAGGAGCGCACGGGCTTGCTTGCCCACCCGATTGCGGAGCGTCTCGGCAGGAGCGGGCTGCCCGGCTGCCTTCGCGCCTTCCATGTAGGCGGCGATGACGGTCCCGGCATTGATCGGCTTGGCCGAATCGCGGCGCGGCGGAGCCGTGCTGCCCGAAGGGAAAGATCCTAGATCCAAGGTCCTAGGTCCTAGATCCAGAGTCGAGGGCTCGCGAGGGTCTCGCGAATCCTCGCGGGAGTCTCGCGAGGATTTACCTTTTTGCTGGTCAGGCTGAGTCTCGAATTTCTCGGGAGCCTTCGCCGAGCCCTCGGGAGTGTTCGTGGAGGGCTCGCGAGGGCTCCCGGAGGTCAGATCCTCACCATGTCCGCTTTGATGCGATTCAGCCGGAATCGAGGGCTCGCGAGAGTCTCGCGAGGGTTCGCTGAGGTTTCGAGGGGGAGACGCGGAAGGGGGGCACTCCTCGCTTCCGTGGATCGAGCACTCGTCCTTCTCTCGCCAATGGTCGGCGAGGGGACACCGAGGGAGTCGCGACTTGCCGGCCTTGTCGACCTTCTGGTGGTCGTCCCACGTCACGAAGTGGAGGTAGCGCTTACCGTCGCAGCCGACATACCGGCAGATGGCGCCCACCTGCTGCAGCTCGGCCAACTCGTTGTCCAAGTCGGCGGCTGTGTGGAGCTTCTGCTCTGACCGGACCGCCCACAGTGCGCCGTTGATGACGGCGGGCTTGTCGGGGTGGCGACCTCGGTCGTCAGCCTGAGTGGTCAGGCCGTAAAACGTGCGCTCAGCTTCGAGCGACACTTCCGCAAGTGTTTCCGACTGGAACGCTTCCGGCTTGAGACTGCGAATCCGCGCCACTGGTGGCGTCTCCCTTAGTGCTGGTGAGGGTCTTACCGGGCAAGCGAAAGCTGGCCCCGTCTTCGTGTTGACGTGCTGCTAAAACCGGCGCGCATTGGCGTACCTCGTCAGTTGCTTGAGGGGCTTGCCGTCTCCGACCCGGACCACGTTCATCCGGTGGGGGCCGTACGACCGATAGAGCTGCCACCAGGTCCGGGGGTGCCATGGGTGGCCGTGTATGACTCGCTCCCACCCCGCTTGGTGCGCATCCGCTGGGGTTGGCGCCCGCCGAAGTCAACAACCGATCCGATGGGCGGCTCGTCAGGCAGGTCAACGCCAACGCCGTAAGTGGTGAGCATCCCGATGAACCACGAGTTCTCCAGGTAGGCGGCGAATGCCGCGTCTCTCGGGACTTCGAGGTCCTTGCCGAGGATGGTGTTGCAGGTATTGCAGAGCAGGCCCCTCACGGCCCAATTGCCTCGGCCTGCGTCGTGGTCGATGAACAGCATCCGCTTGGAGTTCTGCCAGCCCGGCAAGCGGCAGACCTGGCAGGAGTTATCCGCTTCATCGAGGAGGCGATCGAATTGCTCGCACGTCATCCGGTAGTGCTTGTGCCGGCAGGTCTCGTGGGCGGGGAAATCGCGGTTCATCTGGCCTCTTAGCGTTTCGGGGGGTGCCAAATAACACCGGTGGCCAAGGTTCCCCTTGATCCGGGTGTACGTACACCTTACACTTTGGTGTACGTACACCGCCAGGAGGTCACTTTGAAATCCGTACGTACACCCCGCACACTGGGGAGCGTGCCCAACAAGCCCCGCACCCAGCACCGGTCGGTTCGCGTCGATGACGCCGACTGGGGAGACCTCGACGCGGTCGCGGAGATGAGCGGCACCGACCGAGCGAAGATCATCAACGCGTACATCCAGTACCACCTGCACCGGGCAGGAGCGAGCCTCCCCGAACGACCGACACGCGAGCAGGTGGCTAAGGCCATCGCGCACCGCGTGCTCGGCTCTCCTGCTTCTGACTGACCCGCTCACCCCTCCACCCCAGGCGATCATGAGGTCACTTCCACGACTTCGATCCCCGCGGCCTTCGCTCTCCGCATGCAATCCCTGGTCCCGGTAGCGGCCCCAGCGGGGAACGCGAGACATAGGTGGGCGCCGAGGGTGACCATGTGCTGGTTGCGGATGTGGCCAGCGGCGCGGCCGTGGGTGTCCCAGTCGGCGGGGTGCCGCTCCACCTCGATGTGGTTGCGGCGGGCCCACGCGTCAGCGAACCGGTCAGCTCCGCGGGCGTGCCCGTGGACCACGAGCATCATTCCGTCGAGCTGCGTGACGTCATGCCACGCCGCGGTGAGCGCGGCTTCGAGCGCTTCGACGTTGGTCCAACGGCGGCTGCCGGTCACGAGAATCCGGTAGATCACGTGCGTTCACCTCCTCGTTCGGGTGGGTGGGGTGGGCGGTGAAGCCCACCCCAGAGGGACGTCAGGGCAGGTCGAGCTACTTAGGGGTGGGGAACTTCTCGTTCTCGGCGAACTTCAGCAGCGTGATCTCGCGGCCCTCGCGGTAGGCGTTCCACGACTTGATGGTCAGCGCGGTGGGGTGGATCTCAGGGACGCGGCCAGGCTGGGAGTTCAGGTCCACTAGCCGGTTGCGTAACGTCAGGATCGGGTTGCCCTTAGCGAGCATCGCGCCGTCACTGAGCCGGTCGAAGAACTCCGCGCACTGGGCCTCGCACTGTCCTTCGTCGAGGCGGGAGAACAGCCACCAGCACAATCCGATCGTGGACGGCGCCAGCAGCTTCGCGCGGCGGTGGTGGCTGGCGGCCTGGGATGCTTCCCGCAACTCCGGGTGCTGGTCGAGGAATTCCAGCGACTCCAGGGCGCTCGGCTGGTACCTCGCCGTTCCGCTTCGGAGTCCTCGCTCCCACAGCAGCGCTCGCCGAACAACCGCTGCCAGCGTGCCGGGGTCGGACTCGCCGCGGAACCCGAACCTGTCGCGCATGGTGCGCTTGGCGCCGTCGTCGACCGTGTCCCGGGCGGTGTCGGGCAGGTTGGACACCACGAGCATCCACCCGGACGTTCCGGACGCCACACGGGCCTCCAGGCGGTGCTGGCCGTCCATGAGGTCCCCGGAGGCCGACACCCGGATGGCGTCGCCGTTCTCACTGAACCGGCCGGCGGCCATGTCGCGGGCGATCTTGTCGCGGGCGTCCAAGCGCATCGGCCGGTTGTTGTTGTTCCGGTACAGCCACCTCTCCGCGATGGCCGGCGTCACCCACACCAGCTCGTACATGACGCCGTCTGGGGAGGTGAACGAGCGAGGGTTGTGCTTGCCCGCCACGACCGAGGCGGGAAGGACAGAGCCGTTCGGGGTCGGCTCGTCTGGGGAGATGAACGCTACGGTTGTCGCTGACATCAGGTTCTCCTAGGTCTGGTGGGGTAAGGGGGCCGCCCGCGCACCGGGCGGCCCTTTTCATGCAGGGCTCTGACTGGTGGCATCTCGCGGTTCGAGGCGCTGGCGGGCTTGCCGGTCCCAGCGGCGGATCCGGTCGCGTTCAGGCTTCGACATGCCGGCCTGGATGCCGATGGTCGGCTGGCGAAGCGCGTCGAACGTGCAGGGAATAAGCGACTCACACGCTCGACAGAGGTTCACCAGGGCGGGCGGCGGGCGGCCTTTGGTACTGAAGAACCGGTCAGGGTCACCGGTGCGGCAAGCGCCTCGCTGGCGCCAGTCCACGCTCATGCCGTCACCCGCTGCTTCTGCCGGCGGACCTTGTACCGCTCGTACTCCGCGGACGCCGCGACGATCAGCGGAGAACGGTCCCCCTCCTCGCGGTGGGCCCGCTGGCAGCGACCCAACTCCAACGGGGTCATCCGCTGCACCCGGCGACGGATCTCGTCCTTGAGCTCAGCGTCGGTGAGGTCAAGCAGTTCGTCGTCCCAGTCCTGCGGACGAGGCCAGCGGTTACGTGTGGCCATCGCATGAGCGTGGGAAGCGGAGATGCGCTCCCCCGTGGACGCGGTCGGCGCCGGTTGATTCCACAACTCGTCGTACAGATCACGAACCAGGCGAGCTGTCACCGCGAGGATCCGCTGCCGACCGAGAACACGAATGAACTCGTTCTCAGGCTTGCCGCAGCGCAATGCCAGCGCCCGAGCAGACCAGCCCAAAGCGATCAACGCCTGCAGTCGCCGCTTCGTACCGGCCGCGTCCACCGCGACCATGTCCGGCATCTGCTCCAGCGTCGGCCAGAACTCCAGCAGCTTGCTCGCGTTCGCCGCGGACATCATGACCGCGGGCGCCTTCCCTGCTGCCGGTTCCCCGTACATCAGGTACATAAGGGACCTGAGAGTGACGCCCGCTAGATCAGCGATGACCGCCAAGCTCAGTCCGTACTCGCGAAGCTCGCGGACGTGGGCACGCGCTGGCTCCGCCTCGACGTGAGGCTTCCACAGGCCCCGCTCGCGCATCAGAGCGCGGTGTTTCATGTAAGCGCGCCGGCTCGTCATGACGCCTCCGCTAGCCGGGCTTGAGCGCGTTCCCGCGCCACCCTCAGCGACGTGTACGGCACCCCCATGGCGCGGGCAGCGGCTTTCACCGTCTGTCCCCTCGCCACGATGCGGTCGGAGCGGCGCAGCAGATCCAAGTCCCGGGCCTGAGCGGCGGGATCCTGCTCCTTCGTCACTTCAGTGCGGGAACCCTGCTTACGCGACCGCCGACGCCGCTCACTGGCGCGCTCGTCCGGAGTCATGCCACCCCAAGTGCCGTACCGCTCCGGCTGCTCAAGGGCGTAATCGAGGCATTCGGAGCGCACCGGGCACCAGCCGCACAGCCGCTTCGCATACCGCTCGCGATCATCACGATCCGGCGGCCGTTCCCCCTCCCCAGGGAAGAACAACATCAGGTCCTCGTCGCGGCACGCAGCCCGACTCATCCACTCAACGTCCAGCACCCGCTGAACCGGCTTCGGCGCAGGCTCAGCAACCACCTCTGCGGGCGGCTCCGACGCGTCAGGGATCAGCCCGAACCACTCCAGCCACTCCCGCGCCTCAGCAACATCACGGGCATGCTCAGGCTTCGTACAGCGGCGCCGCGGCGTCCGGGTGCACCCGTGAGAGGCAGCGAAGTAGTCCGCCACCCACAACGCCGCCCGCCGGCGCTCTTCATCACTCGCGATCGGAGCGGCCACGTACACCGTCAGCAGGGCATCATCAGCGAACCTGGGAGTGGCCGGCTTCGAGTCGAAGGTGCGGTCTGCTTGCTCGATCCTCCACGCGGTCGCCATCAGGTTGCCTCCGTTCGGTGCTGTTCGGCAGTGTTCAAAACCGTCCACTCGTGTCCAGCGGTCTCCAGTGCTGTCCGGGTGAGAGCGGCCATCGCGGCGACCCGGGCCCGCGCCGCCGCCGCCGCGGTCTCGTCCGCGGCGGCACGTTCCAGGCACGGCAAGTGCGCAGCCAGGCGAGCAAGCGTGGCCTCAGGCATCCGTGACCTCCTCCGTGTGTGGTCCGGTACAGGGGTGGCCCTCCCACTCGGCAAGGGCGCAGCAGTAAGGGCGAGGCATCACGCCGGCACCGGCTCTCCGCTACGGCACCCGTGAGGCGAGCAGCTCCCTGGCGCACCCAGCTCAAGCCGCTCCTCGCTGATCGCGTCGAAAATCGTGTCCTGTCGAGACAGCCACTCAGCGGCCGTGACCCGGTCGATTGGCGCCTTGTCCAGGGGGAGACGAGAAGCGTGCAGGTATTCCTCGATGCCGTCTGGCCTGGCCTGTGCGCGGAGTGCGTAGTCGAAGGCGACCGCGTCGGCGAATTCCGCGGGATGGTTGTCGCGCATGTCGCGCCACTGGGCGTTGCCATGAAAAGGACACCCGATGCACGCGGATTTCGGAACGTTCCGGTATCCGTGGGCGCGCAGATACCGCTTACAGTCCTCGACGGTCCAACCCTTGCGCCCGTCCGCGGCATCAGTCATATCGAGCAGCGGATGAACAGACCGCAGATACTTCACGCCGGAGTCTCTGGCCCGGTCGATCTCGTCTCTGCTGATTCCAATCCACTGCTCAGCGAACACGCCGCGAGGAACTTGAGTGGGGTGCGGGTAGCCGAGCAGTTCCCGAGCTTTGACTTTGATGACGCGCAGCTTGTACTCGTTGGTGCACTGCCGGCGGCCCATGCCGCGTGAGCGGACGATGCGGGGCTCTCCCCAGCGCACAACGAGGACACCGGTGTTTGAGCACGTGGAACAGTTGGCCGGCGCGAGAGGTGTTCCGTCGGCCTCCACGGTGTCGGCGTCGAGGTCAGCCCAGCCGCAGGTGCAGGGCGCAGTTTCGATCGGGTCACGAACTTCGACCGGCGGTCCGAGCGTGAACGTCGGCATCGACACGAAACGATGCGCCGGGTCTAAAGCGTCATCGCGAATGTTGCCCGCCGAGACCTGGTACAGGGGAATCCCGGCGGGGGCGAGAATCTCACGCTCAAGCCGATTCAAGTGGGCATAGACCGACCTCGGCTCCCAGCCGGTGTCAGCGAAAATCGCCGCATCCGGCTTCGGCAGTAAGCCTTCCTTGACGGCAAGCGCTATTGCCGAAGTCTGCCGACCGGCACCCATGCTGATGTAGACCAAAGTGGGCTTCATTCGCTCTCCTTGCGTGGGTTGTGGTTGGCGAGACGGTCGGCTTCTTCGTGGAGCGCGGCAGTCAGCCGGAAGCCGAGAACCGGGTCGTCCGGCATGTCGAGGGTGAAGCGGCGGTGCTGGTGGGCGACGACGGCCGCACCCGCCAGCACCACCGCGGCAAAGGGGAGGAGGCCGCTCACCGGCGTCTCCGCTTGGAGCCCTTGATGACCGCGCTCAGCGGGTGGTCAAGGTCGGGATTGGACATCACTCGAAGCGCGGGCTGAAGCGTTTCGGTCTGGCGCTTGCGTCGCCAGTCGAGGCGGAAGTCGTCGGCCGCCATCCACGCGATGAACGCCACGACGATGAAACCGATGAACGCCAACGCCGCACCGGGAATCAGCAGCCACAGGGGAACGTTCATCGACGCCCCCGCCGCACCTGGATGAGATGCCATGCGCCGGCCGCAGCCGCAAGCACGAGGCTCACGGCGGCGGCGTACAGGAACGGCGAGAAGTCCAACGTGGCGGGCTGCTTCAGGATCAGCGTCAGCACGCCGAGGCCCGCTGTGATGCCAGCGGCCAAACCGATCACGTACGGGCGGAGCCTCACGCCTCCCCCTCCCCTGTGGTGGAGGGGTGGGCAGCGGCCTGGACGTCCCCATCGGGCGTCCGGAGGTAGTTGACGACCTCGTCCAGCACCTCCGGAGAGATGTCCCTGCGCGCTTCCTCGGGGAAGGCTGCTGCGAGGACGTCGGCGGGCACCAGGTCCTCGTAGTAGTCGGGCATCTGGTCCTCACCCACCTTGCGAACCAGGGTCACGAGGGAGGCGTACAGACGCTCTCGCTCGGCTTGAAGGAACGTCACCGACGACAGGAGCTGCCGGGCGGTCATGTCCTCCGCGGCCATGTTGAGCGCGATCCGCTCCCCCACCGGCGGGCCGTACTCGGCGCGGAACAAGGCATCGAGAGCGTCGATACCGGAGCGCTCAGCCACGGCTCTCCGCCTCTCCGGTGTCGGACTGGGCAGCAGCGGCAGCGCGGAGTTCGACAGCCACCACGGCGACATCAGCGACACGGTCATTCCAGGCGCCGACGATCGCCAGCGCTGACTCGTAGTCGGGAATCCACCCCAAGTGGGCAGCCAAAAGGTCAGAGGCTTCCGCAGCAGCCGCTTCCGCCGGGGAGCCCTCGTCGTCCCAGTCGTCCCACCCGTCCGGCTTGAGTCCGGCAGCAACGGCGATCGCTCCCATCGCGCACACCTTGCAGTCGCGCGGGTCCTGCTCTTCGGCGTACTCGTAGAACTCCTTCAGGGCGAGCCCGTTGCGTTCGATGACGTCGGCCGCCCGGTTGAGGATCGCGGCCGGGGACAGGTCCAAGTGCTCTGCGGTCATCGGCTCTCCGCCTCTCCAGAGGAGACAGACAGAGCAGCGGGCGGGGTGAGCTTTCCGGACTCCAGGAGCTGCGCAGCGCGGCCCATGGACGCGGCGAAGCGGACTCCCCCGAACCCCTCGTCCTTGCCAGCAGACACCTGGCTAACAGATGCGGACATGAGCTCCTCCGAGTAGGTGCGGAGCTCAGCTACGCAGCGGGCGCGCTCGTCGGCGCGGATCTGCTCGGGTGTCTCGGTGCTCATGCTGTGGGCTCCTGCGGGTACGGGTAGGCGGGAGAGGTCGAAGCGGGGTCCGTGACCGGCGGCGGTGAGATGGGATGCATCACCGGGGCAGGGCGGGGACGGCGGCGACCGCGACGCCCCTTGTGCGGGGCGACCATGCGGCACACCAGCTCTAAAGCGCTCATCAGCGACGACCACCCTCCGCGCTGTTGAACTCGTCGTGAGCGGCCTTGAAATTCGCGATCAGCGCTTCCGGGTCCGCCGACAGCTCCCCCGGTGCTGCGGGCTTCGCCATCGGGGAGTCCGCCCGGTCCGGGTTGCACAGGTGACCGCCGTCCTTCAGTTCGCGGCCGGCGTGAACCCAGCCGATGTCGCCGTACACGATGAGAGCCCCACAGGCGCCGCACTTGGCGGGGGCGATAGGCGGGACGGGCTTCGAGTTCGTCTCGACGTCACGGACCGCCTGACGGATACCAGCGGCGTGCTCCTGCCACGCGGCGATCTCGCCCTGCAGCTTCGCGATGGCCGCCTCACGCTCAGCGATGGCGATGTCGGCCTTGTTCAGCTCGGGTTCGGCTGCCGCCCTGAACATGGCGACGATGGCGGGGCTGTAGACGATGCGCTCGGGCGCTTCGGCAACGAGGGTCTGGACGGGGGTCTGGGGCTTACCCATGTTGGTGATCTCCATGGTTCGGGGTGGTTGGATTGGTGAGCGGTCCCGGATCTCCTCGGCTGAATCGAGGAGATCCGGGCCGCTTCTACGCAGAGGTGAGGACGTTCGCCGGGGCAAGCGGATCGGTCTCCGGTCTCAGGCCGTGCTCACGCATCACGTCGTAGGCGGTATCGACCATCGCCTCAGGGACCGCCTGCTTGATCTCGGCGAGGACCTCAGGGTGATCGGCGGGGTCGTAGCCCGCGCTCACGAGGAAGCCGGCCGCCTCGAACCGGAAGTGGCCGCCCAGCGTGCCGCAGGCAACGCCGCAGTGTCCGCGCTCGGCCAGAATCCACTTGGGGCCGCGGGGGCTCACTCGGCACCGCCAACCGGAGTGACGAGAGTGCCGTTAGACAGGTGGCGAACCTCCACCAAGCCGGGCATGTGAGGGTCCTCGAACATGACCCTGCGGTGGCCATCGAAGTGCTCACTGACGCTGATACCAGTGATGCGGACCTCCTGCCCGCCATTCAGCTCGGGGTGGCAGATCAGCGCGTTGACCGACATCTGGTCGACGCGGACGCCAGCGGGTTCGGGCTCTACCTGACCCGGCTCCGACGATGGCTCGGGCTCAGGTGCTCCGCCAGCGACCTCCTGCCACGCGATCAGGTCTTGGTCCGGCGGGGCGTCGCGGAACATGGCGGGGCTGCACACGGCGGTCGCAGCAGCCAGGGCGAGGGTCGCATGCACCTGAGCGGCGCCGAGGAAGTAGAGCCCCACGCTGGCGCCTTGGGGAGCGTCCTCAGCTTCTGTGAGCAGCCGCTCGGCCTCGCGGTAATGATCAGGACCGTTCATGGGTGGTCTCCGTTCAGGTGGTCAGGGGGTGGTCAGGAAGCCATCTCGGACTGCTGGGTGGTCATGGCGCGCTCGTACCGCCATGCGGTCGTCGAAGAGATGCCGAGCCGCTTGGCGGCGTTCTCGGCGCTCTCACCACACGAGCGGAGGAACGCGTACTCCTCGGCCCGCTCGGCAGCGAGGCGGCTGTACGCCTCCCTGGCACGGTCAGCTCCCGCCCGGTATGCCGGAAGCGACTTCGCCTTATCGAGAGGGAAAGCGTCGAGGCGCCCGTTGTAGCGGTGACGCAGGTAACAGGCCCGGCGTAGACGGCGCGGCCATGCAGGACCCTCGACGCCGCAGCAGACACACACGATGCGCCGGCCGGAGTCGCTCACTTCTCCTCCCCGGTGGGAGGAGAAGCCGAGGAGGAGGAGGAGGCGGACTTCGCGATGAGGTCAGCGGCGATCTCGTTGACCTTCTCCGGGGCGACGCCGTACTCGTCGCGCAGCCACTCCCAGATCTCGCCGCCAAGACCGGACCCGGCGTCCCAGTCCTCCCACAGAGTTCGAGCGACCTCGTCCGCCTGATGCGAACCGGCGCGCTCCTCCAACTCCCGCAGCAGGAACGTGATGCCGTAGTAGGAGACGACGGTTTTCATCGACTCCATCGCCTCGTCACGGACGTGGTGATCCATGGCGACGCGGAAGTGAAGCTGCGTGAACGCCGCGAAGTGCTTCGCCATCGCCTCCGCAGTGACGTCGTTCACGGATGTCGGGTACGGGGCGATGTCGTCCAGGGACAGCGGCTTGCCGGCCTGCTTGACTTCAGGGCACGTCTTCAGGTGGCCGAGGAACACCAGATTGCCGTCTTCCGGGCACGTGCATCGCGCGGTCTTGTGGGCCATCGGGGGTCTCCATTCAGGAGGAAGGGGGAAGCGGGGGCAGGAAGTCACCGCGAGGACCCCGACGGGCCTTCTGGCGCGCTTCCTCCTCAGTGAGGTCGGTGTGGAACATGTCGGCCGCCGTCGCCGGCGTGCCATCAGCGCGGTACGCGGGCAGGTCCTTGATGTCGTCGCCGAAGAACTTCTTCATCCCGTGAGCGAAGAGGTCGCTCATGTTGGTCATGAACTCCTTTGACCACGGGCTGTCGGCGATGAAGGCCAGCAGCCGGTCATGGCTGATGAGCCAGTCGCCATAGAAGTCCCACTTCTTGCCGTTGGCGTCGGGCTCGGCGCCGGGGTAGTCGTCGGCGTGGTGGACGACGAACGACAGGTTCAGGTCGCAGTAGCCGCGAAGGCACTCCCAGCCCAGACGCCCGTCGCCGCGCTCCTCGTCCAGTCCCCGCTGGTCCTGGAGAGCGTGAAGCTGCTGCTTGTCAGCCCAGTCGCACGCCTCCCACACCGGAACGCCAAGCGCCTCGGCAACCTCGCTCAGGAGGAGGTAGCGGTCCTCGGTGCCTTCGAAGTGGACGGGCGCCGCCCCGAAACCGGCGAGGTCGATCATGTGGCCCGGCAGGGCGAGCGCGATCGGGGTGGTCTTGGAGAACTTCTCCAGCGCTTCCACAGCCTTAGCGATCTGCTCTTCGGGGCCGTAGTCGAGGAGGTGGTCGTCGTTGCGGGCGACGATGTCCGCCGCAAACTTCTCGAATACCGCCCTCATGAGGCACCGCCTTCGATCGCGAACAGGTCGCCCTGTCGCGGGCTCCGGTCGAGCGACTGCCGAGCATCGGGAACGAAGACCTGGATCTTCCGCTTGGCCTCCCGGTAGTGGAACCACAGCGCCGGAACGCAATGCCGGAACACCAGGTAGGCGGTGCCGGTCCACCAGAAGCAGTCAGCGAAGTCGGCCTTCGGCTCGAACTGCTGGTTCAGGACTCCGGCAGCCATGAGGGTGCGGCGCAGGTCCACCACGCCGACCCGGACCCGGTACTCCTGGCGGATGACCGTGCAGGTCTCCTTCCAGGTGTAGGCGTCTGGCTTGAACGGGTCGTCCTGAACTACGGGGGGCGGGGTGGCGCGTTCGGCTGCGCGGATCTCGGCCTCGCGGGTCTTGACCGCGAAGTAGGTCTGCGCTTCGGCGACGGCGGCCTTGCGCGGGTCGCAGTTCATCGCGACGAGGTAGGCGCCGTAGCGGGTCAGGTGGAAGTCGTCTACCTCGCGGCGGTGGCCTCGGCTGTTCTTAGTGATCTTGCGGGCGTCCGCAAAGTGATCTTGAACGTTCGCTCCGCTGTTCTCCGCAGCAGCCATGGCCCGGCCGATCGCGTCTTCGAACTGACGCCACTGCTCGTAGTCGAGCTTCGGCGACATCTCACGAGCAGACCAGTACTCGCCTCGCTCACCCACGTGCTTGATCGCGTCGAACGGCGAAGCGCCCCCCGAGGGCTGAATCTCGTTCACGCCGCCGACTCCTCGGCCACACCGATGCGGTTGCGCTTCAGGTAGGCGTTGATGGACTCCTCGGAGACCTTCACGTGCGAGTTGCGGGCGGTGCCCTTGATGGCTTCCAGTTCGCCTTCGCGGATCAGCTTGGCCAGCGTGGCGCGGCCGATGTCCAACCGTCCGCAGGCTTGCGCTGTGGACAGATACACGTCACCAACTCCATTCACTCTTGGCGTCTTTGAGCAAGTCTATGCAACTCTTGGCGCACTATGGAAGGGGAAACGCTCCACAAACTCTGAGCAGGTCTGTACACATGAGGGGTGAGTGATCAGCCCCCCGCCGCGCCCTTCCACGCCCTCGTCGTCAGCACCCTGAAACGACAGGGCAAGAACATGACGTGGCTTGGCCAGCGCAGCGGGGTCTCCCGTAACACCATCGGCAACTGGGCGAAGCAACCCCGCCCCCCACAGCCGGGGACCGTCCTGCAAGTTGCCGACGCGCTGGGCATTGAGCACGACCGAGCACTCCAGCTCTCCGGGCTGACCGACGCCCCTCCGCCTCCTCTGGGCGAGGACTTGGCAGACCTGTCCACGGTCCCTACCGATGCGCTCGTGGATCAGCTCCGCCTCATCGGCGACGAGCTGCGCCGGCGTATCCCTGACTGACACGTCCCCTCCTCTCCTCGCGTGTGGTGGTTGGTTGGGTCTGCTGGCTCCCGTTCAGCAGAGAGACCCGGAAGGTCCCGTACGTCCCGCCCTCTCAAAGAGGGCGGGACCGACGGGTTAGGGGTGCGGCTGTGCTTGAGCGGGGTCGGGGCGATCGACGGCGAACAGGCCGTCGTCCTCATCGGGATCGACTCGCGGGTCCTCGGCGGGCTCTTCGGGCTTCAGGCACACGGGCAGATCAGCCACCGCGATCAACCGCCCGTCACGTGGTTGACGAGCGCGATAACGGCCCAGATCACGACGCCGATCAACGCCAGCGACACCAGGGAAGAAGCGACGCAGACAGCGATGAAGCAGCCAGCGCCCAGCTCTTCGGGCCCGCGCCTGGCCATCAGTTGCCTGCCTTCGGCGGGACCGCGACGGAGTTGCCCTGCGGCAGAACGAACTGGACCCGGCCGTCACGGATCGCCTGCAGTTGGATGTAGCCCTGCCAGCCGAGGACGTCGACGAGTTCCTTGATGGACTGGATTTCGGTGCGGATCTGCTCGTTCTTGTTCTTCTGGGCGACGTTGCGCTCGATCGCCTCCTGAGCTGAGGCCAGCGCGTCACGCACGCCCTGAGGCGGCTGAGGCTGCTGCAGCGTTACGGAGAACCCGGTGAAGTAGCCTTCGCCGCCCTGCTCCTTCACGAACTGCGGGATCAGCTGACGGACCCGCTCTTCCCACGCCTGCTTGTCGACGCCCGTGTACAGGCGCTTCCACTCGAACTCCTTCGACGCGGCGTCCAAGGCGCGGTCAAGGGGCTGGCGGACGTAGACGCCGAGGAGCTTCAACCAGCCGGCGTCCTCATACGCCCGGAACTTCAGGCCGAGCTGCTCGTGGAAGCGCTGCAGCGTCTTGCAGTCCACCGTCAGCGTGAACGTCGCCACCCCCGGCACGGTGAGTTCGATGTTGTCCTTGCTGACCACGGTCAACGGAGTCGTCTCCGCGTCCTTGGCGGTGGAGAACTCGTAGCTGCGCTGACCGGCCGGGTAGACGTAGCCGGTATCGAACGGCCCGGACACGTCCCTGACGCCGGGGTTGATGCACCCCTGGAACTTCGTGTTGGAGAACGGTCCGGCGTCGTAGGAGATGCCGACCTGGTCCGGCTCCGGCGTCGTGACTGAACAGCCCGTCAGGACGACCAGCGCGAGGCCAGCGGCGGGGATCAGGAGCTTGCGGTTCAACGAACAGCCCTCTTTCGGGGGGTAGGCGGGTTGAGGTGGTTACGGATCTCGTCGGCCAGGACGTCGGCGTACTTCTCGACGTCGCGGGCGTCGATCGCCGCCTTGTGGAGGTGGTCGAGGAACTCCTCGTGACGGCGGCGTTCACGCCGGTCCTCGCGGGCCCGGCGGGAGCGGGTCAGGATCGCGACGACCAGCACCACGGCCAGGGCGATCACCGCCACGGCTCCGAGGATGATCAGGGCTCTCATCAGTTCCTTCACGTCGGGGGTCGGTCGGGGTGTCGGCTCTGAGCACCCCCGAAGGAGCCCAGAGCCGACACCGGGGTCAGAGGATGAGCAGCAGCACCATGAGCGCGATCAGCACCCACGTGAGGACCAAGGCCGGGTTGTCGTTCATGCGGGGACCTCCAGGTCTGAAGGAGACCCGCCGCACTTGAGGTCCGCGGCCTGTAGAGCAAGGCAGTGCTCGCAGCAGCCACACGGGGCGCCGGCCGCAGTCGGGCACTCGACGGCCTCGACGCCGGGAAGCTCGTTCACGGCGCCTCGATCCGCTGCCACTCGCCCGCCGAAGTCGGCAAGCACCAACCCAGCCACGCCACCAGCACCGGCACCAGCGCCGGGTCAGCGATCGAGTTACGGCCGATGATCCAGCCGTGCTTCTCGGCGTCCAGCTCCCACGGCCGCTCGGTCAGCAGGCCATGACACCCGCTTGTCCCGTCGCCGCACGCAACGACGAGGTTCGTGACGTCGTTGATCCGCGGGTCCGACGACCCGCCCATGCCGCGGTTGCGGCGGTGGTGGATAGACCGGACCCGGTCGGTGACGATGACCCCGCACACAACACAGGTCTCCTGGTCACGAAGCATCACGGCCTTGCGGACCGCAGCCGACGGCCCGGTGCCCGCCGGCCGCTTTGGCTTCTTCGCCGCGGCTCGCTTGAGACCGCTCCCGCCCGCCTGCAGCCCCTTACCGCGGTTCATGAGCGTCTTCGCCGTCAGCGGCGTCTTCCGCTGCAGCGGCTTGCCGGCCTTCACAGCTGGCCTCCGGCGAGCTGCATCTCCGCGCGGGCGGTGGACTGGATTGTGCGACCAACGTCGATGCGGGCGTGGAGAGCCCGCAGGTGCTCCTTCTGGAGCCGAACCGCTGCGGCGGCCTTGCCGTGGATGCGCCATAGGTGATCGGTCTGAGTGATCGCGATCTGCTTGCGGTCTTCGATCGACCCCTCAGCGGCGCGAAACGCTCCGGCGAACGCCACCTTGAAGTCGCCCTCAGCCTCGACCGCGATGAACTCCAGGTCGGCCATCTTCGTGACGGCGTCATCAAGGTCGCGGGAGAGCTGGCCAAGCTGCTTGATGATCGTGAGCATCTCCGTCACGCCGAACCGCCCTTGACCCACGGGTCCTCAGGCAGAGGGCCGCGCTCGGCGATTTGCGGGTTGGAAGTGACGTCCTTGACGAGCTTGTTGTGGGCGCTCTTCTCCGAACCGGTCATCGTGCCGACCTCGGCGAGCTGCTCGTCGGTCACCTGACGGCGGGCGATCGTGCCGTCCTGGTTCCGCGGCAGCCCATCCGCCGGCCCGTTCAGGATCTTCTGTCGCTCCTGCACCAACGTCATGAGCCGGTTCGCGGTCTCGCTGTTGATGCGCCGGGTCTGCATCGCCTCGGTCACGTCCCGGCGGAAGCCGGCCACGGTGTCAAGGCTGCTCTCGGCCAGGCGCTTCTCGAATACGTCGACCCAGTCGGTGTCCACGACGATCTGCGCCTGCGCCGCCTGATGCTTCGGCGCCGCACGCTGCCCAGGATCAGCAACCGGGTTCTCCGCCGCAGGGTTGTCCCGGTCGCCCTTCTGCCACTGCGCCAGCGCCACACCGAACCGCTGGGCGGCGTTCCTCAGAGCGTCACCGATGAGGACCTTGACCGCGTCGTGTTGGTTCGAGGGCACCGAGCCGTAGCCGGGCCGGGTGACGCCGCACACGGTGAGGCGGATCCACATGCCGACCGGGTTGCCGTACTTGTCGGTGTCCAGTGCCGGCAGGCCGGTCTCGTCCAGCGCGAACGGCTCCCACGACCAGTACGGATCTACCTTCAGCAGCCGCGCGGTCACGTCTGCGTGGCCGACGTAGTCGATGTGGATGTGCTTGGTGGAGACGTACGCCTTGCAGATCTCGCACTTCTGCTTGACGTGCCCTGCCTTGGTGCAGTTCTTGTTCTTGTCGGAGCAGTCGGAACACGTGACCCTCGGCAGTAGGCCGATCTGGTCCGCGTTGAACGGCTCCATCAGCTTGAGCAGGGATTCCCGCTCAAGGTCGGTCGTGGTCACTGCTCGTCGTCTCCTCGGTCATCGTCGTGGCGGTCGTCGGCCCACTCCAGGAGCCGCTCGTAGCGCTCCACGGGGTCCGTGATCGGGTCAGGTGCCGCGAGTATCCGCAGCTCACCGCAGTCGAGGTAGGCGCTGACCGCGTCCTGATAGCGGGTCACGGCTCCCCCTCGCCGGCGTCGTGCTCGGCCAGGACGTCACCCTTGGGGGTGGCCAGCTCCGAGGACGCGAGGCGCTTGAGCAGCTCGCACTGGCCGCACATCTCGTAGTGGTCGTGAGCCCGAACAGCGCTCCACCGGGCCCGCCGACCGCACAGAGAGCGGCCTTCCCGGGTGGGGTCCTTGATGTGGCGGGACGCGCCGGCTTCGGTGACGCACCGGTCACTCATGCGGCCTCCTGGTGGAGGCGGCGAACGAGGCGGTTGTGACCCACCAGGACGTCCATGGCGTGAGCTCGAACCGCGACGTCCTGCCAACGGATGTACAGGCCGTCCCGCCCGACTGGGGTGGCGTGCAGTACCCGCACTGGGCGGCCGTCGTTCCACGCCCTGCAGGCAACGATGTCCCGGCAATGGAGGTAGCGGGCGAAGGTCGTCTCGCGAAGGAACGCCTGCACGTCATCGGCGAGGAAGAGGTAACGTCCCGCGCCGGTCACAGCAGAAGCGGTGATCAGGCCGAGCTTCTGCCAGCCCGTCACCCGCCGCGTCTGAACGCCCAGCAGGGCAGCGACGTCGCTGGACGGCAGGTGCGCCGCTCCCTGCGGCCAGGTGACCGTGTTAGGAAGAACGGTGAGGATGCTCATTTGCCCTCACCGCCGACGTAGCGGGCGTACACCCGGCACTCACCGTCCACCGTGCGAGCGACCGCTTTGAACTGGCCAAGGGGGTAGAGCGCCTTGATGCGCCCCGTCTTGATCCGGTGCGCGGTCTGGGCTGCGACAGCTCGGTCCTGCTCGACCTGGACGATCGCCCACTTGTCCGGGTTCGCGCGCAGCTTTCCAGCGATCGTGGGCCAGTCCAGTGCGGGCGGGCGCGGTCCCGTACGGCGAAGCGCGGGCGGGTCCTCCCAGCGGAGCTCTGGGGCAGCGGTAAGGACGCTCATGCGCTCTCACCGCCCTGCGGGGAGACGTCGGCCAGGTTCCGGACGGCCTGAGCCGCGCTCTCGGCGTCCCGGCCGACCACTAGGGCAACCAGCCCGCCGTCTCGCTCCAAACGAGCCACCGTCAACCCGGTCGCCGTTAGTGCTCTCTCGCACGGGGCGAGACGCTGGGCGTTCATGTGCCGCCAGCCGCCCGCGCCGCGCAGGATTCCGTTCCGGACGTCCTTCACGAGCACGTGGACCGTTTCGGCCGTCTCTCCGTAAGGGTGGTAGACGTCGAACCCGTCGCCTGTGCGGTGGTAGGACTCCAGACCAGCGTCGAGAAGGGTGTCCCACACAGTGGTGCCCAGGTCGGCGATAGCGTCGACGACCTCGCTCGGCATCATCACCTCAGACATGGGCCACCTCGATCTGCTCAGGAAGGGAGAGGGCGCCCTCGACGCGGACGCTTGTAGCGGTCCACCGGGACTCGCGGTAGTAGGTGATCGCCTCGTACTGCACGTAGACGACGGAGGCCGAGCGCAGTGCTTTCGCGGCCTCGTGCCAAGCGGCCCGGTCAAGGCGGTGACGCCCGTTCCGGATTCCAGTCAGGGACCCGATCCAGCCGACGTTCCAACCCCACCCGATCGCGGAGTTGTCGCCCGGGACGACCACGTACCAGGAGACGTCAGGCAGCTCAGGCGCGTACTCCTGCGTCCCGCTCGGGTGATGCACGCGGGCCAGCGACCCTTTCGGGAGGTGGATCACAGCCACCTCAACCGCGCTGGGGCGGGCCTCGATGATCGTTCCGGCTACAGCCAGGGTCCTCATGCGATCACCTCGGCAGCGGCTCGCAGGTAGGCGGCGGCCTCGTCTCGTCCGCAGCGGGGCGTCCACCGCAGCAACCAGCCGGTGTCGACGCCCTCGGCGCGCAGGTAGGTGACGAGGAGGTCCCAGGCGGCCTGCGCCACATCAGAGGCTGGCGCTACCTCACGCAGCGCCACACACAGGTCCACCTGCCCCACACGGGTGTGAGGGAGGGCCGCGATCCGGTCCGCGACGGCGACCAGCACGACGCCAGCGGGGGTCAGAGTGGGCCGTTCGACGGCGGGGGCGGTCACAGAGCACCCGCCACGGTCGCGCCATACGCGGCCAGCCGCTCCACACCCAGCCGGTCCGCGACCGCCTTGATCACGTCATGCAGATGCAGATCCGTCTCCCGGAACGCCTCCGGCTCCTCACCATCGAACCCGTACGCCGACACCATGTACCGACCCGACGGGCTCGTCTTCGGAGACTGAATCGTCACGGTGAACCCGTGATGATGCAGCGCTTCCAGGTAGTAGCGGGTCGACCTGTCACTGACAACGGCCGGCGCTTCCTGGGCGATACTGGTCATGAGTTCCTGCTCCTCTAGTTGATCTCTGTGTGATCTCTGAGCGGGGATTCAGCGGGTCCCGGTCGGTCGCACGGCCGGGCCCGCACAAGGTCAGGCGACGAGGACGTACTCAGTTGGCTCGTCAGCAAGGTCCGCCGCAGCGCACAGCGAGAGCTGTCGCATGAAGCCGGCGGAGGCGTAGGACTCGGCATCCAGCAGATGCCGGCCCGGGACCAGGACGACGGGTTCGTTCGACTGGCTCACGCCGCGTTCTCCTCAGCGGCTCGGTGGTCTGCGGCCTGCTGTTCAACGACCCGTCGCATCGCAGGCGAGAGGATGCGAGCCATGAACGCGAGAGCCTCCGGGCTCGGGTCGGGCCACTTCGCGACGATCGCTTGTATGTGCGGCTCCTGGGATTTGGCGAGGAGCATCGCGGCGCGTGTGGGGTAGTCGTCGGCGGCCATCAGGGGGCGGTCCGCTCGGTGTCGGGTACGACCTCGAAGAGGTCCTCGAACTTGAGGCCCGGCAGGTGCCAGATGGCGGCAGCGACGAACTTGGGGCCAGGCTCGACCTCGTTGTTCCTGGCGCGACTGATGATGGAGGTGCTGAGGCCGAGGAGTTCAGCGCAGGCCGCGTCGCTTGAAAGACCGCGGGCGCGGGTGTGACGCACCCATTCGGTCGTCCTCAACCGCAGTCGCAGGGGGGGCCGTTGTGCCCATTCTGTTGTGCGCATACATGCACAGTAGACCTTGTGTGTGCATGCGTGCAACCAAATGACGAGGAAGTTTAAGCAGCTAGGGCCGCCCGGGGCGAAAATTGGACCGCGCCAGACCTCATCTGACGCACGCATGCACAGTAAGAATTTCAGTCAACGCCTGCCCACCTGCATGGATGTCTGATCCATCGAGTGCTACTGTGCATGCGTGCGCACACCAAAGTGGGATCGGGAGCGCTTCGGTGAACTTCTCAAAGAGATCGGCGACCGTGCACACCTAGATCAAGGTGGCCTCGCTGAACTCGCAGGCCGAAGCCGCTCACAGATCAACCGATGGACTCGGTCAGAAAACCAGCCGGCCTACGATGCGGTCGCTCGCTTAGCGACTGCGATCACTGGTCGATATCCGCATCTCGCAGACCTCGCCCGCGAGTTCATGATCGCCGCTGGGTACCAAGACGGCCCGCCGGCCCAGGATGCGACGACCTCTTCCGGCAACGCAGCTTCCGACCTAGTGGCTCAACTACGAGCTCAAGCTGCAGCGCAAGGCAAAACTCTCCGGGAAGTTCTAGAGGATGGCGGCGCCCACCCCGACGAACTAGATCCTGAGGCTCAGGCGCGGCTAGATCGACTCAACGAGATCTTCCAGATGGGCATGCAAGAAATCGTGGAAGCAACTCGGCGAGGACGGATGACCGGGGAAGCAGAGGCGTCGTGAACCCCCCGATACTCACGACGTCCCCGCCTTCTCTTACCTGACGACCCGGATGGGTTGCGTGCTGTTCCCGTCCCGTGCCGCGTTCAGGTATCCCTGAACCACGGCCAGCCCCGCCCCTACGGCAGCTCGTTCAGCGACTCGTTCGGCGTTCACAACCTTGTCTCCGAGTGCGCTGACGTGTGCTTCTGTTGCCTGCTTGATCGTCTCGCGGTGCTGTAGGCCGTTAGCTTCGACTACCGCCGCATGCCGCTTGATCGCCTCCTCGATGCGGGCGGCGTAACGATCGATGACGGCGGACAGCCATGTTTTGAGATTGCAGCTCACGTCGTAGAGGGCCAGGACTAGGGCTGCGCCCACCAGTCCGATGGTCAGCTTCGTCGGAGCGATGTTTACGGCTATCTCAATCGCAGCGATGACGTACGCCGTACGGGCAAGGTACGTCAGGGTCCGGTGCTGAGAATCCATGCGCAGGTGAACCATGATCCTGCCTTTCGACCACACACGCAGATGCGGCCTACGCGAGCTTGCTGTCTCCCACGGCGAGCGCGATAAGACGTCACTCTAGGACGGGGGCAGGGGTTAAGGGAACACCAAAATGCGTGCGTATTTTCGACTTGTAAAAACGTTTACGGCTCTTCTGGTCGATGGTCACCCACGGTGATTGAAATATCAATGACTCGTACCGTAATGGGCCAAACGCGTAGTTCGCGGAACGCTCTAAGGTAAGCCTGTTATCACCCTTGAGACAGCCTGGTCACCAGGTCAATCTCTCAAGCATGGGAGCGAACCACCACGTCAACTGACTCCTCGTCCGGAATATTCTTCCGCCCCGGCCCGACCGGCATGATCGCGATCTTCTCAAACAGCCACACCAGCAACTCCCGTTTCTGAGGCAACTCCAGTGCATCCCACGCAGCAGGAACAGCTTCCGGGCTGACCATAACGAGACTCGCAACATGCGCAGGGAAATGAATTCTTTTCATTTTCTGCTCAGCCGCTTCGATCTCCGCCGTCAAAACACCCTCTACGCGAGCCAAGCCCGTAGCCGACAACTTCCCCTGAGCGGCCTGCACATAGAACTCCTCCAGCCGCGCACGCTTCTCCTCCACCTCCGCAAGCACACCCCCCACCTCATCACCCACGTCGCCCGTCACCGCTAGAGCCGCCAAGGTCGGCCTCGACATCAAAAGCGCTACAGCCAGCGACTCCACATACGTATCCACCCGCTCCTTGTGCCGGCCCACATGGAACGACTTCTCCTTGACGGGGTACTTCCGCACGCACGAGTAGTAGTTGATGCCCCGCCTAAGCCGCGGCCGGCACGGAGACCCGCAGACCCCACAGACCGCGATACCGCTGAGAAGGTGCCGGATCGCAGACGGGCGGGCTCCACCACGGGCCGGATCGGTGAGTTTCGCCACGATCAGGTAGTAGGTGTGGTCGTCGAGGATGCGCGGGAACCACTGCTCAGTACTTTTGATTTTCACGCCGAGATGAACCCGGTACCCCACGTAGGAGGGGTTGATCACCAGCCGTTTGATCGGGGTCGACGTCCACTTCGCGCCGCGTGGTGACGGGGTCCCGCGGTCGTTGAGGATCCGCGCGATCGTGTTCAGCGGGGTCCCCTGCTTGATCATGTCCGCGATGTCGCGAATCACCGCAGCCTCGTCCTGGTCGATGTCCTGCCCGACCAGATCCCCAGTGTCCGGGTCATACCGCCGGCGGTAGCCGTACAGGCGGCGGCCGTGCGGAGCCCCTGCCGCAGCACGGGATCTCGTGGTGCGGCGAAGCCGTCCGCTGAGGCGCTCGGACTCGAACGCCGAATCAACGCCGTCATCAGCCAGGACCTTCCAGTCGCGGGCCCGCTGCATGTTGTACGTCCGGTCATGCGATGTCACATGAATCAGGACGCCCTGCTCACGGCACGTCTGCAGCAGGCTCATCCACTCGACGGGCTTGCGGTCGCCGCGGGAGCTCTCCCACAGGACGAGGACGTCGAAGGTGCCGGCTTCGAGCTGGGCGAGGAGGCGGTCCCATTCGGGGCGGCCCTTGCGGGCGAAGCGTGAGGCGGAACGGTCCAGTTCTGCGAAGACCTCTTTGATGTGCCAGCCGTTCTCGCGGCAGGCGTCGGTGTTCGCGGTGTTCTGCTCTGGAACGGATCTTGTTTCAGCTGATCTCTGACCAGCCTTGATCTTGCTGACGCGGCCGTAGATCGCGGCCTGTAGGGCGTCGTCCGGGGCGGGGCGGCGAGAGGCGGGGGGCATGCACTCACGGTAGAACGAAAGCAGTGCCTAAGCGACTGTTTCCTTGGAGACCACGGACAGCGGCTTGGACTCGGCGTCGTCGGCCCCGGAGAAGTCGAAGGTCCGCTGGCCGAACGGGTAGGAGAAGCCCCGGTCGCCGGGGCCGAGCAGCGTGGCGCCGCTGGAGGGGTTGATGCACTTCTCGAACTTGATGGCCTCGAACGTGCCGCCGGCGTAGTGCAGGACGACCTCGTCGGGCTGGGTGCTCACCCGGGAGCACGAGCTGAGGAGGAACGCGGAGATCACCAGCAGGACGACCACGAGGATCGACCCCTTCAGCAGCGGCCTCCGGTTGCCCGCGGCCTTCTGAGCACTCAT